TCTAAGTTCGATTCTTGGTAGGGGAACGAAGGTAATTAACGCCCTCGTTTTTAAAACGAGAGTAAATAGTCTATTAGCTCATCGGCAGAGCGGCAGGTTTACATCCTGTGCGTACCGGGTTCAATTCCTGGATGAAGTACTTTCCTGTGGTGTAGTGGATAGCATCACATTTTTCTAAATTGCTAGGCAGGGTTTCGAATCCTCTCAGGAAAACAACGTTAAATATAATTGACAAAACACCGGGTTTTTGTTCATTATATTTAACATTGGTTATAACAAACAAAAACATACAATTTGTTGGCTACAACCAACATTAAGGGTGGTTAGCTCAGAGGCCAGAGCAGGAAGCTGTTAACTTCAAGGCGGGAGTACCGTTCACGTAGGTTCAAATCCTACACTGCCCTCAAAAAAGTTCTTTTAAAATTTGGAAATGTCCTATATTTATGCTATATTTAGGACATGAAAGATACTTGTATAAAATGTAAAAAAGTTGTATCAATTACGGACGGTAACTACAATCAGGTTAAAGTTGTAAAAATTGATTCTTTGGAAGAACTAGATGCTACAGAAGGTGACCAGACTTTTAGTAACCTTTTATATACTTCTTTTAAAAAAATATCAAAAACAATTTGTCTTTGCGACAAGTGTTTTGAAACTTTGTAGGGTGGCGAAATTGGCAAACGCATCCACTTGTCTCGTGGACGAGGACCAGGAAATAGATTTGATATAATCGGGTTGACCACTAATGTATAAACTTGCTTGTGTATCAAATTAAATCCCCTTATGTAGGTTCAAATCCTACCCCTACAGCTACATTGCGGTGTGGAGCAGTGGCCGACCTCATCAGGCTCATAACCTGAAATTAGGTGCATACCTTACCATCGTGGGTTCGAATCCCACTGCCGCAACATAAGCGTTACTGGTGTTTAATGGCCAGCACACCAGTCTTCCAAACTGGACGTTTCGGTTCGAATCCGAAGTATCGCTCTTAAAATTTTATATGGGCAAGTTTAGCGTATTATTTTTGTTTTTATTTACAAGCTGTTACTCAATGGGTAGAGTAAGATGTGGTAATGGATGGAGTAAACATACAATCATGCAAGATAGCAGAGGTGAAATTCCTCTACCTGATGGAAATAGAATGGTAATATTTTTTTGTAATAGAGTTGATTGGCACGGAAATGCAGTTTGTAATTACAAAGATACGCTGATACTGAGAACCGGATTAAAGTGACTTATTACTGCGATAATAAGCAACACCTGGTCTGCATTCCGTACTCCATAGCTAATTTGCACGCTATGGCACTAGATTTAGGGATTAAGAGGTGTTGGTTTCACCGAGATCACTACGACATCCCGAAAAAAAGGGTAGCTGAAATCGCAGGAAAATGCGTTACAGTAACATCGAAAGATATTTTGAAAATTATAAAAGGATTTAGCGAAGATCAGGAACAGGAACAATAGAAACACGTAGCCCTGGTATCCTTTTTATGCGACAATCGTATAATGGCTCATTAAACCAGCTTGCCAAGTTGGGGATGACAGTTCGATTCTGTCTTGTCGCTCTTAAACTTTTTATATGTCAACTTTAACAGAAGAAGGCGAGACCTGCTGGTTTCGTCTAAACTGGACTTAGGACGTTGGGCTTTCAACCCAAAAATACGGATTCGATCTCCGTAATCAGTACTATATCGAAGCGCAGTTTACTGGTGTAATCGCTGGATTGTCAATCCAGGTCGGGGTGAGTTCGATTCTCATCGTTTCGACAAGCTTACCGTTGGACGGTTATCATGTGAGGCGGGGTTCGAGTCCCCAACTGAATCGGTTCGATTCCGGTTCGGGCAGGTGCAATATCATGATTCTATTGACTCTTAGCTCAAATAGCGGAGCAGCACACTCATAATGTGCAGGGTGCTGGTGCAGGTCCAGCAGAGTCAACAATAACAGTGAATGGATGCTGGCTAGGTAACGAAAGTGTAAATCCATCTGGCAAATCCTGCTGTTATCATTGGCGTTTAGTAGATTAGTCAGCACGTCAGCCTGATAAGCTGAAAAGCCTGGGGCAGTACCAGGAATGCCAACAACGAGGCCGCTAAATCGGGTTAGTGAAAATCTATTTCCTCGTTTTTATGGGCTGGCATGTTCTAAGGCACAGCGATGCTGCTTTGCAAGCAGCGTGAAGTGGGTTCGATTCCCACCTGGTCCACCATATTTGGTTTTGTCATTTATTTTCATTATATTACTGTATCGTTCATCCCTAAACAGTTAAATAATGAATCTTCCCAAATTCGTTTCTAAGCTAATTGTTATCTTCGCTGCATTTTCTGTTTCTATTCTCTGGTTATTTCTCATTATCAAAGGTTTGAAGGCTGTAACGTCCTTTAGTCCGTATGGAGGTTACTCGCTCACCCCAATTGGTATTTTTTTCTTTTCTTGTATTTTTGCCCCTTTATGGGAAGAACTTGCTTTTCGACACGCTCCGCTACTAATTGCTAAAAGATTTAGCAAACCGGGTAGAGATGTAACATGGCCTATTATCATAATAAGCTCAGTTATTTTCGGATGGGGTCATGGTTCTGGACCGATCAGTTTATTGATTCAAGGAGTTGGTGGACTACTATTTTCCTGGGTATATCTCAAGAACAATTATAGCTACTGGTCTTCAACCTTCCTGCATTTTCTTTGGAATTTTTCTTTGACATTTGTTTTCCCTACCATTGTATCAAATTACGGAATTAAAATTACGATTTGGTAGTCTCGATTTTTTTTCGTATGTTTGCATTGCTTAAACCCCTCTGGTAATAGTATTACCGGACCGACTGCACGGCATGGTGCAGTTTCTAATTATCAAAGATGAAACGATTATCCTCATATTATCTCAGTTTGTCGTTGTACGCAGCGTCCGGGGATAGTATGTTTATATCGTAACATTTTTCAGTTAATACGATCTTACACCCTGGATGTTTTCATCCGGGGTTTTTTGTTTTTATACCTCTGTGGCTTATGTAAATTGGTACAGCTAACAGATTCAAAACCTGAGCTTTTGGTGGTTCGACTCCACTCAGAGGTACATGCGGGTATGCTGGAATTGGTAGTCAACTCTGACTTAGAATCAGAGGCGAAATAATAGTAGCGTGGGGGTTCGAATCCCTCTACCCGTACAATTTAGACACAATTTAGACAAGTTGTCTATATCGCCCACTGGCTTATGCAAATTGGCACAGTTAAGCGGCTTAAACCCGCAGCTTTTCCAGGTTCGACTCCTGGGTGGGTGACAATGGAGAGCGTCTGTACTGGACGAAGGGCCTGTCTTGAAAACAGGTAGCACGCCGCAAGCGTGTTCGGGGTTCGAGTCCCTGGTTCTCCGCATGGAAGCATGGTAGAGAGGTTTATTGCGCTACTTTGCTAAAGTAGAGATCGGGGTAACCCGGTCCGAAGGTTCGAATCCTTTTGCTTCCGCAGTGCGGAGAATAGACTTATTAATCTCCGCATAATATTGCACAGATGGTAAATTGGCTAAATCAGGGGTCTGTAAAACCCTCGCCTTCGGCTATGTAGGTTCGATTCCTGCCTGGGCAACAAAAAATATCATCAAATTTGATTATAAAATTTGTTGATTTCAAAAATTGTTGTAATATTGCAGTTCATGAAAATGTTCACGACCCATACACGATTTTGGCAACCTCAGCCGCAAGGCATGAGAGGGCTGCGTGTACGTGACTAATTCATAGTTTTCTGCTTTTCACGTTATACTAACCCTCTCGGTGTCCACGAGGGGGTTTTTTATTTTCAGGAATTGACCGGGGGCTTAGGCATCCGTGACTTGGAATCATGGACAGGTCAGTTCGACGCTGACATTCCTGACGTTGGAGACTGTTTCTCTTTCATAGAACGGCGTAGTTAGTCCGGCAAGCACAGAAAGGGTTTATGCCTTGTTCCCATAGCGAACGATTGGACCTGTTTTGTAAACAGACACGGTAACGTCATCGTAGGTTTGAATCCTACACAAGGCTCATCGGTTGCCGAATGTAATACACCGCTCACCTTCCATTGGGGAGAAGTGAGTCATCGTAGAAGTCGATGGAGCAAAATTCGGAGCTTGTGCATGAAGCTAACTTAGTAGAAGCACCGGACTGAAAATCCGGGGGAGTTGGGGCAGAACCAACTTTGCACACATTTCGCAATTCGCAAATTGCAAATTTCCGTCTCGTATAACGGTAGTACGGGTGGCTCTGACCCACCAGGATGTTGTTCGATTCAATGGATGGAAACTTTATAAACCCAGGTAGTATAAAAGTATTATACTTGCCTTTGAAGCATGGGAACGTGGGGCAGTACCACGACTGGGTTCTGTGGTTGAAGCTTTAAAGTGAAGCGTCATGCTGTGAACATGAAGAAGACGAGGCAGTATCGTCCTATCACCCCACTTCCTTTAGTACAGCAGACAGTACACCGGGCTACGAACCCGGAAACAAGGGTGCAATTCCTTTAGGGAAGACAAAATGTGATTATACGTGCTTAGTAGCAACGGTAAAACAATGGTCTCCAAAACCGAAGTTGGTGGTTCGAATCCATCAGTGCGTGCAATTACAATCAAGCTCGATGATAATTTTCATCGGGCTTTTTTTATTTGCAAAAATGATTACAATTTGCAATTATAAAATTTTTTGATTGCAAAATTTTGTAATCTCGATATTATTTCGTAATATTGCAGCCCGAATGAATAGATTGCTCATTCATAAAGAACTCACACAGAAGACACTTTTTAGAGTGTTAGGCGGTTCGATTTACAAGAACCATTACTGGGATATTGCCCGGACAAAAGAAGAATTTATAGCCTATCTCACACAATTTAAACCTGATATTATCAGTATTGGACCACTCGAAGGTATGCCACCTTCAGAAGTGGCCAAATATTTACGTGATTTTTATCAGGTTATTAATATTAAGCTGCCGAACATTATAAGTTCAAGAGCAGAGTATAAAGATCAAATTACGAATGCTTTGAAGAAAGCATAGACACCCGATAAACGCCAGGGACTTCAGCCCCAGGCCCGGTACAGACGGTCAGATACCCCTAAGCAAGGTAATGCTAAACCGTTTCAGAAGTCGGATTGGTAGGTCCACCCATCATAGGACTGAGATTTTCTCCGATAGTGTCGAAAACGTATCAATTGATAAGATCATGGGTAGTCAAAAGATGGCCAGTCGAAACAAATCCCGGCATGTCAGGGGATAGAAACGTAGGGGTTGGCTAGTAGAAGTCTTTGATTACGAGGGTGTAGCGGTCGTGCCAGCCGCAACGTACAGCATAGATCGAAACAATGATACTAACAGTCAAATGGGAAAAAACCACTTCTCATTCAGGGGATTGCTATACCCGCACGGGTACGAAAAGCACGAAACACCGCACTATGATACCCGACCGGGTATAACACGCAGTCTATAATTTAGTTGTTTAACTAATAGTTGCATATGCAACCATGTGAGAACGGACTTTATTGCCTTATTAAGCATTGATAGTCTTGTGGTTGACCTGTACATAGTTGTTTATGCAACTATTTATTTGGTAGTCTCGATTTTTTTTCTTATCTTCGCTTCGGAATGTCACCAAAACACCCTTCGGGTTTCAACGTAATCTACGACCTGCTACAAAACGTTAGAGTAGATTTTCGGTGATAGGGTGACACCGTTGTTTGATATTCCGTAGCTCGCCCTCGTGCGAGCTTTTTTTATGCCTAAAACGTAAATTATAATTAAAAACGATTATAAATCGTATTTAACCAAGCCTTAACAATTGGTGTTTGGAATTGTCACCAGTTTTCATTATATTTGCATTCGAATTACTATCATGAGCGTAATAAAAATTGAACAGAAGGTCCAAAGCCATACCGACCAGATCGAAATGGTTATATCCATCCTCTGCTTTCTCAACAATATCAAGTTGACAAAGACACAAAGGAAGGTTCTGGCATTCTACGTAGTGTATGGCATCAAGGAGAAAACGGACCAGCTTATCATAAAATCAGGTATTGTTCCGAAGGTGGACTCCCTTCGTAATGTAAAGGTAAAATTACATAAGCTCGGATTTCTGAAAAGATATGTTGGCGTTTATAAAAGCTACGAACTAGCTATAAGCAAGGACTTTCAACCGGATAATGTTGTTACCTTGCTCATAAAAATAGATCGCAGCTAAAGATGAAAAATATTGATTTCGTCATAAAAAAAACGGCCAAAGAACTCAAATTACCGGAAGATCAGGTTCGCCCGGTTTTGATGGAGTATTGGAATACTGGGATGAAAAATATTTTTAGCCTGGAAAATACAACTCTTGCGTTTAGAGGTATAGGTGTTTTCACGGTTAGTAGGTACAAATTGTATAGTTACCTGAGAAAACAGATAGCTAAGATTCGTAGAATACGAGTGGCTGAAAGCATCTCGGATGAAAAACGTGCTGAGATACTGCAGGACTGTATGGAAGATTTGTATTTTGCCCTTGTTCAACGTAACAAACTCGCTATTCATTATCAAAAAAGGTTTAAAAAAAATGCCAATAATAAAAGATTACCTAACGGCGGTAAAAAACGCAATACAAAATAGTGATAAAATTATTGAAGCCATTCGAGTTAGTTCGATGGTGAAAAACGGAACGGCAACAGATGAGCAGGTAGCAGAGATCATGAGAAGAAAAGACATCTGTGCGAGTTGTCCGTTTAACAGTGCTAATTGTAAAGCACATGGATTTAAACCTCTCGATCTGCCTTATCAGCACTGCATTCATTGTAGCTGCAGAATTGGTGGTGAAGATACTAAAGAATATTGTTTGTCTTGTAACTGTGGTTTAACTAATTGGAACAAGGCAAATCCCGATGCTCAAATCCCTCTTAAATGGACAGCTATAACTAAGAACAATGAAGATTAAACATTTATTTTTTACCCTCTTGCTGTCGTTAGTGACGATGGTCGGGTTCGCTCAGAAAACAAAGGACACAGTTATTTCAGATAACATTTGTCTTTACGAAGGTGATTTTCACACCAGTGATCTTGAAGTAAAAACACAGATTATTATTTATGACTCTGTGGCAACTTTCCTTAACTTAAAGGATAATTCAAAATTTACTGTAAAATTTTTAACTGTTTTATCAAATCGTAAATTAGATGAAGGTGAGACAGCAATTTTATGGAAAGCTACGATTAATGACCAAGAAATTGTATTTGCTATTTTAAAAAATGCCGATAAAAAAGTTGTATCAGTAGCAATCGTAAAAGGAGAAAACGCTCTCGTTTATCTGATATTGAAAACAGCAGAAGGGGTGCTACATTAAAAATTAACAACAAATGCCAAACATTAAAAACAACAAAGAGGATACACAACTGAGTCAGCAATTTTTTCATAATTTTATGGAAGTGGTTGATATGTATCCTCAGTACCCGATTGCTCAACATATGTCAGGTTTCTTACGCCGTAAGTCAACTGAAGGTCCTGAATTTTTCTTTTGGACAAATAAAGAATTGTTGAACCGATTGGAGCAATACAAGCAGGAATTGGAAAATGGTGAACTTATAAATGCGTAATTATGGGTTTTGAATTTCTTGGAGCATGGCTTGAGAAGTGGTGGGACTACTTAAAACCTGGTTTCATTGTTAATGAATATCAGGAAGCAGTTCTTCTTACTAATGGAAAATATTCAGGTACATTTGAACCTGGATTTTATTTTAAATTTCCATTTTTTGAATATCCTTATGAAGTGAACACGCAGCCGGATACCATGAATATTCAACCTATTCCGTTAACTACAAAGGACAACGAGACAATTATGCTTGGGTTGATGATTGATTATCATGTTGACCCTATACCTCATGTTCCAAAAGAAGAACGTAAACGTGGATGGCGAATAATGGAAACAGGTAGTAAGAAATACATTATTGATAACAACGATTCTCTTTCTAATTTACGTGATCGTGCGCAAGGTGAAATGTCTGATTTAATTGAAGACATTACCTGGGATGATATAAGAAAGAAAACAACAAGAACAAAATTACAGAAGTCATTGCAGAACTATGCTGGTGATATGGGAATTGTTATTGATGAAGTGAAATTTACCAGTAAATCAAAATCGCAGGTTATTTTCATAGCTAATGGTCATAATGATATTCCTGTAATTAAAGCAGCAACGGCTGAATAAGGCCGTATAGCAAAGATAGTAATGCGCTGGTCTGCAAAACCAGTATGCGGCAGTGCAAATCTGCCTACGGCCTCAATTAATAACTATGGCAACAGCAAAGAAAAAAACAAATTATATAGGTTACGATCTGGAATGGCTTGAGAAAAAATGCAAGCAATTACAGAAATGGGTTGAAGATAAACTCGATGGTGGTATTAAAGATCGTATTGAAGTTTATGAATCAACTCGTGGCAATCCCATCATCAAGGTTATATCTTCTGAAGAAACGCAGATTAAATGTTTGCGTGATACACTCAAAGAACTTCCCAACATGTTGATGGAAATAAATCGTCTGAAGAAAATTGTCAATGAAGAAGAAACTGGTGAAAAAGATGTTCGTGGTGGACACGAGATACCGGGCTTCATGGAAGATGACGAAGACGAACAATCGAAAAAAGAAGAAAAGGGAAGTTCTAAAAAAACAAAACAATCTCCAACGAAAGCTCTCCCTGCATCCAATGCTAAATTTGATACGTCTGCTTACGAAGATGACTTTGAAGAAATAGACGAGGTTGGAGATTTTGAAGACCCATGAGTTTAATTAAAAGTCCTGAACTTTTTATAAATATGCGAGATGTCCCTACGAAAGATTCGAGGGAGTATAAAGCATTTTGGAAAGAAGAAAAAAATAAAGTTATTAAAGGTGTAACTATCAACGGAGTTTATATTCCGGGATGGTTATATTGGCATACGAATCATTGGATAATTGATATTGACCAAGAACCAGACCCATTTACAGGATATACTGAGCGTAAACCTATGCGTCCTTATCTTCGTGATAACGAATGGTTAATCGGTGAGTCTATTCATAGGGCTGAACAAGAACGTAAAGGTTTATTAATTATAGGTTCTCGTCAGTTAGGTAAATCTGAATTCGGTGCATCGTACATGGGTCGCCGGGCAATTGCATTTAAAAATACACAAAATATTGTAGCAGGTCTCTCAACTAACGACTTAACTCTGTTAACATCTAAAATCGACAGAGGTTTCAAAAATCTACACGAGTATTTCGCTCCCCAACTTCGTATTAAAAACGACTGGTCAAAAGCAGTTGTTCTTGGTTATAAGGATGGAAAAGGTAATCCTCAAAAGTATTCTGAAATTCTTATTCGAAATCTTGAAGAAGGTAAGAGTACTGAAAATCTTGCTGGTCCTACTACGTCAGCGTTGCTGCTCGATGAGGTAGGTAAAGGTGAATTTCTTGAAGCATTTATTGCTGCAAGACCAGCCCTTCTTACTCAATGGGGATGGCGATGTTCACCGATCTTCACTGGAACATCTGGTTCATTTGAAAAATCTGAAGACCTACAGAACTTTTATTCAAAACTTGATACATATAGATTTATGTGTATAGAAGTAAAGGATAAAGTGCGTGGTGTTACAAGAAAGTTTGTTCCAGGATGGATGCGTTCGGCTTCAGATCGTAAAAAGATTCGTTTATCAGATTATCTTGGTGTACCTCGTGGAAGTGAACTTGATGTTACACCTATTCGAGTTGTACGTAGTCAAGAAGGGGCTGAAGCTCAAATTCAAAAAGATATTGAAGATTTAAAGAAAGCAGGTAAGATAACTTTATCTAAAAAAGAACAAATGTATCATCCTATTGTTGATGATGATTTGTTTTTAATGGATGAAGCGGATGATGTATTTGCCGATGTTAAAGAAATAGCAAAACAACATTTAACTTATCTTGAAAGTATTGATGTAGAAGAAGAATATATATTCCTCACTCGTGATCTTTCAACCAAAGAGGTTAAAGTTGTTCCGAGCAATAAATATCCAATCATTGATTTCCCTATAAAGGAATCGGATAAACACAAGTATGATTTTGATGCGCCTATTATAATATGGGAAAAACCGCTCCCAGGACAAGAATACGGTGTACTTCATATATCCGGGGCTGACCCTTATAATCAGGATGAAGCTCCAACCTCTCAGTCATTGGGTTCTTTCTTTGTGTATCGTAGAACTTATGACCCGTTGAGTGGTCGTGCGCAGGAGACTTTTGTTGCTGAGTACACAGCACGTCCTGATAAAATCGGTAAATGGCGTGAACAGTGCGAATTGTTGATGGAATATTATCAGGCTACTTGTCTCCCGGAAAATGAAGATGCTGAGTTTATTCGTCATTTTGACAAAAAACATAAGATTCATTGGCTTGAAGATGGTTTGGACCTGGCTAAGGAGATTAATCCAAATACCAAAGTAAAGCGTAATAAAGGTCTGTCGGCGGCTACCGCTAACATCCGATTTGGTAACGGTAAGCTGAAGGCTTATTGTTTGGAAGAAATTGTGGTGGGCCAGGATGCGCATGGTGATAATATTATAAAATTTGGTATTGTTCGTATCAAGTCTAAAGGTTTACTTAAAGAGATCATCAATCACAAGGTTGGATTAAACGTGGACCGTATCGTAGCTTCTCGCCATGCGTTGATTTTAGCTGGTGTCAAGGATAAGTTTTATCCGGTTGCCAGGGTTAAGGTAGTAGACCCTAATAAAGTTGAGAAAAAGAAACCTAAACAACCTAAGACTCCGTTTAATATATCTAAAACTGGTGCTTTTAAAACTAAAAGCTCTGGACCATTTAGAACTAAACGTACTCCATTTTGATTATAAATATCACCAGTTTTGATTACAAATTCCGTTGTGTACAAAAATTGTTGTAATTTGCGGAGTTATAACAGAAAATTATGATTTCTTCCTATACCTCACCTCTTACCGGAATTCCTGCTCAGATGAAAACTCTGAAGGAGAAAATGGCCAAGAAAAAACAATGGGGAAAAGAATGCGTGGATTCTTTTGAGAACCTGGGTCGTATTCAATACTATGATAACATGCGTTTTGTAGAGAATTACAAAATGGTAAATGGACAGTTTATCATGAGTCATTATGTTGACGAAATTGGTTACAAAGATTGGTTAACAATGTTGACCCGTGAATTTGAAGTTCCCTCGACTCTCCGCCATTATGACATTATTGGTAAAGTTCTGAATAACCTTACTGAAAAATTGGCAGAATTCCCGGATGTTTTTCGTGTTGAAGAAATCTATGAAAATGATGAAAGTAACGAATATGTTCGTACTCAGACTGAATTAATGCACCAAAGCGTTAAGGCTGAAATTATGAACGAGATCAATGCACGCTTGGTTGCTCAGGGTCTTGACCCAAGTAAGCAGGATTTTGGTTCTGAAGAAGAAGCGATGCAATATTTCAAAGAAGTTCAGGAAGCTCAACAAGCTATGACCCCTGAACAGATCAATACCTACATGAATACACAATGGCAAGGCCAGGGTGAAATTTGGGGTACTCATCAGCTTGAAGTTGATCGTCAACGTTTCAAACTCTCGGAATTGGAACGTGTTGAATTTCGTGATATGCTTATCACCGACCGATGTTTCCGCCATTTTTATCTTACTGCAGATGGATATAACCAGGAAACCTGGAATCCGGTAAATACATTTTATCACACATCCCCGGAAGTTCAATGGGTTGAAGAAGGGGACTTTGCTGGTCGTATCTTTTATCTTACCAAGTCTCAGATAGTTGATCGCTATGGTTGGAAAATGAATCAGAAAGAATTGAAGCAACTTGAGACATTGGATAATGAGGATAGTAGCGGTAAAGTAGATATGACTGGTTTTCCATACAATGCTTACGTTCCGTTCGAAGATTTCAAGTCATACGAAATGATTCGCCGACATTCAGGTTATGACCCTATTAATAAGCTACCAATGGCCGGACCTGACATGGTGTCAGCACTTACTCAAAATGGCAGACTTCCTTATATTGATCGCCATAATGGTCTTTTCCGTGTAACTGAAGTTTATTGGATGAGTCAAAAGAAGTATGGTAAGGTAGTATTTGAAGACCCTATGACTGGTCAAAAGGTATCGGAGACCGTTGATGAGACATTTGTTGTACCGGAAGGTTTTAAAGAGGTTCATGGAGAATATACAAGCGGAAACAGGCTTAATACTGTCTATTGGACGTGGATAAACGAAACCTGGAAAGGTATCAAAATCTGCTTTACGTTAAATGACACTGAGGCTATGTATCTTGATCTTGGCCCGGTTGATTTCCAGTTTAAATCTGACATGAATCCATATGGCGCACAGCTTCCTATATGTGGCCGTTCTTTTAATAATCGCAATGCTCTTTCGATGAGCCTTGTAGATTTAATGAAACCTCACCAGATTGGTTATAACGTGTGTATGAATCAGTTATATCAGCTTCTTGAAAAGGAAATTGGTAAATTCATGGTATGGGATGCTAATTTCTTTAATACTATGAAAGATTGGGGTGGTGAAGAATCATGGGAGAAAATTGCGTTGATTGCTAAAGAGTTAGGTCACGTATTTGGTGATTCTAGCCCTCAAAACATGAAAGGTGCTAACCAGAATAATACCTTCCCTCGTGCGGTTGATATGGAACTTACTTCTCAAATGGTAAGTCGTGCTAAGCTGGCTGAATTCTTCGAGTCAAGAGCTTTGGCCCAACTTGGTATAAGTCCTCAGCTTATGAGTGAGGTTAAGGCTACCGAGACTGCTACCGGAATTAATACAGCAGTTAGTCAGGCTACATTAAACGTTCAGCGTTATTACACTGATTTCATGGAATATAAGCAGCGTTGCTTGACTATGAACCTGGATATTGCTCAATATACTCAGTCTAATAATCGTGACATTACAATTATGTACACGAAGTCAGATGCCAGCCGTGTATTCATTCGCATGAATGGAACTAATTTGCTTCTTCGTAATATGCACGTATATGTTGTTAATTCTCAAGCTTTACTGCGTCAATTGGAACAGATAAAGAACTATTTTGTTAACAATAATACACTTGCTGTTACTGCCCTGGATATTGTTGAAGTTATCACTTCGAATTCACCATCAGCGATCAAGGCTAAGTTGAAAGAAGCTGTAGATAAAACTGAAGCATTGAAGCAACAGGAAATGCAGCAACGTCAGCAACAAATTGACCAGGCTGCTCAAATTGCTCAAGGTCAAGATCAGGCTAAGATAGCAATGAATACTGAGAATAATCAAACTAAGAAAGAAGTTGCTTTCATTCAAACTTTTAATCGTCAACCTAATAACCTGGTTGATACAGATACTTCCGGTGTACCTGATTCTCTTGAGTATGAAAAATTTGCATCTAAAAACGCAAGTGATGCTGAGAAGATAAATGTACAGCGTGAGTCTAATGACATCAAACGTGAACAAAATGCTACTGCTAAACAATTGAAACAGAGAGAGTTAGACCTTAAAGAAAAGGATTTGAAAGTAAAACTTAAAAAATACAAAGCCGAGGTTAAGGTAGCAACAGTAAATAAATAAAAGCGAAATGCTATATAAGTGGCAGAAATTATAACAGATTTCTGTTATTATTTTTTTTTCCATAGTTTTGCATTAAGATCACTCAAAAAACAACAACAAATGTTCGACAATTTAAAAGCGACCAGCGTTGAAGAAGCTTCAGCAGAAGACGTTCTAGCCGCAATGGGCGGTACACCTGAAGGTAAAAAAGGTGAAGCTGGTAAAAAATCAGACGATGGTGCTGGTGCATCTGGTAAAAAATCAGACTCAAAAACCGCTAAGTCAACTTCCAAACCTGCTACTTCTGCCGCAAAGACTGTGGTTTCTGACTTGGAAAAAGACGACTTAGAATCGGTGTTTCAGACTGATGATGACGATGATAATGATGAAGATGATAAGAATGATGAAGGTAAAAACGCTTCCGGTAAGTCTGTAAAAAAGACTGAAGATAAAGAAGAAGATGAAAATGATGAGAATCAGAATGAGGAAGATGAAGATAAAAAAGAAGATGACGACAATAAAGGTGAGAACGATGAAGATTCTCCTATTACTGTTTCTGATTTCCTGAAAGCAAGAGTTGAATTGCTTTTGAAAAAGGGTGAATGGAAACCTTTTGAGTTCGATGGTAAAAAATCGGACGATATTGAATGGGATGAAGAAACGTTCGAAGAAATTGAACTTCAGCAAAGGGCCTGGGTAAAAGACTCGTTAAAAGAGGAACTGCTCGATACATTTGGTCCTTACGGTCGTGACATCGCTGAATATGCAGCGAACGGTGGCAATCCTGAAGACCTTATTGACATCTTCAAAGAACAACAACAGGTTAAAGCTATTGACATCTCGTCTGAAGAAGGCCAGAAAGAAATAGTTTTCCAATATCAGACGCAGATTCTAAAGCGTACATCTCAACGTGCTAATAAGGAAATCGAGCGATTGATTGCCGATAAGATGTTAGAAGATGATGCTAAGGAAGCGAAAGAGATGATTACATCTCATCTGAAAGAACAATCCGATACCATAAAAGCTGACCAAGAACAAGCGAAGAAAAACTTCGAAATTCAAACGAAAGCTAATCAGAAGAAGTTTTCTGACGATGTTACAAAGATCGTAAATGAAGACGATGAAATTCCTGCTGAAGAAAAGAAGGAAATCATTAAATTGCTGACTTCGTTCCGACATGAATTGAATAACGGTACAAAAGTGAATGACTTTTATTACAAGCTCTCTGAGTTCCGTAAAGATTTGAAGAACTATGTTTACATGGTTCGTTTCGTGAACAATCCATCTCGTTTTATGAAATCTCTGAAAAATGACGGTAAGACCGCAGAAGCAGAGAAGGCATTTAAACTTGCAAGAGGTGTTCAAGGAAAGAAGAAAGCTAAACCTAACGAACAAATTGGTGATGACCGTAGCAAAAAGAAAGGCACGGGATTCCGTTTGATGTAAAAATAATAACTACTTAAAAGCAGAAACGCTATGTCAACTTTCGCTCTCCCAAGTGTTGCTGGCCATCAAGGTTACACAGTAATTGCACGTCATAAGATGGACTGGGGACAGTTCACTGACTCAAATCACTTGTACAACGCATTGGGTCAAAACGCATTCATTGACCACTTAGGTCTTGTTACTCCTTTCAACCAGTATGGTTTGGTTAACACACCTATTTTGGACATGTTGAATGTAAAGAAATCTACAATGTATTTGAACAACCTGGAAGGTAAATTCCGTTTCAGTCAGCCGTTCAAACGTGGTCTTCCGTACATTGTTGATACTTTCTACACTAACACCCTGGAACAACCGGGACGTGCTGGTGCAAGATTCAAAATTAAGCTGTCTGAAGCTTATACCAACGGTGATGTAATAACTACTGATCTTCGTAATGCTCCTTCCCTGGTAGTTTCTGAGGAAGAAGTTTACTACGAGCAGGATGGTTGGGTACACACTGTGGAAATAGCTTCTCAAAATAAGAAGCATACTTCTTATCCTAAGAAGTATTTGAAACCAGGTTCTCAGTACATCAAGATTGACCATGCTATTGACGAATACTCTACACAGGGTTCTTCTATCAGCAACATGCGTCTTGGATGGATGGACCTTGAAGCTAACCTGGGTTCAGGTGAGCGTAAAGTAGAACACTGGGTTACAATGCACGGTGCTGTGTTGTCAATGGCTGCACAGGACAAATTGAAAGATCGTATTAATCGTTCTTATGATTTGTCAAAAGCTGATTCAGTTTTAATGTTCTACAATAAAATCGGTAAGAAAAATGTACCTGGCTCTGGTGCATGGTTACCTGCGATTGATGGTGCGGTTCTTTCTGAACTGTTCAACATGCAGGAATTATCATTCATGTGGGGTAAAGGTGGTGAAGTAAGCGTATCCGGTCGTAAGAAAATAAAGCTTGGTCTCGGTCTTTACGAGCAACTTCGTTCTGGTAACAGAATTCCTTACACTAAAGGACGTTTGAATCTTGATTTGATCGACGCTTCTATCGCTAACTTGTACCGTGGTACTGGTATTCCGGTTGAAGATCGTGAAACTACAATTGACTGCGGTAGCGGTTTCTTGAATGAAATCAGCAAGTTGATTGAATTGAAAGCTACATCTAAGAACATTGGTATTATTAACTCTGACCAGCTTGGTATTGTGAGTGGTAAAGACCCAATGAACTTGAGATTCGGTTATCGTTTCACTTCGTTGAGATTCCCGAATGCAGGTCTTGTTAACTTCCGTTACAGTGCTGCTTTGGACAACGAATACGGACTTCGTAACACTGATGGTCTGTATGGTGAATTCCCTGACTACAGCTTCTCAGCTATGATTATTGATGTAACTGACAGCCGTTCAACAAACGCTGCTCAGAAGTTCAAAGAAGCTGATGTGCGTAACCTTACTGACCTGAATAAGGACAGCAACGTTTATCTGGTGAAACCACAAGCTGCATCTGAAGACTATTGGGGTTACTACGCTGGTACTGTCAATCCTTATGGATTGAATCGTACAAAGGGTAGCACTGGTCATCTTCCTGGAAGAAACGGTTACGGTATCTTTGCATACAACTTCGGTAACGTTTGGGTAAGAGACCCATCTCGTACCCTGTTGATCGAAGCAGAATAAGAATAACTTTTCATACGTTGGCGGTTGTAGCCGCCAACTTTTTATATTAAACCAACAAAAAACAACAAATGGAAAAGGTTATTATTAAAGCCGTTCCTAATCCTGAAAATCCACTGCTTGCATTGAAGTATGTGGGTGCAAAAGACTACATCCAACCAGGTGTAGGACCTGATGGTAAATTGATTACCGGATTAGATGAAAACGCTTTGCACATTATTCGAATTGAAGATTCGAAAGAGAGAAAGAGAATTCAGGACTCTATTAAAAAGAAGCGTGAAGACCTTGAGCGTTTGCTCGGACGTGAGTTAGATATTAATTCTGAGTACTGGAATGATTTTTATATAGTGATTGAAGACGGTGTTGTTTTAGACCCGACTAATCCAATGCACCAATTGATTGAAACGTTTTTGATTGCAAATCATAAGGTAGCTCCCGATCAGGAAACTATCGAAGAAAACGAAGACTTTGCGAATTGTTTATTTTTCTTCTTTCGTGAACAAGAAGAAGTGAGCAAGACAGCAAAGAGTTCTCAGAAGAAAGACAAGGCTGTTGCCAAATTGTTTACAATAAACGAGAGCAATCCTGACAGACTGATAAAGATTTACTCTTATCTGTTTGGATATGATGCGAAAAACGAAGTATCGCCTTCTCAGGCTTATGTTAAGATAAAAGAACTTCTTGACGTTACTGAAAAGAATGCTTTGACTCAGAACATTGAGAAAGTTATAGCAGCTTTGGACCTGAAGCCAGAAGAATTGAATACAAAGTTAACTCTGGACAAAGCTATAAAAAAGCGCATTGTAACAAGCAAGGGTAACATATACCGCAGAGGCGACATTATCCTGGGTAACAACTACGAAGAAGCGTTGGAATACTTGATGTCCCCTGAGAATTCAGCAGAATTGGTCTCTTTGAAAAAAGAGGTTGATAAATTATAATGACATCAAAAGAAATTTATAAGAGATTCCTGCTGGAAATGAATAAAAATGATTCGAACGAAGGTGCGAACATCTTAGTCAGTCATTTTGTTCTGTTGTTCAATACTGAACGACTTCGCTGGTTGTCTGAATTTTTTAATGATGATTCTGACAACTGGAAGCTTACAACTATCGACAATCTGTTGGAAATTGATATGCTTCTTAAAAAGATAAAGACGTATGAAGATTCTGTAGAATTCGAAATTCCGTCTAACTTTTTCCGTCAATCAAGTTCATTCAGCATTGCTGATAAAGATAATTGTAAGGGTAAGAAGATTTTCAATTTTGAAAAGAAAGCCCTGGGTTTCCAAACTACGTTAGCTGATGATTTTAGCGCACCGCAGTTTGATTATGAAGAAACACCGTATGTTATCACTAAAAAGAAATTACGTGTTTACTTCAAAGATTTCACAATAAAGAAAGCTTATCTTTCTTTTTATCGTGAACCAAAGCCGATTGATATTTCTGGTTACATAAAAATTGACGGTTCTGAATCTACCGATTTAGATACTGATTTGACAGATGAACAAATTGATTCGGTTATTGAACGTGTTGTGAAAAGAGTATCCGGTAAGATCGGAGATATTGAAAAGCATCAAATAGCAAACGAAAGAATTTCTACTGAACCATAATAAACATTAAACTAAGAAACAATGGCTAATCACCAATCATTTAGAGACGTTTTTGTTGTAAACAACCCCGCTCTCTTTAAGTCTGGATTCGCTGACCAAATCGCTAATCAGCAGCTTGGTATCTTCGAAGCTGACCCTAATAAAGATCAAACAGCTATTGCTGTTCCATCTTATCCCGCAAACCGTGTTATCCAGTTCATTCAGGGTACACCGGAAGTTCCTACTAATTTGTTAGGAGCTATCGCTAACGATTTTAAGCGTAGCAAACCTGTTAAAGGAAAGAAGATTTTGAGTTTCATTGGCCGTGCGGCTGAACGTGGACAAAATCAGGTTATCACTATCGGTTACGATGGTGTTGATACCACAAAGACAATCAGTGCGAGATGCGAAGAAAGCAAGACTGTTTTCTTGAAACTCTCTGGTGGTCCAGTTGACCAAATTTGGCACACTGAAGGCAGAGGTTATGTACGTATGTACAGTATTTTCTCTGGTTGTTGTGATGACTGCGGTGACAACTGTGCTGACGTAAGTGCTGAAAACATGGCGAATGATTTAGCTCGTCAAATTAATAACGACCCTATCCTTAACCTGGGTAATCGTAAAAGTCAGACCTTGATAAAAGCGTCTGTGATCTCTAATACCGTTGCTCCTACTCCTGATGGAAACTGCCAACAGTATTTACTTACTGTTTGCGATGCTGGTGATGATACAGCTATTGGCCTTGTACAATCTCAGTATCCTGGTTCACTTGTTACTCGTAAGAGTCGTTTTGAATCTACATCTATCTATGAATTGATTCAGGATAGTGCTGATGCTGCACCTGCAAACTTTACCAACGCTGGTTACACAATCATTTCTGATTGTCCAGAATGTCCGGCTGGTTTCACTGCTGTAGGTAATAACTTTGCTTACACAATTGTTAAAGCTGATGCTGGTGATGCCGCTGCTACTGCAGCCGTTGCAACTGAATACGGAATCGTAGGTCCTGAAAGTATTGTACGTGTTTCGTACAACTTCGGATACTCTACATACATTGTACTGTCTGCTACTGCACTTACCGCTATAACTTCTACAAATGAAGTTCAAAGCGTTGTTGCAACAGGTGGTACTGCTGGTGACTTCACATTCACCTTCCTCGGTCAAACTACTGCTGCAATTCCTTACAATGCAACCGCTACACAAGTACGTAACGCATTGGAAGCATTGAGCAACATTAATCCAGGAGATGTAATTGTCGCTGGTGGTCCACTTCCTGCTGTGCCTGTAACGATCACTTTTGCTGGTCAGTACGCTGCTCAAGATGTACCTCTGTTAATTGTAGTAGATAACATTACTGATGGTACTGCTACTGTAACTACTCCAACTCCGGGTGTTGCACCTTCTGAAGTTGTTGAACTGGTTAATGGTAACTTGCGTCAGTCATGTATTATCACTACTCCTACTTCAACAGCATGGGCTGTGGGGGATGTACTTGATAAGTTTGATAAAGTTTTCACAATAACCCTGAAAGATGACATCTGCGGTGAAAGCCGTTTGCTTGATCTTCAGGAAGCTTTTCCAAGTTTGGTAATTACTGAAGTAGGTGAAGAAGATTGCGTTCGTCAATATCAAACAGTTGTTGAATCTCAGTGCGTACCTGCTGGTTGCGACCCAGGTGTTGCTACATGGGTTGCACCTAACGCTTTCGAAGGTATCAAATGGGTAGAAGCACCCGCTGTTCCTGGTGCTGGTACTGCATGGGGTGTTCAACTTGAATCAACTTACATTGATTTGATTGTTGACGAGTGTGCATTTGACCATTGGCGTTATGACGCTGAGCCTTTGATTATCGAAATCTCTCAGCATAGCCAGGACTACAATGACAAGCCTACAATTTGCGCAAGCGAATGGCCTGTTACTGAAATCCAGGGTTTGAAACTGCCAATCGGTGTAGGTAGCCGTGTACGTGAAGAAGAAGCTTTCTTTAAAGGTTACGAGCGTAAGTTCCGTGACTGCGAAAATCCAATTGTACGTCAGTATCAGGATGCAGTTCTTCAGGCTGACCCGGCGAAGTTTTACGATCAATACACGCTGGCATTTGAATTTGATTATCATCAATCATGGTTCTCTGAGAAGAACACTGATAGTTACCGTGTGGAATTCTACTTCCCTGAAGGTACTGGTAAGGAATTCGAAACAGCAGTGAATTCATACTTGCAATCTATCCTGGGTGGTGATTTCGAGCCTGTAGTGCTTTAAGCCGAAAAGCATCTTTATAATCATACTTAATGGCAACGTGGACACAGTGTACTACTATGTGGACCTGCGTTGCCATTTTTTTATAAATATTAAAAAATATTAAAAATATAATATGCCGCAGTCAAAAAATAGTGCTAAAAAAGATATTTTTACCGGATTATTCGGTAGAAGAATGGGTTCAAAACTTTTTAGTTGGTTGGATTCATGTTGTGATACTTTTTGCGAAGACGTTGCCGCTTGTCTTTCACCAGGAATGTTAGGTATCATTACAGATGATTCTTTAACAGGAGATGGAACGACAGATAATCCCCTTTCCGTAGCCGCTGGTGCGGGTGGTGGTAGTATGTTTTATGGATTAACTGCTGGAACTGGAAACGGTGGTACAGATGATTATCCTTCTACTGTACCTGTTAAAACCGCTGCTGCTACTGGTAGAGTTCCTTTTCCAAGAACAGGTCCGTCAACAGGTGGTATAATACTAGGTCCAGCTAACCCATCAAGTACTCCTGCCAATAACTTTGATAATGTTATTCTTGTTGAAATTGGAACTTATGAAGTTACTTTTAATGTTCATACAACAGAACAAGGTCAACTTCAGCTTGAAGTAAACGGTGTAGATATTCCTGAATCAGTAGTTGTAGATGCTAATCCAACATCCGGTGGACATCTTCTTGTTGGTACTACTATTATTACTACATCAGCACCTAATTCAGTACTCGCTGTAATTAATTCCGTAGGTAATGCAACAGCACTTACTATTACACAATCTGATGGTAATTTAACTGCTGCGAATGCACAGCGTTTGATTGTTAAAAAAATTGGATAAACTTCAACATGGTTAATAAAGCAGGAGAATTAGTATGTCGAGAAAACTTCATAAACATCCTGTTGAGATACTTGTAGATAATTTCTTGAAAAACTTTAATAAAGGAAAAAGTGTTTCAAGAAATATAAAACAGATAATCGAGAAGGCATCTAGGATGATAAACTTAGTGTTAAATCAACCTTGTTGTATTCCTGGTGAAGAAGTGGTTTTAGGACGTATTGAAAATGCTTTTCTTATACAATTAAGATCACTTTTAAACAAGATTGATGCTAGTAAATGGAAAGAATCATTAACCAGAGCTAATAACAATCTGGAAACTATTATATTTCATATTTGTTGTAATACTATTCCAGTGCCAGTTACGTTTGTTGATGGTACACAAAACAATACAGGTGTAGGAGTACATCTTAATTTTTGTGGCGAAGCAATACCTGATAGTTTAGCTCAAATATTTAGTGTAGATACACCCTGGACGCTTCAAGAAGTAATAGATGCTCTTATTATATTTTTAAATGAACATTTTCAATATATAGGTGAGTGGACAAATATCGGTGTTAATATAACGTTGATGACAAGTGAAGGTTTTGACTGTCCAGGTGGTTATATTATAACTATGTATAATAATTAATAATGTCGAGAGTTATATATACGCATCCTGTTGAGAGATTGGTTATTGCTTATCTCAAGCGTTTTTCCAAAACGAGCAAGCTTGGTAGAAGTTTACAAATTATAGATAAAGCTGCTAAGTTGATAGGAACTGCGTTACACGACCCTTGTTGTCCACCCGCTGAAGAAGTTACACTTGGAATAACACAAGATTTCTTTTTGATTCAAATTACTTCTTTGTTAAACGGTATTGATGAACGCAAATGGAAAGAATCTTTGGAACGTGCTAAAGCGTTGTTGGAACAAAAACTTAATAAAACATGCTGCTTTGCTCAAGTACAAGGTTTTGGTGGTAATACAGCAGAGCTTATGTGTGTTGGCCTAAGTTCAACATATATTATTAGTACTGAAGAAATACAGATCGGTACTATATTCTATCAAAATTATCAACTTACACCTGTTACTTTTACTATTTTTAGAGAAGATGCAACAGGTGTTAATTGGACACTTGAAAATGGTGTTGTAACTGGTGCAAGCGAAGATACCTGTTTTAACTTTTTCCGTATTTCAAATAGCAATGTAGGTAATGGAACAATTGATAGTGTAACTGTAAATGATGTAGTGTTAACTCATAATGTTTTTGATATATTTCCGTTAACTACTGGTCAATTTGGTGATTTTCGTACTGATGATGGTTCGCAAGGTTTTAAAACGGTTAAAGTGTTTATTTCTGGAACTACTTTTACAGCTACGTTAGTAACGGTTACAGATAGTAATGCTCTTGTTATTAATCAAGCTTTTATAGGCCCAGGTGTATATACATTTAACAATGTTTATTTATCTGGTCCTAATCCTACAACGTTCAACGCAATGGTAGTATTGCAATAAAATATTAAAGCAGAAACTTATCAGGAGAATCAGCATAGCTTCTTCTCAACTGATAAGCAAATTGTAAAACAATGGCTGGAATACATAGACACGTACTTGGTTTCGATATACTGGATACAGGCAACACAAAAACGCTGGTATTTCTGGATGAGTCTCAATATATGGAACAACCAGAAAGACCGCTTCTTGAGGTTGTTATGCCCGGCTATGACAAATATTTCCTGGTGAATATAGAAGCTAGTAAGGTAAATACTTTTAATTCTAATACGCTTGGATTAACTGCTGTTTTAAAACAAGATTTCCTAGTTAATTTACCGGATGGAACTTGGGAATTCAGATACAAGATATGTCCTTATGATAAGGTATTTACTTGTAAAAAGCACATGAGAACTGCATTGCTTAATGAAAAGTTGGCAATGGTTCATGATAAGCTCGATCTTGCTGATTGTGATACAAAAGAAGATAAGAATATTGAGAAAGACCTTTTCAAAATTTATTCATTAATTGAAGGTGCGAGAGCGGTGGTAAATGTTAATGCGAAAAAGGCGCAAGCATATTATCAATTAGCAGACAGATTAACTCAAAAATTATTAGATAAATTTTGTAAAAACTGTAACTAATGGGATGCAGTTCATGTGGTTCAAAATCAGTATCATCAAATTCTGTAAATCTTGTTAACAAAAGTTCCCGTGTTCAACAGCAAGAAGGTCCGTGCGAATATACAAATGAGATTTTGGATGTTTGGCTTACTAAATTGAAATGGTTTAAGGATAATGGATTTTACGTAAGATATAATATCAAAGCTGGTACTATTAATAAATATATAGGTATTGTTCTTACGTCAATTAACGTGAATAAGAAATGTTCTTATAAACAATTACTGGATAACGAAATTAAAAAATTGGTAACTTTTATAACTGGATTGCAGAATGCCTAAGTTTATTGAAACAATTTTGATTTATGCGGAAAGCTTGAGAGGTGAATTTCTTTATGATCTAAAGTTCAATTTATCACCTGTTAAGTTTTATCGTGCAAAGTTCGATAAGGACCGTGCTGCAGAAAGAAAGTTATGCAAAATACTTTATAAATAATGCCTAAGATTTCAAAATACAATTGCGGTAATGTTATACCATCATCTTGCGTTCCTTTCACCGGGAAAGATTTAACATTTCTGTCTGAAGAAGACTTGGAACTGTTTCCTTGTGATGCCAATATAAATGATGTGATTTTTTACATTGACAAATATCTGAAGGTATTAGTTGATGGAAATAATTTCACTGAACTTGATAAAGACTGTTTTGATTTTGACCCTTTAACCATTGATGCTAAAGGTCTTCATCAACTTGAGATTACTAAAATCTGTTTATTGGAAGGTAGAGTTACGGCTGTAGAAGACCAACTTGCTGATTTAAACATTGGTGCTGAAACATTGGTTATTGACCTGTTGTGTTTAACACCGGATGCAGAAGCCTGTGCCGTTGCTACTAATACTTACACATTACAAAGCATACTTCAATTATTTGTTGCTAAATTGTGTGACCATGAAACAAGAATTTTGGAACTTGAAGCCGCATTAGAAGTTCTTAGTCCGGTAAATTCCCCAGGTTTAAATAGTTTTGCTTATTTTTGGCAATCAGTTATTGATGTAACAGGAACAATTGCTTCAAATAATTCAAAAGTATTATTTGAAAGTAGTGCTGTTAACAATACTGCTGACATTACAACTGTATCTGGTACTGGAAATATAACTATAGGTGCTAATGCAGGTGGTTTATATAAAATTAGTTGGTTAGTAGCAGGTGCAGAAGCTAATGCTTTTGCAGTATTTAAAGGTAATACTAAGCAATTAGGAAGTGTATATGGTAGTGGAGCGGGTACGCAACAAAATAATGGATTTGTTTTACTAAGTCTTGCAGCAGGTGATGTTATTTCATTAAGAAGCGATAATGCTCCGGCAGCGATTACTTTACAGCTTGCAGGAACTACGGATACGGACCAGGTAGTTGCCTCAATATTTTTTGAAAAATTTAATTAATAGTTATGTGTCATATTTGTGGATTACCTTCTTTTATAAATTGCAATTGCTCACATTCGCATTCGCATTCGCATTCTTGTTCTCATTGTCATGCCCCAAAACCTTGTGGATGTACTAATACAGGATGTTTGATAAAACTTGATACAACTTGTATTATTTATCATAAGAGTAATAACGAGCAAACTGAGCTTGACAATCTCGATCTGCAGAATGGTTCAACTCTTGAGTTGATACTTAATACTATTGATGATTATATTGGTCAAATCAAGGCTAATAACTGGAATTTTCCTATTCTGGAAGATGAACTTGGATATACTATCAACACACTTCAGCAATTTGCTACAGCAGTTGATGAAATGATTGGATTTTTGGAACATTTTAAAGGCAATGTTATTGCTGACCCTACTGGTTTGAATGATGGAGATTACTGGTTCAGAACTGATTTACTTGCTGCTAATGGTTTGAGAATCCAGGTGAACGGTACAACAAGAACGATACCTACAACTTAATAAAACGAATTTCATGTGTCAATTTTGTGGACAACCAGATAATGTAAGATGTAATTGCCAGGTTACTCAACCGTTCTGCGATCAGTGCGGCAATGATAACGCATGTGAAGACAAGATAGATGCGCAATGTGTCTTTTATCATCTGAATTGTACTGACCCTGCTGGTTTGCCTAATCTTGGTATAAATTGTGATACAGACCTCGAAACTATTTTAGAAGCTCTTGATGATCTTGTAGGTAATAGTTTGAATATTACTTTTGAGGGTCAGGAAACTAATTCTATCCGTTGGGTATCTAATGGCCCGGCTGGACATAAACCATACGCTCACGTTAAACTATCTGATGATGTTGGTCAAGCGACTGAAGAACGTGCTGATGGTCTTTATACTCCTGCTACAGTTTTTGTTGATGAAACAAATGATTGTATCGAGATAGCGGTTACTCAAGACGAAAGTGGAGCTTTTCATATTACTCCGTCATTGGATATTTTGTGTTTGCTTAATAGAATCAGAGATGAATTCCCAAGTGAGTTTTGTGATTTAGTAGCAGAGTGTGAGGAAGAAGCACCTACTGTATTATTTACATGCGGTGCAGTAAGTGTAGATGGAACATTTGTACTTGGAACTCCTTCTTCTGGAACTGTTACTATACCCGTAACTGTTACGGGAACAGGTACTATAACTGTATTCATAACCTCTGCAGGTGGTGAATTTACAGGTAGTATAACACAAGTTGTTAATCCTCTTACTACTTCAATAATTGTCCCTCTTGATTATACAGGTGGTGGTACTAATGGTACAATACCTCTTACAATGAACTTTTTTGATACTGCTAACGTAATTGCGCCATGTAATATAGATGTTATCGTAGATGCAGGAGTAGGTTGTACAGATGTTACGATAGATGATGCTCCTTTACCAGATGCTCAACAAGATAGTGCTTATAATTTCTCATTGTCACTTAATGGTACTGCTCCATTTGTTCTTGCGAATGTTGTTAAACCAAGTTGGATGACTATCTCAATAGTTGCTGGAAATGTTGTATTTGGCGGTACACCTACATCTGGTGATCTAGGAACAGGTATTACTGTAAGCTTTGATGTTACTAACTGTACAACGGGTACAGATAGCTTCTCTGATACAATTGATGTTACTGAGTGTTTTACATGTGGTGACAGTATAAGTATAGAAACAGCAAATTTGAACTACGTTGATTTAGGATTTTTCCCACTTTGTGTCGATGGTGTTAATGAAGTTACTTTGAATTTCGAAGTATTCGAAAGACCTAATAGATTTTCAATTCGTGAAAATGGTACTACGATTATAGCAAGCAGTGGATGGAGAGGTGTTGCATCATATCCTGGTCCGTGGGGTGCAAGTTTGAGTACGGCCACAACTGGTTCATTTAGCTTTAATCCTATACCAGGCAACACTTATGAAATTCGTATAGAGGCAGGAAACGCTGACCCTGGTAATCCATTAAGTGATAACTTCAGTGTTACGATTAACTGTACTGGTGATATGATGAGATTTGGAAATGATGATGAAACCATTTGCGGTGAAGCTGAACAAGAAGTATTCTATACAGGAGTTCTTACACCGACTGTAACAATTCTTTACAGTGATGTTGAACAAACATTACCTTTCACCGGATTTGATTTCGTTGGAAGAACAAGTAGTGCAGTTATTTATAATCTTAATTCTGTTACTGGTCTTTTAGGTGCGCCTACTGGTAACAGTTGTTAAAATACGAAAAGTACTGGTTTTTGTTGGTTTTTTTCCAGAAACACTTTATACCCCCTTATCTAAGGGGGTTTTTGTTTTTATTAACATTTGATGTTTGATAATTCAAAAACTTGTTGTATATTTGCAGAACAAAATAAACGGAATGAGTAAAACAAGAATTGAATCTATTTTGCGCCAGCAAATAGTAAATTATCTCATTGAAAACCCAATTGAGAGAGGTAATCCAGGGTGTTACGCCGATGTTGCTAAACAATTCGGTGTAACTTCAGAACAAGTTCGAAGAATCTACAGAACCTTGCGTGAAGCAGGTCTCGTCCCTAATGACCCGGTTGAAACCTCAGAGGGTCACAAATCCACAGAAAGGCAGTTTAAAGAGAATGTACGCAATGGTGAGGCTGATGTAGTCATTATTACAAATAAGCGAATAAAGACGCTCTCTCACCTTCTGAAAGCATGTGAAGTGGACGAGAAGGAGTGGGAAGTGATTTCGTATGAAGTTAACAAGTGGGAAGTTGGTCGAAAGGATAAATTTATTGATTGGACCACTGAAAAAGGTGTCGCTTCTGGTGCGGTCAAAGATAGCGGAAAAATCTTTGTAGAGCCACTTTTCCAGGTAAAGGCTAAACTTGCTCGTAGGAAAGTTTCTACAGACTTGGGTAAGCAGAAAGAAGCAATTCTAAAAGAATTGAAATCGTATTCTCCGGTGGTCAAAGCTCCGGTGGTCACCGATCAGGTTAACGTAAATAGTATTAACTTATTGGAAATCTGTATCTTCGACCCTCACTTCGGTAAACTTGCTTGGAGAGCCGAAACAGACGAGGATTATGATCTGAAGATTGCTGAGAAGCGGGTTAAGGAAGCGGTTAAAGACCTACTTAGTCGTGTGAATTTAAACACTGTTGATCGAATTCTTTTACCAATTGGTAATGACTTGATTAACATTGACAACCGTCATAATACTACTTTCAATGGTACGCCACAGGATAGTGATTGTAGATATATGAAGATCATTAAAATTGTTAAACGTATTTTGATCGAGATGATTGATGAACTAAGCAGAATTGCTCCGGTTGATGTAGTAGTAGTGCCTGGTAATCATGATACTACATCGTCATTCATGATGGGGGAAATTCTTGAATCTTTCTATCATAAAAATGAATTGGTGAACATTGATAATGACCCAAAGCTTCGTAAGTATTATCAGTTTGGTAAAAATGGTTTCCAGTTTACGCACGGTAATGAAGAAAAGCATGAATCCCTGGGATTGATCTTTGCAACTGAGCAACCCCGCTTGTGGGCCGACACGAAGTTTCGTTTTGCCCAACTCGGTCACTTTCATAAGAATAAGAAGATGTGGCATGTATCGGTTGATGAGCATCAGGGTTTCCAGGTTCAGGTATTACCATCACTTTCCGGTACTGATTTTTGGCATAAATCTAAAGGTTATGCTAGTATGAAACAAGCTAAGGCCCTGCTTTTTAATCCGCAAACTGGCCTAATAGGTGAGTTTACCACGACTGTTTTATAAAAGGTCGTTCCGTTATACTTCAGCCCACTTTTCCAGGTGGGCTTTTTTTATAACCGGAATTGATTGTAATTTTCTCAATCTGCTGAAAATGTAATAATTTTGCAGGTTAGACATAAATTTACAATGAAATTGCGTTATAAATGATAGTAAGAGAAATCATAAGCGATGTCCGAAATAGCGTCAGAGCAGTAGCTCCCGACTTATGGATTCCGGCCAAATATATCCATATGAAACTCAAGGGTATAGCTGCATTATTTATAAAACGTGAAGCTGATGACAAACGCCTTTTTAGATACACTGAGTTATGGGTAACAATCCCTTGTCTAAGACTCGAAGAATGGGAGCTTATAGATTGCTGCGATGTTAATATTCCTTCCTGTAAAAAGGTAATGAAATCCAAAGAGAAATTACCTGAAGTGTACAGCACTCGCTTTGGTTATCTTATCAATATATCATCTGTAGACTACGACCGTGATTATCTGCAAACCACTCCCCAACAATACAAATACACTAGAAGTCGTGAATTCCAGGATAAATCCAAGCGTTATTTTTGGATTGAGAATGGTTTTATTATCATCCCGGATTCGATGGTTGAGCGTATTCGTGTGCGTGGTATGTTCACAGATAAAGGTAAGGCTCTGGCCCTGGATTGTGATAAGTGTTGCGATAACTGCGATGAAGGTTGTATTGGCGTATTGGATTCTGAATTTGTTGCCCCGGAACATTTGCTTCAGGACATCAAGTCAGGAACGATTAATGAAATTTTAAAATCGTATAGAGCAGTCCAGACAGATGAGATGACAAATATGAACGAGAACGAAAAAACAAACCCACAAAAAATATAATGCCAGCAAAAGGTAGTGTAAGCCGTCATGGTAAAAGAGATTACATTTTTGGTAAGGAATTCTACGAAAAAAACCTTGTCAAAAAACACAACATTTCCTTACCTTATAACGATTGTAAGAATATAATTAATCATGCTAATAAAATCGTAGCTGAAGTTATAAAAAACGAGATTGATGGTTTTAAGATTCCTTTTGGAATGGGTTATTTATGTGTGACTAAATACATTCCTAGTAAACCAATGATTAACTGGAAGGAAACAAAGAAACTAGGAAAGTATGTTTATTTTGCAAATATGCACACTGATGGTTATTCTTGTCGTGTAATGTGGTATCGTGTTGGCCGGGCTGACAATGCTCATTATCATGAGGTATTCAAATTTAAAGCGATGAAGAAATTAGGAAAAGAAGCATCGGATTTATTCAGAGATGGAAAGAATTATACAGCCTGGGAAGTAACTGATTTTATTGAGAAAGGTCGGTTGGAAAATCTGTATAATAAAAAGTATCGCAAAGAATTTAAAAATTAGTATAATGGGAAAAATTAATCCAGAAAATCTATTACAGTTTAAAAGCACCGGACCTATGTTTGACCGTATCTCAAAAAGATTGGCAAGTTACGATGCTTTGAGCTTGATAGATACTGGTGACTTTCACAAACATGTGGCTTATGTTATGGAACAACTTGGAGAAGCGGTGTTCCAGGAATGCGAAGCTCTTATTCCTATAAAGGACCGTAAGGGTAAATTACCAGAGAATTTGAAGCGTCTTCATGCGATGTATAAATGTACACCTACGTTTAGATCGACTCAAAGTATCAATGAACAGAAGCCCTGGATTTACATGTATCAAACTGAAATTACTAAAGAGTGTCCGAATAAGTGTAAGTTTGAACATAAGCATGATGGCGAGACTAAAGTCGTTATTCGTACTTTTGTAAATGGTGATGATGTAGTAACGTCTTTCAGAAATCCAATATTGCTTCGTTTAAGTCCTAATGTTCGTCATAAGGATTTTTGTACAAACGATTGTCCAAGTTTATTTAGAGGTGAAGCTGATGAGGTAACAATTGACGATAATCGTACTATACATACCGTGTTTGATAATGATTCAATATTCATGCAGTATTACGGATTACCGATGGATGATAACGATCTACCCATGATTCCGGTTCAGGAAGATATAGAGAAAGCTGTTGAATATTACATCTATTCTCAGCTTTTTGAAGAATTATATTGGAATTCTGCTGTACAGAATATTGCGCAAATGTTACAAGATGCCAGAGTTCAGTATGATAAATACTTAGGTCAGGCAAGATATTGGGCGAAGCTTCCATCGTTTGCAAAAATGGTGAATTCAATAAGAAAGATGAGAAGCAGAAATAAATTTTATTATTCATTTTACGACAGAACTATTAGCTGATAATGCCGATTAAGAAAGAAGTATCTCGCACAATAAAAGGTATGCTTACTGATTTTCATCCGATGCAATTGGATGAATTGTCATTTAGCCATGCTTTGAATGCCATCGTGGAAGATTTCGATGGTAATGGATTTCCTATGATTCAGAATGAACCATCGAACCTATTATGCACAGATTTCCCTTCTGGATTTGATGTTATTGGTTTTGTAAACATTGTTGAGCAGAACCGTATTATATGGTTTTTGAAAAACCCAACAACCGGGGCAAATGAAATAGGTGAAACACTTGGTTTACAGAATTGTCGTGATTTTGCTTCTGATGGTCTTATAAAAGGATGTGATGATTGTGCTGCTGTGAAGCTTGCTGAATCTACTCCATTGGAGACGATTACGCAATCTCCTTGTTGTACATATCATTTAATTGATAATCAGGATTGTTTTAATTTCAGCAAGAGTTTTCCTATAAATTCTGTTGAATACCGTATTACTGATTGCGGTATTGATATTTTCTTTGGTGATGATTTCAATTCGAGACGTTGGGTTCAATTTGAATATACTAATGACGATGTAACGCAACCTCTTGTTATTAGAAAAGAATTTAAGACTATTATTTCTTTTAATACACCACCTTGTGAAGACCCTGTTTATGGAATTAACATTGATTGTAACAAGATGAATTTGCAGCCAAATGTTACAACGCCTTGTATTGAATTTATTGATCTGGTAACTGGTGGTAGTAATAAAGCAGGTGTATATCAATTTTTTATTGCTTTTGCTGATCGTTTTGGAAATAAACGTACATCTTATGTATCTTCTACCAATATTATTCCGATAAGAACAAAAGATTTTACGTTTGCTACAGACTATCCTACTGATAGAGCAATTGCTCTTGAAATTCGTAATCTGGATGAGTTTGGACCGTATCAGTATTATAAACTAGCTGTTGCTAAAACTATAAACAATTTTACTTCTTTCTTTGAAGTAGGTACGTTCCCGGTAACACAAAGTAAAATTTATTACACAGGCAATGAAGAAGCAGAAGTTAGATTAACTGAAGGTGACATTTTCCAACGTTTTCCTTTTTACAAGAGTGCAGGAAATGTTACTTCTTCAAATAATATATTGTTTTGGGCAAGTTTGAAAGAATTTAGCAAGCCTAATTTGCAGCGTGTAGCTAATGGTATAGGACTTCAGTGGCAGACAATTGCTATACCTGAAGCTGTATATCGTAATGCACGCAATGTTGCAAAGTTCCGTGGATATATGCGTGATGAAGTATACGCTTTTGGTATTCAGTTTATATATAATAACGGTGAGGAATCACCAGTATATCACATTCCTGGTCGTCCAGCAATTGAAAGTGATTTAGAAATTGTAACAGGTGATGATGTTATTGTTGAAAATAATTGCGATGATTGTGCTGAACCAGTAGAACCTGAAGAACAAATTACTATTCCAGTAGAAGCTTTAAATGAAACGGATTGTCCATGTGAGGATTCTGGTCCTGAATTAACATTAGACAATTCGGTTCAAGCTGAAACTTGTCCATTAACGCCGCATACTGATACTGGTTGTACGCCAGCGTTAACCACAGGTACGCCGCCAAGCGTGAATGCTGGTGCTGACCAAATTATAAATTACCTGGCATCTGTAGGTTTAAACGGTACAGTAATAGCTGGTACAAATCCTATTGTCTCTATAACATGGACTCAGTTATCTGGTCCTAAAACTGTTATTATAGATAATGCTGGTATTGCTAATACTTTTTTCTATGAATACGATACTGGTACATTTGTATTCCAGTTGTGTGCTATTGATACAGTAGGTAACATAGTGGTTGATACAGTACAATTTGATGTTACTGTTCCTGCGAATATTGCACCTATCGCTGACCCTGGTCCTGATAAGATAGTGACGCTTCCCGTTACTATTTCATATTTAGACGGTAGTGCGTCAACTGATGAAGATGGTATAGCTTCTTATTTTTGGGATTTCGTTTCAGGTCCAGCTACACCTGTAATTTCAAATCCTAATGTAGCATATACAAATGTAACAGGTTTAACTGCTGCAGGTACATACGAATTTGAACTTACTGTTACTGATATTAGAGGTTGCGAATCTATAGCGTCAGTGTTGATTTATGTTGTAGATGACCCTTGTGATTCTGTGCCGTGTTGTACGACTTTAATGTATCCTATTAACGGGTCTATAACACCTTCTTTTGAAACAGTTGTTTTAGATTGGCTGGACGTAGTATGTGCTACATCCTATGATATTTACTTAGCAGCCGATGGCGACCCTCTTGTATTAATAGGTAATGCTGTAGATTCTACATTTATAGTAAATAACCTTGACCCTAATACAATATATCACTGGTATATTGTGCCTAAGAACGCTATTGGTGATGCGGTAGATTGCGATGATTGTTTTCGTTCTTTTGTAACTCCTACAGAATTTTCTGTAGAGAATTGTGAAAGACAGAGATGGGAAGTTTATAATACTGGTACTATTGAAGGCGGTGATCTTCAGCAATACGAAGAATGCGAAGAAACTTGTTATCAGTTTGGTAATTTTTCTTATTGGGAATCAACAGAACGTTACCCTAATAACCCTGATATTTGGGGCGATTTGTGCGGTTTACCTATTCGTCACCACAAGTTCCCGGATTCGTTCATAACTCACATTCATGATGGAGAGAATGCGACTCAGGATTTCACTCGTAATAATATTGTATATCCAATAGGTGTAAAGGTTGACCATGATAGTGTGCGTGCGGCCCTGACTGCAGCCATAACTGGTGGTATTGTAAGCGCAGAGGAAGCTGCTCGTATTGTTGGTTACAGAATTGTTCGAGGTAATCGTTTCAGAAACAAGTCTATTGTAGCAAAAGGTTTGTTGTATGATATGAATCAATATAGACGTGTGAAGGATGGTGAATTTTTTGATTCTCAAATTATTTATTTTGCAAATTATCCTTATAATGATTTAAGAAGTAATCCTTTTGTAACTGATAATTTTGCAAATTACGATAATCATAATGACCCTGAAGGTGCTGATCTTCCATTTATAAAATCTAAGCGTTACACTTTCCATTCACCTGATACACATTTCAGCGAACCTACAGTAGGTACTAAGCTGAAACTTGAGACAGTTGAATATGGTTTGTCAGAAGGTTATTTTACAAAATCTACGCAGCAAGCTCAGCAACGTTTCTTGTCAGATACATCTTATGTTATTGCGTTGACTGCAGGTATAGTAGCCGCATTATTGCAGACAGAAGAAGTAGAAGAACATACTTATAGTCAAAGAGGTCTTATTACTTCTGGTTTAGGTGTGGCATCGGGTGTACTTGGTCCATTTTTACCATTTGTAACTGGACCTGGTGCAGCGTGGATACCGGATACGTCTATTGATAGTATTTTGCATCCAAATAGAGCAGCTAATATCAATTCTGCTCACGAGGTGACATTAAAAACAATTCAGGGAAGATATAAGGATTGGTATAATCCTATATTCCTTGCGACAAGACAACCTGCATTGTTACCATTGTTCCCACTTATATTCCTTAGCCGTGTAGCTAACTTTATGAGCCGTGTTCTTGCTGAAGCGAAAATTATTTTAGATTTAATTGAATCGCTTACGCCTTACCGTGATTGGTCAGCACAATATCATTCTGTCGGTAAGTATAATTCTTTCGATGATGTTCCTAACAGTGGAAATAAGATAAGAAGAATCAGCGCATCGAGTTATTTGAAAGGTGAGAATTCAATTGTATCTGAACCATCTGATACAATACCTGGTCAATTCGTTGGTACAAAGATAAATAACTGGCATCGTGAATCTTCTCTATACCTGCGTTATGCAGGTGTGGATTTCCCTGATGCAGGTGTATCTTCTGGAATAACTGATACAAGTCGATTCACGCTTGAAGATGCAGCAGTGTCTTGTGATTTTGACAAACGTGTTAATAAACCTATTTCATCGTATTATGCTGCTATAAAGAATTTTGTGCCAGATCAATATGGTAATATATTTAATATTGAATATTTACCAACTGACTCTTGTATATTTGAAATGGATGCGGATAACGATGATTGTCGTGGTGTTTATGGTGGCGATACGTTTATCAATCGTTTTGCATTTAAGACAAAAGTTCCGTACTTCCTTGCGAACACGTTTAGATTACCTGATGGTACTGATTTCAATTATGAGAATTTTCCTAACCTGGCTGTTCCAAGACATTATTACAATAATACACTTGGTGTAGGTTCGGAGATTGATAATATACTTGACATCCTGGCTATCGTAACACCGACTGGTGCTGCAACATTCATGGGTCGTCCTAAGAGCATTCGTGATTGTAGCACCAATAAGTTCTTCTACCAAAATGGTTTCATTTATTTGTATCATTACGGTATTCCTTATTTCCTTGTTGAATCAGATGTTAACGTAGATTATCGTCATGGAGAAAACTTGAAAGAGAAAGCTTTTTATCCGGCTCAAAATGACTTGGATTTTTGGATGCAGGAAGAAAACGTTCCTATTAGCGAAGATAATTTCTACGCTTACAATAAAGATTATTCTAAGCAAAATAAGGAAACTCCATTCAGTATTGACGGTCCTAATTTCGAACCAAGCCGTGATTGCAGAATAGAACATCCAAACAGGATTATATACGCTACTGATAGTAATTGGCTAACTTATAAAGCAAATGATTACTATGATTTCCCGTTATCTAAAGGTAAGATAACATCTATCGAAGGTATTGAAAATGGAACAGTGCTTGTTCGTACTGTAAACAGCACGTTAGTATTCAAAGCATATAATCTTATTCCTATTGACGGTGACACGGTTCAAGTAGGTACAGGCGGTGTGTTTAAGAATCCACCACAGGAGTTTGCTGAGACTACATTAGGTTATGTAGGTAGTCAACATAAAGCTATTTTACATACTGAGTATGGTCATATTTGGCCCGATGCGAAGCGTGGACAGGTATTTAACCTGGCTGCGAATGCTGCAAATTTGGATGAAATTTCTAAAAATGGAATGAAGAACTGGTTTAAAGAAAATCTTCCATTCCGTGTGTTAAGAGATTTCCAGAATATGCCTGAGACTGACATTGATAATAGCTTTAACGGTTTGGGTATTTGTATGGCGTTTGATAAACGTTATAATCGTTTCTTGTTGACTAAGCGTGATTACAAGCTTAGAAATAGTACTACAGGTGTTGAATATGACCCTGAAACAAAAACATTCTTCAGAACGGTAGATAATCAACCTGTTACTGTTGGACTTGGAGACAAACGTTATTGGAAGGATGCGTCATGGACTATATCTTATAACTTCTTTACGAAGTCATGGGTTTCTTATCACTCGTATAAACCAGAATACTACATTGATGCGATTGATTTCTTTGGTTCTGGTAAGGATGGATTGTGGTTGCATAACCTGACAAATGCAAGTTATCAAGTGTTCTATGGTACACTATATCCGTTCATAGCTGAGTATGTAACGAAGTTTGAAGGACAATTGAGAATTTTAAATAGTGTTGAATTCGATACTGAAGTTCGTAGATACCAGAACGAATATGATTATGTTGTAAGAAGTAAGCTTCCTGGTTTCAATAAAGCTATTATTTACAATGATATTTATAATTCAGGTTTATTAAATTTGGTTAAGAGCGACAAGAATAATCTGAGCGAGGTTGGTAAGTATCCTGTAAGAAATATAACTAACTGGGAAATTGAAGTAGCTATTGCTAATTACGCATGGAGATTTAATCAGTTTTATAACTTGGTGAAAGAAAGTTCTGAAATTCCAAGATGGATTTTCGATGCGAATAATGTTGATAAAAATTTGAATGGTTTAGCATTCAACTATAAGAAAGGTGATTTTGATTTATCACGTATCAAAGGTCAATGGTTTAAAATACGTTTGATTAATGATAAAACAAGTGCTTACAAGATTATTAGTAAATTCAAAATTGATAACCTAACTTATTCTATAAAATAATGGACGAATTTGAAGTAATACAGGATTATTCAATAATTGATGCGTTTATCAATCAAAATCTTGCTGATTTTAATCGTAAGCTTTTTGGTAATCGTGATGAACATACTGGATATTTCGATGAGGTAGATATGGAAGATGAAACTGACAATAATGTTGTTATCCCTGATGAAACAGAATATGAACAACCTACCGAGGAATATAGTTCTGATGAAATGATGGAAGATGATGCTTATAATTTTGTGTTTGACGGAGAAGGTGGTATATTTACAGGTCCTACTACAGGGCCGGGTCATGGCGGTGGTGGCGGGGGTGGCGGAAAAACTAAAAGCACTTTAGGTGAAAATATTGCAGCAATCGAAAGCGGTGGTAAGTATAGTGCTACTAATAAGAATAGTTCAGCTACAGGAAAATATCAATTTCTATGGGGAGATTGGGGTAAAAGTATTATGAAGGTTACAGGTGTTAAATCTCAAAAAGAGTTTTTAGATAGTCCAACAGCCCAGGAAAAATATTATTCTTTTTATGAAAAAACTTATCTCCTTCCCGAAGTTCAAAAGATAAGAAAAGAGATCAAGACAGCTTTGACAGATATGCAACTTGCAAAGTTAGTGCATTTTCGTGGTGAGGGCGGAGCAAGAAAATATTTGAAAGGAGAATTGAAGGATAAACCTGAATCCTACAATATTCCTATTTCTAAATATATAAAACAATCTGGTGGAAACGTTGCAGTAACGCCGGAACAACAATATCTAGGACTGAACGACAGTTCTATTGATAATCTTTTCATACCATTACAAGGGACAAATCCTATACGTGGGTTGGACAATGGTCAACCCGTATACGTTAGAGATGAAACAGGTAATGAGACAGTTTTACATGGAGCAGATGATGTTGCGTATATGACAGGCGGTGTGCATGAAAAAAGACTTTCTAAAAAGTATAAAACACAAGCTGGTGGAAGCATAGTTGACTTATTAAATTCGCATGGTATTGATGGTTCTTATGCTAATCGTAAGAGATTGTTTAATGATTATTTTGCTGGCAATTATTCTGGAACGGCTGAACAGAATACCAGGCTTTTTAGGGAAATAAATGCTGGAAAATTACAAGTTCCTGGATATGGCGCAGCTAAAGTTGTAAAAAAAGATGCAAATAAATCTAAATTGGAATCTGGTGTAGTTGTTGATAAGAGAACTAATCAAGGTTATGTCATAAGAAATGGCAAAGTGCAAAAGCAATTCCCTGTTCTTACTGGTAAGAATACTGAAGGTAATTACAATAAGTATTCTATGCAGCAGCTTGAAGCAAATCCTGATTTTCGAAATACTCCTATGGGTGCTTATTATTTAAACCCGGCTGATAATATTTACGGTATCCCTGGTTTTGATATGAGTCCTTTGAATTATGAAGGTTCTAGTCCAGAAGCTTTTGCTTTAGCTATGCACACTACTTACGACCCAAAAGTTCGTAGTAAATATTATAATACAACTAACGCTAATCAAAGTTTCGGTTGTATTAATTGTCGTAAACAAGATATGCAGTACGTTAATCAACAATTTCCAAAAGGTGATACTTTGATGGTAATTGATTCAAAAAAAGGTCAAAGTCTGAAAAATCTTGGTATTACGAAATAAACTTAAAAGTTGAAAAATGAAGTACAAGAGTAAATTTAAGAGATTAAAGGCACAAGGCGGTATTCTTAACGAAGACCCGCAATTTTTTATGCCTACTAACGATCAGCAGAATTTTAACTGGATGAATCTTGCCCAACCTTCTCCTGTTAATCCGTCTGGTGTTACACCAGGTCCTAGAGTTACTTCTGAAGGTACACCTGTTAAGGATACTGGCAAAGTTGTTCCTTTGGAAAGAGATGCTGCTGGTAATTTGTACAACGTTAATGAGGAACGTGTAAAAGTTGGTACTGGAAGATTTACAGAAAATCCATATGTTAAAGGATTTAATTATGCGGCCAGTACTATTACAGGTATTGCAAACATGATTCAAAATAATAAGTTAAAGGATAAGGAATACAAAACACTTGTTCATTCATTAGAACCTGCTTACTTCGAGAATATGGAAGGTGAAGGTTTAAATAATTTACCTATGTATACGCAGTATGGTGGTGGTCCTGCAGGGTTTGGTCCTAATCTTGAACATCCTGGTATTGCGCATGAAGCATTCTATGGTGATATGTCTATACCTTCTGGTGCGAATAGTTATAAATATGGCGGATGTAAGCGTAAATATCAGGCTGGTGGTTTATCGTCAGAGAAAGCTAAGAAAATGTTGAAAGAAGGTATTGTCAATGGTAAACCTTTAACCGATGCGCAAAAGCGTTATTTTGGATGGATTGCTGGTGGAAGAAAACAAGGTGGTGGAAATGGTCAAGATCAGATCGCTCAGATTATACAATTGTTTGCTCAGTTGCAGGGAGAAGACCCTCGTGATATAATGGCACAATTACAACAAATGCAACCGGAAGAACAGCAACAGGCTATTGCTCAAATGGCCGAAGCTATTCAGGCAGAACAACAAGGTGGTCAGCAAATGCAAACAGGTGGTGTTATTTTTCCGTCTGCTCCTGCAACTACTACTGCTTCTGGATATACGCCTCAAGAAAGTTATTATCGTTCAAGTGCTACATTGTCACATTATAAAGATTTATTGAATGATAAATTAAAGGAAAAGAATCCAAAGGCTTTTCAGGATTATTTTAAAGGTCTTGTTGATCTTAGGAGAGCAGGTAAACAACCTGATGCTTTAAAATATGTACAGGAAACACCTTATGAAGAATATCTTAGTCCAGAAGAAGTGCAGTCAACTTTAGGGGCTGATGATTATCAAAAATATTTACAAAGTTTACAAGAAGTAAATCAGTATAATGTTGTTCAAGGTAAGCAGCCTTTATACGGTGATGTTGAAGGTCAAAACGATGTTACAAAATTGAATTATGGAAGACGTTTTGCTAGTTTGCAATTAACTCCTACTGTAGCTGCTTCAAATACTGAAGGAACTAAACGCTATAATCGTAGCTATAAGTATAATCCTGAAACAGGAAATGTTGAGTTCACTGAAGAAGGTGATCTTAGTATGCGTCCTTCTTATATTACCGATATTCCTGGAATTAAGAAATATGGTGGTAGAGTAAAGCAAGTAGGCGGTGTTATACCGCAAATTGACCCGGCTGTAGTTTTTAAAAATAAATTTATGCAGTTGGGTAATCAGCACAATCAAGCTTATGCTGCGTATACGAATGCTATTGATAATAATCTTGCACAGGATGAACTGTCTAAAGCTGCTCAAATATTGCAGAATGCCAGAGGACAAATAATTCAAACTGGACTTGAAGCGCAAAAACAAGGATTTGTTTTTGAAGGTGGTAGTTCTAATCCAAATGCTTACATGAAGGATGAGCTTTACACTCAGTTTCCGAATTTAGTTCGCAAGCAAACGGGTGGTATTAAGAAGTATCACAAAGGTGGTCGTCATTCTTATAAAATGTATGATGGTTATCATCGTATGCCTGATGGTACTATTATGTCTAATGATGAAATGCCGAATGTATATGGATTACCGGATGGTATGGAGCAATATGCAGATGTAGAAGCTGAAGCAGGTGAGGTTATACAAAATCAAAATGGTGGATACGCAAAGGTGGCTGATAACGCTAATACGCATGAGCAGGGTGGTGAAATGATTCCTAATGTAAAACGTGTACTTGAAGATACTTCTGATAAGCGTAAGGATAAAGGTTCAAAAGCATTAAAGGTTAAACCTGCGGTCATGGAAGAAGCGTTTGGTATCAAAATCAAAGGCGATACAACTCATGCAAGAGCTTTTGAAACCGCTAAGAAAGAACTTGATAAATCAAACAAACAATACAGTACTGCTAAGAAAGATGCAAACTTACGCACTAACTTAGATAAAACTGGTATGAATACACTCCGTTTAAACGAGCAATTTCAAAGTGAACTTCCTACTGAAGATGACATCTTTGAATTATTGTTTCTTCATCAAGAAGGTGTAAAAGCGTCTAACGGAATAAACGACGATGGTTCTATGGCTAAATATGGTAAGTCTAAAAAGCAAAAGAATATTTATCAAACAGGTGGTCTTAAAGGTAAGCAGAATGTTTCTAAAAAGTTAAAGACTCCAAAGGGTAATATCAATCAGGTTACTTATCCGGGTGGTCTTTCTGCTCTTGTTGATAAATGGAAAGATTTAATTCCTGGTATCGAGAATGTAACTGACCCTGCGAAGTTTCAACAAATGACGTATGATTATTTATTGAAGAATCAACCTGAGCTTATTGACCAAACGATTTGGGGTGAGGGTTTGAATCGTGAAGGTATCAACCTGTTAAAGAGTGGTAAGAATAAGGCTTTCAACGAAGCAGTTGGACGTGCATTTGACCCGAAGACTTTTGCAGTAAAACCAGGTTATACTTTTACCCAGGCTGATCGTGAGGCGTTGGGTGCAGCTTATCCTGATAGTTATTTGATGAATAGATTGGTTGTACCGGATGTTACTACGTCTACTACACCTGATGAGCAAGCTCCTGCTTCACCCGTTACACCGGGTGCGTCTTTTAACCCAGGTGTTAATGTAAATCCTCGTTTTATTCGTCAACCTGAGAACAGGTTTCATGAGCCTACTTATTGGTCGGACATTGCTGCTCCAATGGCAGGTCTTGTGGATTCATTCAGACGCTCTCCTGAGCTTTATAATCCGGTAGAATTTCACCAGCTTCGTTACAAGCTACTTGACCCTACAGCCGCATTAACGGCTAATCAGGCAGATTTCAACGCTGCTGTACAAGGTAGTAATGAAATGGGTACTGGTGCTGGTCAATCGAATGTTGCCAACATGCTCGGTCAGAAATATCGTGCTAATAACCAGATTTTAAGTCAGTATGAGAATCAAAATGCTGGTATTAAGAATCAGGAGATCACGTATAATACACAAGTTCGTGATAAACAAAGTGTTGCAGATGCTCAGTCTCGTGGAGAGTTTTACAAAAATGTTCTTCTTGGTCGTGAAGCTCAGCGTCAGCAATTCCTTACATCCCTGGGTCAGCTTAGTCGTGTAGATCAGCTTAAACGCCGCCAAAACGTTAGTGGTAATTTAATGCTGAAACTTAGCCCGGCTTTCGATCAATTTGGGGAATATAACGATTATCAGTATGCTCCTTATCTTGACCCTTCTATGGTTAATTATAATGATAATCAACCGATAAAGATGACCTCGAAGGGTAAAACTCGCAAGACAACTACCTGGAAAGATGCAGCAGGAACGGTACACAAAACTACGACCTCTGATTAATTATAACGAAAAGCCGTGATCTTTGTCACGGTTTTTCATTACATTTTTCAAATTATCATCGAATCTAATTATATTTGCATTAATTTTTAACAATCAATAGGATATGCCAATTTCAAGTGTTAGTAGAGTTTTCGTTGCACCAGACCCGGTGATGGAAACGGACCTGGAATTGCTTGGTAAGGTAAATACCTATCAGCAAGCCAAGTTCGATGCGGGGGCTTCTGCGTTACAACAGGAAGTGAATAACTGGGCAGCAATGACTCAAATTGCTAAGCCGGAATTGCGTCAATACGCAAATGCCAAACTTGTTAATCTGGTGAACGGTATAAATAATCTTGGCGGTGTAAATCTGTCGGATATTAATAACGTAAATTCTTTGAAGGCCCAGGGTTATAATATTTACGGCGATCAGGTTATCATGGATGGTATTGGAACAACTATGAAGATGAAGGCTTTGCAGAACGATGCGAGAACTAAATTGTCTGGTAAAGATGGTGGTAAATACGATAGTGCTGTTTCTAACTATTTGATGAAAGGATACAATGAATGGGCCACTGACGGTGATATTAATAACACTCGTTATGATGGACCTACCGAATTACCGCAGGGTAATATGAACATGATTAATGAAAAGGTACAGAAATATTTAAAAGCCTTGACCCCGGATTCTGATGCAGCACCACAAGGTGAATTAGCTAAGAGTTATGGTTATTTTCAGTTTGAAGGAAAATGGTTGAAAGGTGATCGTATTCGTGAAGCGATTGATGCTGTTACTGACGAGAACGATTCTCTTGTTTTCAGAGCGCATGGATGGTCAGCTTTACGTGGTGATACCGATCAAATACTTCAAACCAAGATCGGTCTAACATATGACGCTACTGCTAACGCTATAAAGGAAAACATTAATCAGCTTAACACGCAACTTAATAACACTTCTGATGCTGCTACAAAAATGCAAATTCAGAATTTGATCGGTCAACAAACACAAGCTCTTTCTACAAATGCAAAGGAAAAAGCTAGTATTACGTCTCAAAGAGCTTTGACTCAGGGTCAGCGTGAAGGTATTCAGGAATCTTTATATCGTAGTGCATGGCGTAATAATGTTCAGAATAGTTTTGGTTTTCAGCAGAGAAAGACTGAATATAAAGCCAACATGCCGTTGATCTTTCATGATCGTATGGAAATTCAGGCTCAGCAATGGGCAAAGGATTATGATCTTAGAGTTAAGGAATATGAACTTCGTAAGAATAAAGCGGAGTTTGAAATGGGTAAAGATGGTGTAAATTCGTTTACCTATAATCCTAATTTACCGTTTACTCAACAAACTTTAACTGGTACGAATAATCAAATGGAAAGTCCGGTTAAAATGATTGACCAGTTTAATACTGAATATTTCCAGGCTAATTATGCTTATTATAGACAGTTATATAACTTGGTCGGCGCACATGATACTAAAGGAAGATTTGAAAATAAAAATGGAGAGTGGATTCCAAAACCTGCATATGTGGGACAAATTGATAAAGAAGTCGGAGATATGGTTGCGAAGATGGACAATTACGCAAATCTAAGTACTGCTGAGCGTGATGAATTAAATAAATTGTTACCTACTGACCCAACTGAATTACAAGGTCTTTTTCAATTTAAAGGTCGATTAACTTCGTTAAAAGCGTTTAGTAAAATTGCCCAGGATAAAGAAACAGATATTATCAATTCTGCTATAGCTCATGGTAAGGTTGGTTTTGATTGGCGTAATTTAATGGTTCGTGTAACTGACGGTAATACTGTTAAAGATATGCCTGTTCAAGATGCTATTTCTCTTGGAGCAGTTGATACACCTGGTGGTAGACGTGGCGTTTTTAGTGATGAAGCAAAAATAAGTGCAGTTCCGGGAGTGAAATATCCTGAAGGTTTTGATATTGCTGGTAGAGCAGGATTGAGTGAATTAGTAGATGTAGGTTTTGGTTACATACCTCGTGATGCAAGTGATTCTGACATTTACACAATGAAAACATTGAGAAAGTATGTTAATGGTAAAAGAGATGATGCTGAAAAGATTTATATAAAAGAAGGTGGTGCTGTATTTAATAACTTCAGTGTACCTTTACCTATTGCAGGTCTTACTAAATTTCAAAAAGAAGTTGTACAAAAGCAGCTTACGGGTTTTGTTGAAACTGATGATGCTGAATCAATAAATCCTCTTGAAGGACAAGTTCAATATAATTTCAGTTCCAATAAACCATCTTACCAGGTAAAAGTTGAATATAAGAAAGGTGGAAAACAGCAAGCCCCGGTGTGGGTAGATATTACTCAGACTGTTACTGATAATTTGAATAATAATTCTTTTGGTATTCATAGTGCGTTTCCTAAAAGTGATCTTTCTCATGTATGGGGATTAACGCTTAGTAAAGATGGTTCTACACCTTTTAGTCAAAAGGATAATTATAAAGACGCTATTCGTACTACACTGGATAATTATCCGTTCCAGGTTTCTACTGTTAAAAACATGGTTAACGGTAGTCAGGGAACAAGGGTAAAAGTTGCTTTACCTATCGGTGGTGGAAAAACTATTGAAGTTAACGTGAAGAACTTTGAAACAGGAACAATGTTGTTTCCACCGGATGTGGAAATGGTTCAGCGTTATCTTGACGTTGTTTTAGGTACGCCTGAGAAAAAAGCAATGTTTTATAAATTACATGGATTAGAACAACCTAAATAATTATGCCAGATATAGGTAAATATTCGCCGGAACAACCCTTTGTTCCGCATCAATTCTTACAGATTAACCTCAGCAATGCTTTTATACCGAGAGTTACTGCGCCTGAGACATTAAGTCCTACAGGTGTCGGTCAGGGTAGTAGCACCTGGAAGTTTTTCATGCAAGGTGCGAATAATCCTTTTGCTGGTCGTGGTATAGTTCCTGGCGCACCTGCAGCCGAAGCCGATTATTACAGCAATCAAAAGTTTCTTTCGGATTCCGACGATTATCAATCTGGTAATAATTATCAGGATTTAGGATTTCTTATTGGTCGTGATAATGAGGATTTGTGGGCTAAGAATCGTACATGGTGGGATGAAACTTTCAATACCGTTATTCGTTTATTAGATAAAACAGGAGCTTATGCAGTTCAAGGTATTGGCTTCTTAGGTGGATTAGTAGGCTTAGGTAATAAGAATAACAACTACCATAGTGGAAGTAATTTCGCTGACTGGATTGCAGGAGCGTCTGATAACGGTCTTGCTTCATGGGGTAGAGATGCTGCTGAAGATGTAGATAATATTTATCGTCCTATTTATAATGAAGCTAGTGATCGTGATGCAGGTTTCTTTTCACGTATGTTTACCGATCTTGATTTTTGGAAAGGTGATGTAGTTGACGGTGCTGCATTTTTACTTTCTGCATACGCAACAGGTAATATATTTAATGGATTAAACTTGGGTGGTGCGGCTGTACGTGGTATTAACGCACTTCGTGGATTGCAATTCGCTGATGAAGCTGCTGCACTTTCTGCTGAAGGTTTGAGCGGTATGTCAGAAGCAGCGATGTTATCTCGTGGTGCTACTGCTACGGTTGAAGCTGCACCCGTAATCCCAGGCGTTCTTTCTCGTGAAGCAGGAGCAGTGGTTACTGATATGGCTAAAACTATCGGTAATAGTCCTTTGGCAAAGGGAATGAATATGGGTATCAATACCCTTATGCTTACTGCTTCGGAGTCATTAACTGAAGCGGCTGCGTTGAAAAATGAATTGGCTGATAAATTATTAAAAGAAGTTAATTTTGACGGTACTGCTAAATACACACCTGAACAAGTTCGTGATATTACCGCTCGTGCTGGAAGAAATAGTTTCTTGATGAATATGTTGGTTCTTGGACCATCGAACCTGTGGGAAGTAAAGATGTTGTTTGGAAAAGGTTCTTTGCTTTCTACACGTAACGCTTCGAATAAATATGTACGTCATGAAGCTGGATTATTATCCGATGCTGAAATTGTAAAGCGTACATTTGGACAGCAAGGTTTTGATTATTTGAAAGCTGCTGGTAAAGGGGTACTTATTGAAGGTTTTTGGGAAGAAAATATTCAACTTGCTATTGAACGTAGTAATCAAGACCCGGCTACTATTGATGAAGGTTTTTATAATAATATTGGTCGTGCTTTAAATAAATATATAAACCAAACTGGTTCTGCGTTATCGGGAGATGACAGAGATGCTTCTATGAGTATAGGCATAGGTGGTATCATAGGTGGTGGTATGTCTGTGCGTGGTCGTTATTCAGAATTGAGAAATTTAAAAAGAGATGTTACTAATTACAATGCTGCCGTAAGCAGTTTTAGAAACACATCTAAGAATTTCTATGAAGTAAATCCCGATGGGACTTTGGCGGTTGACGATAACGGTAACCCAAAGATTAACACCAATAATGTTATTTCTTTCATGTCAGCAATGAACAAAACGCTTAGTATGACTGAGCTTGCTGATAATTTGAAGGTTAAGAATATGAATTTACTTCACGATATTGTTGATAACGATAATATCGCTCGTTTAGTAAAAGCTTACGCTGACAACGGAATGGTTGATGTTCTTTTGAATAAGGTTAACAACGCTAAGAATTTCAAAGGAGAAGATTTGATGTTAATGGGTCTTACATCTGACCAGACTCAGAATGCTAAGCGTTTGGATTACGTAAAAAAGAAGATAGAACTTCATAAAAATATATACGATAATGTTCAACAAAATTTTATTGTAAATATTAAAAATGATGATAAGCGTGGTACTAAGGCTTCTTTGATGAAACAAACATTATATTTCTTATCTACAAGAGCGGCGCATCTTGCCGAATTAAGAGATAAGACTCAGAATGAAGTTGAAGCTGTAGGTAGTGAACTTGCTGCACGTTATACTTCTCCAACAGATAGTATGGTTGATAGTTTAAATGATTTGCATAACAATTATCTTTCAGCTAAGAAACGTGTTGATATGCTTTCAACTCAAACGCTGTATCTACCGTCTACTGTAAGAGGTTTACCAGATTCAGATACAGAGACTATTGACCTGGGTAACGGTACTAAAATTACAACACCTAAAAAGCAAAAGCCAGTTCATCGTGAAGAAATACAGGCCGTAGATGAAGAAACTTTGAGTCAGGCTGTAACTGAAATGACTAATGCAGAAGCAGCTTTAAAACAATTTCTAATTGATAACAAGGATGAAGTTAAGAATCTTCGCAAGAATGCGGATGGTTCTTTTCGTTATGAGATACCGGAAAGAAATCGTTTATCTTACGATAGCGGAAAAGTTAGAAAGGAACGAATCGTTAAGGATATTGACATGGCTCGTAATGCCACGTTAAATGTTTACAATCGTATTTCTGATGCTAAATATGGTGAGCGTTATTGGGACACTGTTTACGGAAGAAGAAAGATGGAATTACAGGAACAAGTGGTTAATGACGATAGTGATGAAATTCAGGGTAATCTACCTGATGAGAATTTACCTGATGGTCCTACAGGTCCTAAAACTGAAGGTGAAGAACCGATAAGCCCTGAGAAGAAGGAGAAGATGAAAGCTGATAAGAAGAATGAAGATGAGCTTCGTGAAGAAGAACAGCAGTTGAACGAAGAAAAGGAATATTTGAATTCTAAGGAAGAAACTTTGACCAAAGCGGAAGAAGATCGCCTGGAAGAAATTGATGATCGCCTTGATACAATTGAGAAAATTCGTGAACAGAAATTTGATGAAGCTAAAAATGAAGTAAAGGTTGATGAATCAAAAAATATCAAACCTGAAGATAAGGCTGATTATAAAGAAGTATTGAACAAGATTTCTGAGAATAAAAAACGTTCTAAGAAATTTAATACTCATTACGAGGTGGATGGTGAATATTATCGTAAGGTTTCTGAGATCATCGGTGATAATGTTACTGTTGACCAGTCTGCTGCAAACAAAGGTTATACTGTTGATGCAATAGTAAAGGCTTTCTTTGCAAACGAATTAACGGATGAGTTTTATAAAGACATGGTTTCAAAGATTTCTGAAGAAGCTTTGAATGATATGGTTAAGCAATTAACCGCTATTAGACAAAATTTGCAAAATCAGGGTATTGAAATCATTGATAGCAATGTTATAGTATTTGATGAGAATTTGAAGGTAGCTGGTGAAATTGATTTACTAGGTGTAGATAAAAAAGGTAACTTTAAGATTTACGAAATATCTGCACGTAGACCTGAAGTTTATCGTGTGTACGGTAAATCGGGCAAAGGTATAAGTATTCGTGAACTTGATGGTAAGCGTCTTTCTGCATATCGTAATCTATTCGCAAACCAGTATGGTATTGTTCCTGATGAGATCAGTGTAATGTTTCCATTTGCTATTACTTATGATAAAGCAGACCCTAATGGTTTTATTGAAAGTGCTAAGTTAAAACAGAAGATTCGTTTTGTTCCTGAACGTAATGTTGAGATCAAGATGAAAATTTTCAAACCAATTCGTTCAGGTAGTAAGTTTGATGCGTTTGATCTGTTCACGTATTTCGCTAACACGTATATTCCCGCAACAATGAAGGAAGCTCGTGATAAGCTGAATTTCCTTTTCAGAAATGAAACGTTTGCGAATATCAAAAAGGAAATGACTTTGCGTATAGCCGATTTGCAGGGCGAGTTTCAATCATCTTATGATAAGCAACAAGAAATATTATCTGGTAACGATAATAAATCAACTCTTAACAAAGCGGCTTATCGTAATAGTTTTGGAAACCGTGTAGAGTTTGATAATTTGTATGCGCTTCGTAGTCCAAAATCAATGTCCCTGTTCTACGATAAAGAACTTATTGGTTACTTGTCACCGATACCTGCTCTTGCATATAGAGATAAGCAAGGTAAGTATCATGTTTTGAGTGCAGCTACAGACCAGGCGACATATACTGAATTAACAGGTAACGCTGCTCAGACATATGGAGATTTCCAGAAGCTTGCAAAAGCGTATTCATCTGTTTACGCTCATTTAATAGGAAAACTTGAAGAAAGTGGTCAGAAAGAAATCATTATTGATAGCAAAGACCTTCAGGATTTATTCGATGTAACTTTGAGCTATGGTGAACTTGATACTATGAAATCAAATGAAACACGTCCTACGTTGAATGATCTTGATTTCAAAGGTGTAACGGTTGGTAATAGAAAGAATGTAGTTACTGTTGCGAATATTGATGAGTTTGACAGTATTCGTGTTGTAATGGATAAGAACAAAGCGACAAAGACTGCGAAACAAAAATTGCAGGATTTGGACCGTTGGGCCAATAATAATCTCAGTTCTATTAAATCCGCAGTTACAGATAAGAACGGTAAGAAGGTTACTAACTGGGTTGGCATTGTAGAGACACCTAATGGTGATTTTAAGATAATCAGTTTACGTGAAAAGGGTAATATCCCTGTTGACTTAAACGAAGATTTTGTAGTAAACCTGGGTGATAAGTTTACAGCTTCGGTAAAGACTACTGTATTTAAAAATTCAAACCTGCAGGTTGTTCCAAAGGTTTCCGAGGGTACTATAAATATTGATCTGAAAGATGCTGAGATCATGGGTAAGGTTTATACGGCTGAGGACGTGGAAAGTATAGAACAATTCGGTCTTGACCCATCGGACCTGCATTCTGAAACAAATGACGAGAAAGTTAATTCTTTCTTAAATTCTCTTTCGGAAGATGAGGTGTCAGCGATTAATGGTAAATTTGCCGCCTTCCCTCAAACAATTGCGGAACTGTCAAAAGACATCATTGATGAGTATCATGCTGGTATGTGGAGTAATATTGAGGATTTCCTTAACGATTTAAAAAATTGTCCGTAATGGCGCAATGCGTAAATATCAATCATCCGAACTTTAAGGTTTTAGAAAAAGAATTAGGTTTCAACATGGCTCATAGTTTAACAGTTGAGAATGGATATAAATATCCAACTCTTGATGAAGCTGTGACTATGATTCGTGGTACTAAGATGAAACAATTCAAATCGGCGATTGTTCATATGCGTAATTTGAAAGCACCTACTGTTGAAGACCTGCTTAAAGGTTTCAACGGTATTGTACGAAAGTATGGTGATACATATTATGTTGTGAACGGTAGTCGTATTTCTGAAGCACCTGCTCCTATTTCTGCTACAGAAGTTGAACAGGCGAACATTCGTTTCCTTGAAGCGGTGAATGATACATTTGGTGGTATCTTTAAACTTTCTGGTACACCTGGTGCAGTTAAAGGTATAAAGCTTATTACGGGTAATGAAAATATTAAAGAGGGTATAACGCTTCCTACTACGTTCGATGAATCAAATCTATTGGGAGATGTTGCTGATGATGTAAAACAATTTCGTAATTCCAATAAGACAATGGGTTCAGCATACCTTAGAAATGCTCAATGGTTTGCTGAAGGTTTTATTCCTGGCCCTGCGTCAATGAAGAATAATGTAAAGCTTCCTTATGCAAATAAATCCATTGCGAAAAAGCTTGCAACTCTTAGAACAAAATTTGAAAGTCTTGGTAGCTCAAAAGTTGATAAGGCAGCAAAGGAAAAGATTAAGAATGACATGTTTTCACTTGCTGACCAGGCGTTCACTGAGTTCAAAGAAGCTTTGAAGAAAAATCTAGGTTCATTATTCGAAGCATGGGATAAAAATCTTATTGCTCGTTCACGTCATTGGTACGATGGTGCGAACCGTATTGCTCAGAACTTTTCTACAACATATGGTTTACCACTTGAAGCTACTGCTGGTATTCTTGCTGTTCTTTCTCCACAGAACGAATGGTTTAATAATATTAGTGGTGCAGATCGTGTAATGAATGTTTTGAAAAATCACATGACTACTCCTGTTAGTTCAGCTATGTACGATAACGCTATTAATCTTAGTAAAGGTGAACCTTTCGAAGGAGTTGTTCGTGCGCTAAAAGAACAACTTACTGATAAATCAATCGGTGATATTCTAGGTCTTGCTGATAACAATACCGTGTATAATGATATTGCAGCAAACGTTCTTCGTGTTATTGATATGACTGTACATGGTCCTGAAGTGCAAGTTGTGACACCAGAAGGTGAAGCATCTGGTATTAAGACCGATGTTGGTGGATTGACACGTTTTGCCTGGGGTAGCACAGCAGAAATATTCAAAGCTATTTCTATCTTCCAAAACCCGACTATTGAAAACATTTCAGAGAAAATAGGTAAAGGTAACAAGGTTCGTAATTTCTATAATAACATTGTAAGTCCAAATTCTGACAAAGGTCAGGTTACTGTTGACACTCATGCTATGGGTGCAGCTTTTTTAAATGTTATCAGTGCAGAAGAAGCAAGCGCAATGAATCTGTTCAGATCAGGTGGTTCACCTATTTATGCCGTTATAAAGCAAGCATATCAGGAAATAGGCGCAGAGAAAGGTTTACGTCCTCGTGAAGTACAAAGTATTACATGGGAAGCTATTCGTTTGCTGATTAAAGAAGCAGATAAGACGGATGCTAACCGTGATGAAATAAATAAAATTTGGGAACAAGTTCAAAATAAAAAGTTAACTCATGAGCAAGCAATCACAAACATTATTGGACGATTCAGCTTCGGAAATCCTCAGTGGAATAGACCAACCAACACAGGAGCAAATAAAAGCGGTGTGCGAACAACTGAAGCTGCCATTCAACAGAGAGAACTCGATAGCGGTGATATACGGGGACAACAGTTACCAACCGGAGAGACAACTCCCGGAGTGGTTGAAGACGATGTAAAACTGGATGTTAATAAAACTGGTAAGACTCAGGAATTCTTTTCTGATGTCGTTAGCGGTAAAAGTGAAAAGTTTAAACCTAAAAAAGAATGGTCTCCGATATTATCATTTAATATACTTCAGGCAAAGTTTAAAAAGATATATGATAAATTCAAAGGTAATTTTGATAATCATATAGCTGCGTCTATTCCTACATTTAGAGAAACACAAATCAAAGTTGGTGCTGCATTGCAAAACATGTATGCGAATGGTGGATTAATTTATGACATTGGTGGTTCTGAAGGTGGTTTTGTTAAAGCAATCACTCTCGGTTCTGAAGGTAAAATAAAATCAATTAACCTGGACGTTAATGAAGAAATGCAGAAAGCGCATAACGCTAATCCTGTAGAAGGTAGTGATTATGTGAAAGAAGCTTTCTATGAATCATATACTGACGAAGAAACTGGTGTTACTTATCCTAAACATGTTCCTGCAGAAAAAGCTGATGTGGTACATGAGAGCATGGTGTTTCAATTTATTTCTCCTGAACGCAAACAGTTCATTAAAGAAATAAAAAGTAAATATATTAAACCTGATGGTATTGTATTACTTGAGGAAAAGATTGTTCCTGAATCTGAAGAAGAATGGTTGGCTAATGAAAAGAAGAAAGATGCTTATAAACTTCAATCATTCCCACAAGAAGCTATTACTGAAAAGGCCGAGCAAGTTCTTGCTGGTATGAAAACTAACCAGACATCTGAACAGGATTTGATTGATAATTTGAAATCTAATTTCAAACATGTTGCTGCTTACTGGGATGCTGGAAATTTCAAAGGATATATTGCTTCTGATTCACAACAAAAAGTTAATGAGTTTTTAGCGTCTATTGGTGGTACAATTACATCTAAATATAGTTCTTCTCAAAGTAAGTTGACTGCAGATAGTTCTTTATTTACAGAACCTAACGAAGAAGTTAAGGCTATTGCTGATGAATACAAGAGTGAAAAAGGACTTAATATTTCTCCTGGTGTTAAGATATATACTATTGATGTACAATTTGGAAAGAAGATCGCCGATGCTTACATGGCGATGAAAGATGAGCCTAATAATCCTGAAGTAAAGGCATCATATGAAGCTTTCGCAAATGAAACAATTGACCAATATAATTTCCTTATAAGTAAAGGATATACTTTTGAATTGTTTGATGGTGCTGGTGAACCCTATGCTGATGCTCCAAGCGCAATGGCTGACATTAGAGATAATAAACATTTTTATATCCTGTCAACTAATAAGTATTACGGACCAAATGCGATCACCGATCAACAAAGAAAAGAGAATCCTTTCTTACAAGAAAGTGGTTTAACTGATCTTAAAGGAAATGCGTTATTGGTTAATGACGTATTTAGAGGTGTGCATGATCTGTTCGGACATGCTGAAAGAGGAAATGGTTTTGGTCCTATTGGTGAAGAAAACGCCTGGGATGTTCATGCTCGTATGTATACACCGTTGGCACGTAGAGCTATGACTGTAGAAACTCGTGGTCATACAAGTATGATCGAGTTTGGACCACAAGCTAGAAATGAAGCAGGTGAGGTTACAAGAGTTATTGATGAAAACGATACACCTCTTGCTGACCCTCAATATCCTGTTGCTAAGATAGGATTATTACCTCTTGAATTTTCATTGTTATCCGAAGAAATTGGTGAAGAACGTATAGGTGTTAAACCTCATCCGCAAGCCGTTAAAGTTGAGTTCGATGAACAAGTTTTGGCCAAAGTAACTGCGAACAATTCAGAGCAAGAAAAACCTGAAGATATTGGTTGGAAACCTGTTGATACTGATGTAGAGTTTCAGAAGTTACATGAAGAACAGTTTACTGCTGAACAGAAGAAACGTTTCTCATTGGATAACGTTATTCGTATGTTGAAAAACAAATTCGGTGTGAAAGTGGTTGTGGTAAACGAACCAGGAAGTTTCTGGCGTGGTAAATATGCAAACGGTGTTATCACAATCAACGAAGCTTATGTAAGCCCTGATACCCCATTCCACGAGGTTATTCACCCTTTCATTGACGTTATTAAAAAGGATAACCCTGAACTGTATAATGCGTTAATGGAAGAAGTTAAGAATAGTGAGAGCGGTAAAGAATCATTTGAATACGTTAAAACTGCTTATCCAGAGCTTAGTGAATCTGACCAGTGGGATGAAGTTTTGGTAATGGAGCTTGGTCGTATGTCTGCTCGTCAAGATTTAGAAAACAATGAAGGTAAAACATTGTTCGGTAAGTTTATTGATTGGCTAAAAACTACACTTGCGAAGATGGGTATCATGACTCAGAATTTCCGTAGCAACATGAGTATGCAGGAATTTGCTGACTTGATAGTTAATCCGTCTTTTGTATTCGATCTGAATAAAAAGGTAAGTTCTGAAAATCACGCTGAGCGTTTTTCTAAACTTTCAAATACATTTGATGAAGTTATTAATAACGTTCGTCAGAAGTTACAGGTTGATGCAGTTTTACGTACAAAAAACATGAGTGAAGATGTTTTAAGAAGAAAGTTTTTCTTTGGTAAGATTGCTGAGTTATTGGCTGCTGACCCAAGAGACTTGAAAGCTATTGACAATTTTATTATATCGTCTGCTGTCAATTTGAAAAAATTGAATGAAAAGTTTCAAGAATTCAAAGATGCTTTCGATGCTAAGAGAACAAAATCAAAGGATGATCTTGCTAAGTTGAGTCAGTTATTAAATGAGATAGAAGATTGCATTACTTTGTACGAGGATGTTGATTTGCTTATTACTTCTGTACTAGATGAATTTCCTGATGCTGAAGATAGCATTGGTAATTTGAAAAAGAATTATCGTCGTGAAGCTGCTTTGATAAATGATTACAAAGCTTATGCAAAGGAACTTATTGTAAACTGGTTATTCCCTCACGCAAATAGTGCGATCAACCAGGCTCTTGCGACTGATAAACCTTTTAACATCGTATCTAAAGCTACGTATGAAGCTGTACAAAAGGAAATGCAAGCTAATAATTTAACTCCGAGTAAGCGTCAGATTTTAGAAGAAGCTTTCAAGCGTGAACTTGCTACTTATATTACAACTGCCAAAAAGGACGCTAGTGCTGTAACGCAATTCTTAGGACCACTGTTGCATTCTCGTGACCCGTTGTCTTCGTTGATAGCTAGATCAGTTGTAGAAGAATATACCGGGGCTTTAAAGAAAGGTTTAACTATTCAGGATAAACTTACAAAATTGGTACGAAGAACCAGAGGTCTTCCTGTATTCAATACTAATAAGGACCATTTTGATTTCTATGCAAAATATATGCGTCAAGCTGATTCATATGAATACAAAGGTGTAAATCAAAAAGGTGAACCTGAGTATCATTATGTAAAACGTTGGGCTTTCCACGAAGAATACAAGTGGGATGAATTTTACAAGGCGAAAAGAACAATGGAAGAAAAGATAGGTGTCGCTCCATCAAAGAACGATGTTGTTAAATACGCTGCCTGGAAGAAAGCTCGTGACGCTTGGTATTCTGTTCATACTGTGAAAACGGGTAATGGTTATATCCCGGCTACTACGTATAAGAATCCTGATTTTGTAGCATTGCAATCTGACCCATTGTTTAAAGAACTTTATGGTTCATATAAACAAGCTAATGAACTTGCTGGTAAGGCTGGATTAAAATATGGTATTATTCCTCAGAGAAGTATTATAACAGCAAAGGTTGAGAAGGGTAAAGTTGCTCAGGATATACTTGAGAAAATAAGATTGTTTGTTGGAGAAGATGACCAGGTTTATTTCAGTCAGAAAAATAACTTGAAGGAAAGAAGAACTGTTCCTTTACCATTTACTAGAATGGTTGAGGATAATGATTTAAGTTTTGATCTACTGAATTCAGTTGTTAAGTACGCTGTGTCTGCTCAAAAATACAATTCTATTTCTCAGATTGAACCTCACGTAAACATTTTGAAAAATTTCATTGGTGGTAACGCATCTTTGAGTATTGATTCTCGCCAAGTTGTTAAACTTACGTCTAACGGTTTGAAAGCGTTATCTAAAGCAGAACGTAAAGCTATGCAGGTTGATGCTGCAAGAATTAACGAACAACTTGATTCATTCCTAAACGATGTTGTATATGGTCAGCCTATGAAAAAGGCAGCTATTCAAATGTTCAATTCTAAGTTCAAAGTTGAAGATAAGAATGGTAAGATTGAAATCATTAAAGGTTTCAGTGACATGTCTGAGCATATAGGTATTCCTGATCTTGACTATCATGGTTTCAAAGTTGGTGAAGAACGTAAGTTAAAAGATTACAAAGTAACTATGTTGCGTAAGGATTGGAACTGGTCAGTTAAAAAGTCTGCCAATACACTTGGTTTGATTACAGCTTTCCAGCAACTTGCTCTTAACCCGGTTGCTGGTGTAACTAACATAATTCGTGCGAAGCTCGAAACCTTTGTTGAAGGTGCGGCAGGTCGTTATTTCAATATAGGTAATGCGTTAAAAGCTGAAGGTATTTATTTCACTGCACTTGGTAAAGGTGATTTCTTTGAAGATTTAAAAGGTGGTAAACCATCATTCATTTCTGAAATGTTAATTGATTATGATGCTATCCAGGGTGAACTTTATGATGAGCTTGGAAAAAAGATTTCTGGTAGCTTGGCAAATAAATTGTTCCGTAGAAATCATTTTTTCTTCATGCAGCAAGGTGGTGAACATTATGTACAAACTCAGATGCTTATTGCGATGATGCTACATAAAAAAGTGAAGCTGAATAGTGGCGAGGAAATATCCTTATACGAGGCTAAAGAGCGTGAATACAAAGGTCAGCTTAAAATGTCTGATACAAAGTGGACAACGCAGGATGATGAAGATTTCCGTCAAACGGTAAAATTCGTGAATACGCAAATGCACGGTAACTATAACAAGTTGGACAAAGCTTTGCTGCAGCGTCAATGGTGGGGTAGTCTTCTTCTAATGTTTAGAAAGCACATTTATACAGGATTTGCTTCTCGTTACCGTAAAGGATATGTAAACTATCAAACGGGTAATTATACTGAAGGTTATTATCGTACTTTTATAAACGGGTTAGTAACTCAGGTTAGAAGTATTATCGAGCAAAAACGTATGGCTCAATTAACTGAAGATGAGAAATACGCTTTCCGTAAGATAGCTGCAGATTTCGCTGCTATGGCCCTTCTTATGTTCTCGTTTAAAGCGTTTGACGACGATGACGATGAAGAAGAATTCAATGATTACATGGCTCTGATAAGCCGTAGATTGATCTCTGAAGGGGTTCAATATACTCCGATTGTTGGTACAATGGACCTGGCTAAGGTTGTAACTAACCCGGCTGCATCGGTATCCACTGTAGACAAGGTGTGGGATGCGGTGTCTCAATCTATTTCTGACCCAATGGCTGAGTACGAGCGTTCTGGTCCTGGTTACCAGGTTGGTCAAAATAAAGCTGCAGTTAAATGGGGACGTGCTTTGCCTCTTTATCGTCAGTATATAAACACTGTTGAACCTGAAAGATTGTTACAGTTCTATGGTAGAAATAGCATTTGGTTTTTGAAACCAAGTGCCGGAAAAGGAGAAGATACTAACGAATAATGCTATATAAGTAGCATAATTCTTCCTGAATATGACATTTTAAAATACAAAACCTATCTTTGCATACCTTTGCGAAGGTGGGTTTTCCCGTTTTAGGGAAAAGGGCCAGGGACTCCTGGTGGTGTTAAATCTTATTAACAGGCTATAAATATAAATTATGGGCGCACAATACGGGGACTTACGTGGTCCTTTAGACAAAATCATTTCTATTTTAAAAGGTATTGAAAGAGCTTTAACCTGCGCTACGTGTCGTGATAACGTAACAACGGCTGGTGAAGATGAGTCTGTACCTGCCGGATTATCATCTGTAGCTATTGTTAAAACAAATGGTACAGGTACGGTTACAATTACGTTAAGTGACGGTAGTACATATGATCTTACTGTACTTGGCGAAGGATTTACCGATGCAGCAAGTCCAAATGGTAAACTTCCTGCTTATACTATTGCCAGTGGAGATGGTGGTACATGGAAATGGCACGGTATACAATAATAATTTATAAATAAATAATAATGTCTAAATCAGGTATAATATATCCAGGTAGCGGTACAATAGAAGCGGGAGATATTATTGATATTTTCCAGGGAAGAATGGGTTTAGCATGGGATTTACCTGCTGCTCATAACCCTGATTTTTTAATATTTGCCTCTGCTATTGTCGCACCTACGAATTCATTTGTGCATGGTAATACTATTAACTGGGCATTTTTGGATTCAGCGACTAATCACGGTAGTGCTTTTTTCACTTCGGTAGCAGGTAATGCTGGTAATAAAAGATTAACCATTAATTATCCAAAGGTAAAATACGTATTTAATACGTCAATTACACCAGATGAAAGTTTTTCTAATCTTTTAACTGTTGTTGGTCCTACTGTTGCATTAGATTTTCTTGAAGCTGCTGTTTATCAACCTAAACCTATTGGTATAAGATTAACAGGTGCAGGGACTACTACTTGGACGATTAATGGCGGAATGAGTGCTTTATTTAGTTTAAGTGCGTTTAGCACGGCTGACGGTGGTACAAGTTTAAATATTGTTACCGGAATGAGTGTGATAGATTATAATTCTATTAATATTCAATATATTGGTCCAAACAGATATTCTATAAGCAGAATATATTCTGGACTTGGTGCGTTCAATGCTAGATTTGTTGTTCGTGATGCAGCAGGAGTCCCACTTGCTACAAATCCAACTACATCTGATGAAGTTATTATAACAGGTGGTGGTGTTTATAATACGCAAGTATTTATGGATGCTTACCATAGTGCTAACCCGAATCAGTTCATGGGTACATTTACCAATTTTTGGGTTTTAGGTTTGTTCGAAGCCTGGATGATTGTTACTGCGGAAGATGCTACAAGTAATTGGGTTAGATGGCAACCAAATTTCCCAGGCGCAACAACTTATAAAATATATCGAGATACGAGTTCGACTTTTGCTACCCAGGTTTTAATCCATACCGGAACAAGTGGTGCTTACAATGATACTGGTTTAACCACTAACACATTGTATTATTACAAGCTTGTAGCCGTTGTAGCGTCTGTTGACACGGTTGTAACAACCTTTAGATGTAAGACTAAATAATGAAGAAGTTTTTTAAATACATTGAACACCTATGGCTTGGTCGTGATAATAAAATATCTTTACGTTCTTTGGGAGCTATTGCGTTATTGATTGATTTCGTTATTAATGTTCATAACGCATCGTATGTAGTCGTTAGAGTATTAAAACTGATAATGGATGATAGGAGTGTTGATGCTGCCGTTATTGCATCGTTATCAGGATACCTGGCTCAGATTGCTATGATTCTTGGAATTGAAGCCGCCTTAATAGCAGCAATGTTAGCATTAAAAACATATCAACCTATCCAATTGAATAATCCGAATACACCAGTTGTTAATCAACCGAATCAGTTTCCTGATATTCCGGTTCAACCAACGGGTGAGTAAACGTGTAAACGATGAAAACTTATACAATGAAGCATGATTTATTGCGTCTTTTTGATGATCTAGGTATAGCCTTCAAGTATTTATTAAATGGATTAGTTGGTGGTTTTATTTTCTCTTTGTACAAACGTTCTAAATTTTGGGAAGCTGTTCGACAAATTGTTATAGGTGGTGTGGTGGCTGGATACTTCACTCCTGTTATAGTAGAAAGAACCGAGATGAACATGAACTACGTTGGATTCACATCCTTTGTAGTAGGTATGACTGGGATGGTAATAATTGATACAATTTATAAATATGTAGCAACTCGAATTAAGAAATGGAGAGAAGCTACATTGGATTATGTAAAAAAGCTTTTTTAATAATAAAATCAATAAACATGAGTAAGACTAATTTTTTTGTAAAAGACGGTGAGGTACGTATTCGTACACACGCAATTTGGTTTGCTATACTGACAGTAGTTGGTATTGTATCACTCGCACCTGAAATCGGAACAAGCTTCGCTGAGCGTTTTTGGCGTTCAGGAATTTGGCAAGTTCTTGGACCTGCTGCCGCTATCTTCATATGGGTGAAGACACAAAAGAAATACGACGAATCACAAGATGGTCGTGGTCTATGGAAAGGATTAGCCCTGGGAGCATTACTGTTTTGGGGTGGATTGTTCGGACCTAATGTTGGATTTAAAGAGGACAGAAAAGCAGGTATCCCTGATAACGCTGTTTATCACGCTAATGGTAAAGTTCGTAACGCTACTGACTCAACAAAGAAGGATTATTATTTTGATGAATTCACGTTGAATGCCGTAGATAGTGTATATGTTGTTCAATATGGTGAAGAACCTGGATACAACATTAACTGGCGTAACGCTGCAACTGACAGTTCAACAGCACCTCGTGCTAATGAAGAATGGCAATTACCTGTTACAAAAAACAAACAAAAATTTGTTGACGGAGAACGTGAATAAATTATTGAAAAACGTTACACATTTTAACTGATGTTAGCTGCGAAAAATAGGTCAGTAAATAATTTTTTGAAACAAGCTTTGAAAAAATTAAAGCTTACTGACAATGAACTTAATGCAATTCGTGCTGTGCTTGATAAGGCGCAGTACGATTGCTGTAACGTTATTACTGTTTATTGGGTAAATGATACTAACGGTGGTAGCCTTAGTAACGCTTCACCCGATGCTTATCAAATTCAGTTCAAAGACGCTGATGGTAATATTATAGTAGAAACCGATGTTTCTAAATCAAGTCCTCAAATATTGAAAGTTCCACCTGGACTTTATCAAATATGTAATAATGTTATTAGTACTGCTTCAGACGGTTTACCTGGAAGTGGTTTCTCAGTTGAGAACCAGGAAGCGTTATTTTATACCGATTCTGATAATGTAGCTGTTCACTGCGATACTGTCAATGGTCTTGCTCCATTAAGTATAGCTTATTGGGTTCGTAGTTTCAATGGTAATCCTGAATAAAACTAAATATGGCAACGTTAAAACAAATCCAACAACAACTTGTAACTAAAGGTTATTCTTTAGATATTGATGGAGCAAGTGGTCCTAAAACCACTGCTGCTATCAAAAAGTTTCAATCTGATAATGGATTAACTGCAGATGGTGTAGTTGGTCCTAAAACTCTTGAAAAGCTATTTACCGTCCCTGCACAACCGCTCCCTACTACTAACATTAAACCTGTTTATCAGGATAATGCAACCCTTAAAAGAATACAATTACTTCATCCTAAATTAAGGGCTGAAGGTTTTTCTATTTACCAGGAGATCGTAAGATTATTATCTGGTCGGTCTACTGTTCGTTTTACTTTTACAATTCGTACCTTCGCAGAACAACAAGCCTTATATGAACAGGGGAGAACTAAACCTGGTCAAAAGGTTACTAATTCGCCAGCCGGAAGGTCTTTTCATAATTATGGCATGGCAATTGATATAGCATTACTTGTTGACAAAGATGGCAATGGTACATGGGATGAGATCAAATGGGATACTATTGGTGATTATGACGGTGATAAGGTTAGTGATTGGATGGAAGTTGTTCGTGTTTTCAAAAAATACGGATGGGTGTGGGGAGCAGATTGGGATAATGATGGTATTACAAAGGCTCAGGGAGACAAAGACGAAAGTTTCGTTGATGCTCCGCATTTCCAAAAAACATTCGGATATACTTCTAAAGACTTGCTTGAATTATATCGTGCCAGAAAAGTTGACGCTCAAGGCTACGTTATAATTTAAAACAGAAATAATGCAACAAACTATTCAATTTTCGGTATCTCCTACACAAAAACTTTGGGGTGTTATATATACACCTGATGATCTCAATACAAATACAGAGAAATGTGCATTGTTCATGAGTTGTCATGGAGTTGGTGAAACTGGACTTACACAAGCTGATGCTGCAAAGGTAATAGGTTATTCTCCTTTGGCTTTTACTAAGGATTATGACCCTCTTAATGGTTCGGCTTTCAAATTTACAAGTCCTGCTGATAACAAAGAAACAAGATTTATTCTTGTCGCACTTCAACATCCTACATGGTCTCCTTCTCCCGATCAGTTAAAGTATTGCATACAAAATGATCTATTTACTCGTTTTCCGAATAAGATAGATACTAATGCTATTTTCATTGGTGGTCTTTCTGCAGGTGGTGATGTGACACTTCAATCAATTTCTACTAATGGTATTTTGGAATTGTACGCCGCAGCAGTACCTATGTCTCCTGCAAGCAAAGGTAATATTTCAAACATACAAGCTACGGCTAATGCTAAGATTGAGACATGGGGATTTTCAGGTGTAAATGATGGTGGTTTTACAAATAATTTGAAGCAGTGGAATGTAGCTCTTAACGCAAAAGCGGCTAATACTGCACGAGAAACAATCTATCCTGGTGGACACCAAGATTGGAATAAGTTTTTCAATCCAGCTTATCGTGAAGATCACGGCGGAGTCATGTTGAATATCTATGAATGGTGTCTTGCGAATAAGAAAGGAAGCACATGGATAAATCCTCCAAAGAATTATATTGTTTCTGCAGAGTTTGATTATACTTACGCTGATGGGACTATTATTCTTGATGGTTCAAAGAGTAATTTTGCAACTCCTGAGTGGAATGGGTATAGATGGGATGTTGAACCTTATCCTGGTGGTAACTGGAATTTCTTATTCGTAAATGAACCGCCTGATTATACAATAGACCCGTATGGTAAAAAGAATAAGATTATCTCCGCATTTGGTGTGTATAAAGTCAAATTAACGGTCACCGATGTTTATGGCGTTACTGCTACTAAAACAAAAGATGTTATACCGACTGATGCTCCACCGCCTGACCCTGGGCCAAAGAAAGTTTTTGAATTCATATTCCAAGAAACTACGATCACAGGATATGATAACAAGACATGGAAATAAATAACAAACCCCGGTAATTCCGGGGTTTTTTCTTATTTTGGTTCTTCCAGCGTTAACTTTGACTTAGTTAATGCTTTAGTTCCTAACTGTACCTGCTCTCCTTCGCTTTGCGTTAACCTTGACTTATCCGCTGTTTTAGCTCCTTCATACTTTGACATTTGAAAATGAGCAAGCTGGCTGGCGACTTCGGCTAATTTAGTCTCATTAACTCTTTTTTGCTGACATGAGTTTATAAACCTGACAAGTTTTTTAGCTTCACGATGAGGAATGGTATCAAGTATTTCATTAAACTGTAATACTTCTTCACCTTTGATGATGATTTGTTGTTCTTGTTGTGTATCCATAATTATGATTTAAAAAGTTTATCGTAAATGGTTTTGCGAATTTCAGTGTACAGTTCTTCGTTATCTTTAAGAAGTTGACGTACACTTTCACGACCCTGGCCGAGCTTATCGTTATTATAACTAAACCAACTGCCTGACTGATTTATAATTTCAAGTTGTACACCAATATCCAGTACTTCAGCATACCGATCAATACCTTCGCCATAACGAATATCGAATTCTGCAGATCGGAAAGGTGGGGCTATTTTATTCTTAACTACTTTTACCTTCACATGATTGGCAACAGCCTGGTCACCATCTTTCAAAATTGTCATTTTTCTAACGTCAAGACGAACTGAAGCATAGAACTTCAATGCGTTTCCACCTGTGGTAGTTTCCGGGCTACCGAACATTACTCCGATCTTATCACGAAGCTGGTTGATGAAAATTAAAATCGTTCCAGTTTTACTAACTGTTGCGGTTAGCTTTCTAAGTGCTTGAGACATTAATCTTGCGTGTAGGCCCATTTTACTGTCGCCCATCTCTCCTTCCAGTTCACCTTTCGGTACAAGTGCGGCTACCGAATCAATCACTACTACGTTTACCTTACCTGTGATAATAAGACGGTCAGCTATCTCTAAAGCTTGCTCACCATAATCAGGTTGACTAATAAGCAGCTTATTTATGTCAATACCGAGTTTTTCAGCATAATCAGAATCAAAGGCGTGTTCTGCGTCAATGATAACGCAACGTCCACCGATTTTTTGTGCTTCTGCAATCAGGTGCATAGCTATTGTAGTCTTACCGCTTGATTCAGGTCCGTAGATTTCAATTACCCTTCCTTTCGGCAATCCGCCAATTCCCAGGGCGTAGTCCAGACCAATTGACCCAGTGCTTACAGCCTGGTTAGTTTTCTTTGGTTTATCACCAAGCATCATGACTGAACCTTTACCAAAGTCTTTTTCGATTTTGTCAATAGTGAGTTTGATGGTTTTCAAATCTTCGATGGTCTGTTTTGATTCTTCTTCTTTTTTTGTTGTTTTCTTTACTGGCATTAATATCCGGTTAAAATTTGAATAATTTTGATTACTGCGTTATCCACAAGCTGTTTTTCTTTTTCACCTTCTTCATACCATTGGATCAGATTGGGACTGAAATCGAGCGTTAAGTTTGCTGTGGGGATGCGACCGATTACTTTGAAGTCAATGTCTTCATCCATGTTTTCGGATGAACGGATGCGGGAGTCCACACCGTCTTTTGTTGTTACTGATATGCCGGATGGGTCGTCATCATCCTGGCAAATGAATAGGAACTTTTCTTTATTGGCCATTTTGTATTTGTTTTTCAACGATTCGTTTCATAATAATGTAAGGTTTCATAAGTTCTCTTAGTTTTTCACCGAGTTCCTGGTCATTAGGAGTTTCATCAGTAATGTCCATGATCTTATTGAAAGTATCCATAACTTGTCGTAAAAGGTCTTCCTGAGTAAGAATTACAGGTAGATTAATGCCGACAACCGGGTTATATACTATATCAGACATGCTGTTGTTTTTTCTTGTTGATACGTTCTTGTTGATGGTCTAGTTTGCGATGGATTATTGCTAAAACATCGCTCATGCCAAAGATGTGTGCCATTTGAAGATTCATGATAATGTTATCGGCCATCTCACTTTTCCACTCTTTAAGAGTTTGTTCGATTTCTTCAGGTGTTCCCCATTCTAGCGCACGTTGATATTTAGCGAGAGCAACTGTAGCTTCACCAAGTTCTTCGAAGTATTGACGCATTTGAGATGTGATACTGTTGAACTTTACACAATCATCGAATAGTAAAGCTTCTTGATGGTTTAGTTTTAAATCCATGATTAACGATTATCGCCACTACCTTGCAGGGAGTTGGACAGTTTACGCTCGAATAGTTTCTTTAGATTCATTTCAGCACCTTCCTGAAATGTGAATCCGAGATGTTCGAAGGCACGAGCATTGTACCAGGTCATATCTCCATTTTCTTTTGCTAGTTGTAGCATATCACTGAGATTGATTTCACCATTGGAATCACGTATAACTTTTTTCAGTTTATTAGCCAGTTCACCAGCTTCACCGACCATACCGAGAACTACATACGTAAAACCAAGAAGGTTTTTTAGCTTTTGTGCTTTACCGTTGTTTGGAATCTCCAATTCATTTACAAAGGTGTCAATAGCGGTTTGATAAATTGCTGTTTCTCTTGTTTGTTCTTGATACTTGTTTAAAGTGAGGGACATTGTTAAGTTTTATGGTTTGTTATATTTTGTTTTATCCAAAGTATCGAAGGAATGGTTCTTATTATTGTAATAAAGAGTTATGACTACCGCTTTTTTCTTAGAGTATTGTATTTCCATCACCAACACAATATCACGTTTCTTATCGTAGTTTAATTTAACTACAGCTTTTTTGATGAATTTATTATCATCGGTGTGAATCTCTATAAGATTCTCTTTAGTTATCCGAACAAATGTCGGAAGAACCATAAGTCCGTTAACCCGCTGCCTTGCTCTACCTCTTGCGTGGGTAGTGTAGCCCAAATCGAAAATCCTATCAGGAATAACAATATCTTTTGGAAAACCAACTGTCTTATGATAAACATATTTACAATCCTTTTCCCCCCAGTGAATTAATCGTTCGCTTAAATTGAACAATTTTCCAATAACGTCCTCAAGTGTTTGAAGTGTTAATTGACCTGGCTTGTACTCTCCATCCATGTCAAAATATTTATGCAAAGATACTATAAAAAAAGAAAGCACCAAATACTCGGTGCTTCATGTCTGTTAAAATGTTGTTAACCTATACTCCGCATGTTCCAGCTTTGGTAAAATCGCATACGTCGAAGAATTCTTCTGTAAAAACTTGTCCTTCGAGAACTTTAGCTTCTTCGTAATCAACCGGGGTGAGTGGTTGGCCACCTCTTGCTCCATCCGGGTAGCAGGTAAATCCACGAAGACGCACAGCGTATTTTGCCAGGGTTTTAGCAAACTTTTCTACTTGTTCTGGTCCATTATGTTCACTACCCCAAGCTGGCATGTTGATCGTGCTACTTATACTCATGTCTACGTAATCTTGGATGTCTGCCTGGAATTTGATACGGTGTTCATAATCCGAAGCCAGGCTGAGGGCGGTTTCAATGTTTTCCGGTTTAATCCCGAACTGGTCAATAAGTATCTTAGCTGTACCGTCAACAACGTATTGATATTGCCAGATTTTATTTCCAACAAGGTAACGGCGTTTGTAGGCAACTGCCAGCAATGGTTCAATTCCGGTAGTCGTCCCGGCCATAATTCCTATCGTCCCGGTTGGGGCGATGGCTCTATATGCAATAGGACGTGAAATACCGAGCTTGCTGGCCAGATCGTTTGCCGCAGCTTCCGATTCCTCACGGTAAACTACAAGCCACTGGTGAAGCTCTGGTACGACCTCATAACGGTATCCACGTTTCAGCAACCATTCATGTACTCCCATCAACCCTAAACCAAGTCTGCGGTTCTTCTCTCGGACATCGTAAACCTTCTTATAAGGCAACTGTGCCACTAGAGTACCGCATAACAAGAACTTGATCGCTGCCCGGACTACTTTCCTAAACTGGTCTATTGAGTCTATTTTAGCCATGTTTACAGACCCTAAGTTACATACATCGGAATCGTCTTCGCTGCTCACCTCGGTACAGGCATTTCTCAGCGTTTCAAATACTTTCTCAAAGAAGTTAAAACTGAAACCGGGTTCTCCGGTTCTAAGGGCCTGGGAACAGTTTTTAAGAAAAGTTTCCGGTATAGCCACAATAGGAAGATTATAGATAGCATGTTTTCCGCCTTTGGCGTATATTTGTTTAAGGGTTTGAATCGGTAGTGCATAGATTTGTTCAAGGAATTCGTTATCGTAGTTCAGCGATATATTGGTCATATCGAGGGGTGCGGGGTAGTTGAAGTCTTTTTCCTTCAAATAACCGATAGTAGCTGGTAGACCATCGTCGGTCATCGCCCCGGCCACTGGCATGTTATACCAATCTTTCGCATACAGCCATTTTACCGCATCTTTATGTTTCCAATTTATAGAACCGTATATAGCTGACCTGCGACTGCCACCTTGCTGCACTTCACGGCCAATTTCGTTAAGCATTTTAGCCTTACTAAGTGGACCGGATGCAACACCGCCTGTGCGGGAAAGAGGCGAACCTTCAGCCCGGTAAACGCTGTAATCGTTACCTATCCCACCTCCGGTGATTAGGCAAGATTCAGCCTTCCAGCTAAGATCAGCCCAGTCTTCACGAGTGTCTTCCAGGGAACGAAGAAGATAACAGTTATTAAAGTATTTAACTGATTTACCAGCATAATAAAGATAGCGACCACCAGCTATAAATTGCATGTCGGTGTGCATCTTTATCATTTCATCTTTTTCCAGTCGGGTAACGTAACCTTTACATACGTCTTCGATCAGGGTCTCGGATAATTGTTGCCATGTTTCTGCGTTTTCGTGTTTGTACTTTTGATTAAAAATAGTTTCTGAAAAGTCTGTTCTAAAGCTCATTGATGCCTGAAATGTTTAAAAAGTGTTAAAATCAATTTTAATAAGAGAAAAGGGTTGCAAACCTAATGAATAAATTTGGAATTACGAAAAATATCACATATTTTTGTGGTATTATTTTTATCATCAAAATTAATTACAAAAACACAACAGATGGCAACTAAAAAACAGAAAGAAAAAGCTAAGAAAGAAAAGTTCAAACAAGCGGAAAAGCAAAAAGCTGCTCAGCAAGCTATTCCTCGTACACATTTAGTACCAGTCCCAACCTGGCAGTCAACCGATAACCTTGATATTCGTGGTGATTTACTCGAAGCACTTGAGCAGAATTTGATGGCGGCTATGGATGCAGTTCAGAAATGCGGCCAGGTAGCTCAGTACGTCATGCAAATGAACGTTGCATCTAAGAAGATCACTTTAAATTATGTTTGGAATAATGGTGAAGCTGCTACCGAAGCAGAAGTTGAAACGTTTAAAGAACAGTTGAAGAAATTGCAGGAAGAAAGAACCAAACAAGCACTGGATTTGCAAAACCAGATTAAGCAAGATCAGAATGCGGCTAAGACCGGACTCGTTGGAGTAGATGGACAGCCGATAGGAACGACACAAGACCTGGAAGAAGATAATGATGAGACCTCAGATGAACAAACGGAGAATGATTCGGAGAATGAATCAGCCGGATAGTGTTGTCTGAAGTGTTAAAAACAAAGCCCTGGATTTCTCCGGGGCTTTTTTATTATTGCTGAATAAGGTTAATTAGCGTTATGGTATAAATTCTTCCCATTGTATTGATGCTGTCCACATATCCGTTGTTGGGTTTTGTGTTGCTGTGGTGTAATCTAAAAACACACACACTCCTTCTAATGGTCCAAGCTGTATTCCATCTGGATAATCAAATTCTAATGCTGATGTACTAATTTCACCTGCTCCTGTAATTACTCTTGGTGCTACTTTTTGATCTAGTATAGTACCTACAGGAAGTGTTACGGTTAATGTTGTTCCACTACCAGTACCATCAGCAGACGAATCCCCTCTAACCGTTGCAGAAGCATCTGATGTTGTTGTTCCCCCTATTTTATTTTTTGTTAGTGTTGTTCCATTTGTAGGAAGGGCTGTAAATTTCCATATTCTTACAATAGGTGGCGCAACTGTAATTGCTTTTATCACCGTGCAAAACATATCAACTGTTATCTTCTTAACTTTTACAGCAATTAATGACCCAGTTGCATTGTGAATAGCTAATATTTTTTGTCCTGATGTACCTGCCCTTCCTAATGTTCTGAACGAAGATGATCTTCCTCTAAATAATACTTTATTATTTTCAGGATTGACATATATCTGCCCCATTTTATCCGTTGCTATAGGCGTATAATCACCATTTGCATTTACTAATGCACTACCCCCTTCGTTAGAAACTCCTAATAACATTACCCCTGTATCGCCTGTTGTGTGAGCAGCGTCTTCTGCTTTTCCTAAATTTGTTGCTCCTGTACCAGGAATAATAGAAGCTACATCTACATCTCCAATGTTATTGTTACCTGCTGGTAAAGCTGATGCTATGTCAACATCTCCGATATTATTATTTCCTGCTCCTAATACAGTACCACTTGCATCAACTTTATCTGTTGCAAATACTAAATCTCTTACATCTAAATTTGTTGAAGATACCGGGACAGGTGTTGCTCTTAATTCTGTATCGGTTAAAGCATTTGTTTGTTGATTAGCTGCAGTTGCAGCACCCGTTGGTAATACAGATGCACCAATACCTACTGTACTTCCGGTTACATCTACTTTATCTGAGCTAAAAGCCAAATCACGTATATCTAAGTTTGTCGCCTGTACATCTACGACTGGCATTGTAACTACATCAACTTGTAAATCACCTGCTGTATCTGTGTGTAAAGCAAAAACATTTGAACCGTCAGTACCCATAGCTACAGTTCCAGTTGGGTTAGCATTTGCATCACCATCTGAATACTGCGTTCCACCACCAAATGAATTAATTTGATTACCATTGTTATCTACAATGGCTACCGCTAAAGGATTAGAGTTGGTTAAATCAAAAACATCTGCTGTAGTTGTACCGTCTGTAATTGAAGTAGAATTTGATGTTGAATTATCATTAACCCACAAATCAATATCTATTTTAGCTGTAATTGAACCATCTTCGTCATTTGTCCATGTTGGTTGATTTGTTACTTCAGCAAGATTTATTTCTCTTACTGAATTATCAAATTCTATAGATATAATAATTCTTGTAGTTAAGGTTGATATATCAGTTGAAACATTTACAACAGCCTTTTTTAATATTAAATAATTATAATTAATATCATCATCTGCTATAGCAATATAAAGAGGTAGTGCGGGAATTATATCGTTACCGTTGCTTATTTTCATTAGTTTTCTATTAATACGATTTTTATATTCACATTACATCTAACTGCTGCCGCCGTTCCCCCTGAAACAGTTAATGCCTTAATTCGTGCAAGAGCAGGAAGTTTTAACCATAAATCAGGAACAGCTATTACATTAGTATTTAAGGCAGCATATTTTGTTGATTGTGCATGGTAAACTGTTGAAAAAGTTCTATCTAATGTATTTACTTGAGCTACAACAACTGTGGCTTGATCGTTGTTTATTGCTGATGCGTTCCAATTAACAAGGTATCCGGTATAACCTGTTGGAATCATAAATACTGCTGAACGTGATTTATTATTACCTATAGATATTTGTTCTACTTCAACTGTTCCACCATTTATTCTTAAACGAATATTACCAACAGCACTTCCCACACTTCCAACTGTTGCTGATTCCATCCATAATACTTGATTAACTCCGGTAAGAACAGACGTTACTAATGTTGTTCCGTTTAGTGTAATGGCTGCGCTTTCTACTAAATTATTTAGATTATTGATATATGTGACTTTAACAGTTCTAACACCAGTACCAGCAGCAGCATCGTTCACACTAGAAGATATAATATCTAATGTTGAATTATTTGTATCAGCTATATCAGCAACAGCGTTATCATATTCTTTAATTGCATTGTGAACAGTGATAGATGTAAAACCATTTCTTTGACCCATTAAATTAAATACATGAGCTATTTTACCAAGATATTGACCTGTTAATTGTATAGTTGGGATAATATCTTCAACACTAAGAGGCGATTGATCTGATGCAAAAACAACAGGCATACTTGCTGCCATTGCTGCTTGTCCCAACGCTGCCGGAATACCTGCGTCAATAGACGCTAATGCTGCTATTTCTGTTGCCTGATTTGCTGCTGTTGATGCACCAGTAGGTAATACGGATGCACCAATCGCTATCGTACTTCCGCTTACATCCACTTTGTCTGATGCAAAAACAAGATCACGAATATCTAAATCAAGACCAGATATACTTAATAATCCTGATGAAACAATAGTAACAGGTAATGGTGTAGGTATTTGATCTCCATTACCATCTACCATAGCGACAGCCATAGGGTCTGAATTAGCTAGAGTAAAAACGGTTGCTATTTGTGGATTATATGACATATTTTAAATTATATTACAAACCAATTTGCATTGTTATTGACTAAAGAGATGGATAGATTTGGAACACTTATAGGGGCAATAAGAGAACCATCTATTGTTTCTGCATTAAACCCATCTGCTGTGACAGTATTAGGTCCGTTGTCAATTTTTTTAATTGTAAACATAGCTGTATTACCAATAGCTGTTGGTAAATTAACTGTCACATTACCACCAGCAGCAGCCGCATCAACTAGCAACACAACGTGACCACTTGTTTGAGTAGCGTTGTGCGTAGTTGTTAATACATTGACAATTGTAATGTTAACTTCGTTAATTGGAATCCATACACTTCCATTCCAAACATATTTTATATTTTCATCAGTATCCCAACATTCCAGGCCCGAATGAATAGCTGATAACGACAAACCAAGAGTAATACGTTGAATAGTTGTAAGTGGATTGTTTCGCCAATTTATAAGCTTACCCAATTTAACTCCATCTATATCATATAGTAACTGTTTGATAGCCATTAAAACAATATGATAATATAGTTAAGCATACTTGTTAATGATTGCAATTTTATACTCTTATCGGGCAGTAAGGTAAAATGGATACCTGTTTCTTCACCAGTTGGTGATAAGAAAAGGTATCCGTGAATAATTGTTAATTTATGAATGTTCTGAAAAATAGTGTGCGATGTAACATTAGGGAGAGTGGTTTTATAAACAGGGAAAGAAATTGTAGATTTATTCAATATACACAATATTTCATTCCACATATTATCGTCCACAAATGGCATTATTTTCTACATTTGGGAACAAAAGTACGATAATTTTCCCGAATTACCAAATGTGCTTATAAATAGCTAAGTATTAATACTTAATATCTTGACCACAATCAAGATTTGACTAAAATCAATAACGAATTTCTCTGACTATAAGTTTGTATTGACGAGCGAGATCAATCATGTGTCCTGTACCTCGGCTTTTACCATCCCAAAAGCAAGCTGCAGCGTTTGCGATCTTCGCCATAACTTCATTTCGTCTGTATCCAGCAGATTTACCGTACTTCTCCCATTCAGCAGGATATACTTCAGTAGGAATATTTCTTTCAGCAGCGTAGCGTTCACCAAGCCCATCAGCACCGCAAACTTTTGTTCCATCGGGTCTGATATAGGTAACCTTACCAGTATTACATGCACCGGAAACGATGACTACGTTTTTTCGTCTTGCTAAAAGATAGTCCAGGCGTTCTTTTACAAATTCGTAATCGGTGAAGTTTCTTCCACCAGCAACAATTACTTTGAATGACATGCGATATATTCTTTATACAGATTTGTATTTTTGGCCCACTGAACATCTATAGGAATACATCCCCATAGTGTTAAACATATTTCATTGTACCCTGGTTTCATTTTTTAAGTATTATATCCAAGATTTTTTGAACTTCTTCCCAACTTATTTCTCCGTATGCTTGCTGCATTATAAAATAACAATGAGAAGATTTCAAATCATCAATAGCAGTAGCCAATCTTTTAGCAAAATCTTCAGGTGTTACATCAATCTCTTTCGGATAAGGTGGTTGATATGCGAGTTTTACTTTCATGGTTGAAAAAGAATTGTAGGGTTATCTTTGTGAATGTCCAAAGCAAAACTATAACGATTTCTAAATTCTTGAAGGTTGAAAGGATTAGTGATTATATGAACACCGTTCTTTGTAGGTATTTCCGATAAAATCTTATATTCACATTGATTACCATTACGATTACATTGACGATGTAATTCTTCAATGATATGTATAATGTATTTTTTCGCCTCTGGTCCATCTTTAGGATTATCAATATCCACAATCCAACGTCTGACAGGTTCAGAGCTTGTTTGACCCGCAGCCTTCAGGTAGGCATTCTTCACGCTCTTATAATCCTTACTAAGGATAAGATTTGATACTTGTACCAGTGTAGTCAAAGCTAGTTTCTCCGCATTCCTTCTGTTTACACGAATATAAGCACGGGCATTATGAATCGTAGCGATCTCAATAATACGAGATTCCATTTCCCTGTATTCTTCCAGGGAGTAGATGAATAGGTTATCCACGTTCACCATATTACGGGTCATCTCAGGATTATCCTTGTGACGCTTCAGGAATTGAATGAAATAACAATCACCGGGGTTGGTGAATTGGATAAGTGGTTCAAGTATTTTGAAATTGTTAATCATTGTTCGTTTGTGGGTTTTAACCAGAGGTTAGTGTTATCAAATATATATTGAGCCAGTTTGGGAAAATCGCAAAGCATGGCTATTGTCTTCAATGAATCATGTTTAAATGCTTTGTACAATTCTTCACGGATACGTTCTTCAGATACAACTCTCATCTTAATATCGTAGTCGTATTTTGCTATCTTTGTCCACATATCTCCGGTCATGCTGAAACCTTTTGTTATAGCAAAACGAATTGCTCTTAGAATCCTGAGCGGGTCATCATCAAATGTAACGTCAAGCGAGAGAGGTGTAATTAATATACGATTTTTTATAGCGTCTATACCATGAAACGGGTCAATATATTGACCGTTTGCATCTTTGGCGATTGCGTTAACTGTAAAATCTCTACGTTCCAAATCATCATGTAACGTCCCTGCTACAACACGAGGTTTACGTGTGCCTGGTATGTAATCAAGTTCTTTACGAGCAAGAACAAAGTCTGCAGTTATACCTTCATTTTTGTGACCTACTGGAAACTTCGCACGGATGGTAAAGCAATCGGGAGTGCTGAGCCAGATCGTATAACCTTTCTTATAAAGATAATTCTCTAACACGTAGAAGATTTCACCTGGGTCAGTAGATTTTTCCAACAACTCGTCGTCGGCTACAACGGTGTAGTCAATGTCTTTTGATTTAACGCCCATGATCTCATCACGAACGCACCCGCCAACTTCATAAAAGTTAAACATGTTTTTTTATCATTATGTGGTGATAACCTCTAATGTAGCAAGCGTCCATTACCTTTCTTAGAATCATAAACGCTTTTACATATTTCGGATAAGCAAAACGTAGAAGTGCTGAAGTCGTAAGCATATAATGTTTTTCGAACTCAGCACCTAATCCGTTCTTTTTACCTTTCAGTAATTCTTTAAGAAATTCTTCCGGTACACCATTATTTTGAAATGTTTTCACATCGGACACAATGATTGTCTCAGGAAGGTTTTTAACATCGTTTACAATGATAGCCATTAGAATTCTTTTAAACCCTGGTTAACGTTGAAACAAAATATTTCGTTCTCGTATAACATTCTGCAGACCTGCAGACGGTCATCAAACACACCTATCAGGTTATAAGAAGGAAATATATAAGCGTCATAAATCTCTTTCTTAATGATGCTATCTTTACGATGATCTCCGGTTTTACGCATGAATAAAGTAGGATTATGAATACCGATATGTGACGCAATCCATTTAACCGTATCTGCTTTACATCCATCGGTTCTACCGGATACAAATATGATTTCATAATCCCGTTTAAGAGAATGTAAAACTTTTGCTACAGGTTCGATAAGATGATCGGTAATCACTTTATGTTCTTCGAATGGACCTCTGCCTACATGTTTTGCAAGCGTACCGTCAATATCAAAGATGAAAGCATCAGGCTTCCCGTTTGTATGAAACATAGTCATTTTTGTTGATCTTTTTATAATTTTTGTACATTGATTTTATCACATTCAGTGGAATCCATTTTCCAGTTTTCCACTTACGAATGTAATTGCGAAGATAAGCTTTCCAAAGCGGAATGTCAAAGAAAACTATCTCTATTTTATAACCAGTACCGGAAAAACGCTTAATAGCCCCGTTTAAGTAAGCTACTTTACAGTGAGTGTTATCCAACACTATATTACGTTCATCTTCAATAGATTTGGATACCTTTCTATCAAACATAAGAGTTACCAATCTCTCTAAACCACTAGAAGGTACATAATCTTTACCAAAAAGATGTTTACGGATGTCATCTCTGGATATGTGATTATAGAAATTCAGATTCTTTTTAATCCAGGTTGTTTTGCCGGATGTTGGAATACCGCACATGATTATAACGGTAGGAACGTTTGTACCGTAGAGATTTTCAAAAGCATTGTGGTCCATATACATATTTGGGTTTGTTAAAGGGTCGGCCAGATGGATATGTATGAAACGATCTCTACTAACCAAATCTATAGCTCGACCCATGTTATGATAACTACGCATTGTCTTCTATATTTGTTTCGCCTTTATCAGCATCAGTTGATTCTTTTGCAAGGAATGATGAAGCTTTCAGCTTGTAAGCCGGGCCACCATCCTTACGCACTACTACACCTTCTGCAGGTACACGGTTTTCGCAATACACACAACCACCTATACCTTCAACACTCATTTGTAAATACTGGAAAAATGCTTCACCGAATCTTTCATTACCGCCATACCAATCTTCAAGATAGTCTCTTGCACGACCGAAATAAATCTCTTTCACAGTTTCCAGGTCATACTTCTTACAGTAATCTTTGATCTGCTGCCATGTGAATTCAATTACCTCACCATTAGGTTTGGTGTAAGTTACACGGTACACAACGAAGCGGTTTTGTGGTGGAGCTTTTACAGAATGGTCAAAATCGTATCCATCTATGTTCCGAGTGTAATGAATTATTTCACCTGTACTGAACGGTAAACAACCGTAATCGTAACCCTTCTGTATAAACGAAGCACTATCTTTCTCGTATCCTACAATTTCTCCATAGATAGAAATACCATCTTCAAGAGCGTGCTTGTATTTTTCGAATGCCTCTTTCCAGATGTTCGAAGTATAAAAATCTGGTCCATCGTTAATCCATTCCCCTTCTATACCTTTTGGGAGATTGGACTTTGGTTTACCGGATGAATAAATGTAACCGTAGTCCTTAGTTGGTATTTGACCACCGATTTTATTCAGTAACTTCTGCCAGAACGTAAGCTTTTTCGTTATCATAACTCTTGCTAAGATAGCAGATGAACCATGCCATTTATCAGTGATAAGGATAATATCGCTTGGTTTCAAATCTTTCAAATGTTTGGCCAGGTGTGCGGTATCAGTGTGAAAACGGAATTGATTTGGTATCAATAAACCACTCATCTTTTCATTCAACTTGCTTGCACGATCTGCTTTTGTACCTGGGGCAGATGGTTGCGAAAGCATATATTTACGACAAATTTCAACACCATCAATTTCGTTAAACTCATCACCTTCTTTGAAGGAATGACCACCGTTTATAGGAAGTGATTCCCAAAATAAAGATGAAATAGGAATAACGAATCCTGAACTAACGATACCACGAAACTTGATAGCCTTTACACGACCATTTGGTTCGAAGAAACCTTTTTTTAACGGGTCAGCATTAGAATTCAATTGTGATTCACGATACAGATTATTAGCGTGCAGGAATTCAGACGATAGTTGCGTACCAGAAGGGAAGAACAGATACGTAAGTGATTCATCACTATCCTTTCCTATAAGGCACTTATTACCGAAGACTTCAACCATCACCAAGTTGTCAAGTCCTTCCACTTTCTGCTTAACAGGAAGTTTTATCACCGTAGCGGTGTAATTAGCGGAGTGATCGAATATTTTTAAGCTCATTTGTTGTGTTTTTTTGGTGAAAAAAAGGGCAGTAATAAAACTGCCCCGTTGGTTTATTTCCGAAAGAAAATATTGAACAGTTTTTTATAAGTTCTACATGTGCCTGAGTTATACCACAAGAGTACATCGCCTTCCCTTGTAATATCAATAGAGGGACGGAACTTTAAAATAAATAAAATTGTAACTACACTTATGATAAACCAGAAAGGCATTAGTATTTAAGTTCTTTCAGTGATTTGATTCGTTTAAATCCAACATCGTATCGTTGGTTGTGTGGAGCATCCATTAGAAAACAACAGATGCCACCACGATTCAGTTCATCATAGTTATGAAAAGCATCATCTACGAAAACATCTACACCAGCATCTTTCAAAGCTTGTACTTTTGATGTATTAATAGGAACAGTTATAACTTTTGAACCTGGGAATTTGTGAAGTTCTAACCACTTTTCAGTTATATGTGTATCGACTGGACGACTGGTTACATAACAATGTGGTTCGAATGGTAAATCATTAGGACTGATCTTTGGTTTCAAGTTCAGGTAAAACTCATCGAGCGTACCAGCATCTTTCATTTTCTTGAATTCAGCACCCATGCCACGATGATAATTCCAACAATCAGGACGATCATCGACCCCGTGTACCGCAGCCCACCCCGCAGTGAAATCAGCTAATACTTCATCAATATCCAAGCCAATTTTCAACTTAGGAAGCAATACGTGTAAACGATCATCGCCTTGTGGGAAATGATAGTAATAGGAAGTAATAGCATCCCAATTCCATGCTGCCAGTGCTGAATGCAGTTCCCCGGTGTGGTTGGTACATTTCCATTCTTCAGGTGTACCTTTTAATACTGATTCCTGGCATTGTGGGCATTGTGGGTCATAATCATAATCTTCACCTTTGGCCCATGCAGCTTGGTGGCGAAGTGCTGAATCGTAGCATTTAGACCACGCCATTCCCTGAAGCCAGTTGTAGACTGCGTATTTTCTTGCACCTTTTGTGAAAATTTGTGCTTTCTGTTGTTGAGCAAACGGTTCGAGCAGGGCGTATTTTGTCTTATTTTCGTTCTTCCTACCGCCTTGTCCTATTTTCATTGTTATGTCTTGTAAGCCATTACCAGAACCGCCTATATCGGTATCTCTGAAAATGTTGATTTTAATTTCCATGACGCAAAAGTAGTTTTTTGTTTTTGAATTTTCCTATTATGGGATGTTAAAATTTTGTTAGAGGTTGTAATGTTTACATGCTGATCTCAATTCCTTATTTATTTCTAATAGGCGAGTATAGGAGTTAATGTTTATAAATTCCCGGTCGATTTGCCAATCTTCATAACCTAATTTGCGCATATACCTATAATACTTCCGTTTTTCACTCCCAGGGCGTTTAAAGCGGCGTGGTTGATCTGAAATGTGCAGAGCAATGATGTACGCCACTAAAAAAATACCGCAGAGAATACAGATAAAACCAGGCCACATAACGTTTGATTTAGAATGGTAAGTCGTCGATAGGTTCATCAAAATCCATATCAGTTTGCTTACCGGGTTTAAAACTTATTTTATCTTCTTTAGGAGTATTGAATTTGTTGAATTTCCCACTTGGTGTGATTACTTCAAAACCTTTACCCGGTCTCTTAAACTGCGCCGCTACGTCTTTTTTAAGTTCGTCCTTCAACAGCTTCTTAACCTGAGCCGGGAAGTTTTGTTTTGGTTCAAGTACCCAGTCAGCGTATTGACGTGTTTCAGCATCGAACAAAACTCGTTTATTGAGATGTTTTCCAAATTTATAAACCAAGAAACCTTCATCATCGTACACCAATTTCCCGAAGAAATCTGCAGCACCGGGTGGAATACCACACTGCTCCATCACTTTATCGAAGTCAAAATCTTCTTCACGAATCTTTTCAAGTTGGTATTGCAGGATGATCTCAGTGGCTTTAACATCGGACATCGCATCGTGAGCATTCTCCATTTCCTCACCAGTATATCGCTTATATACAGCACCTAACGTCCGGGGATTAACAGCGGTCTCCAATTTCATTACGTCAATAACCTTACCGGACAGATTTAGTTCTACACCCACCCGATCAAATTCGGCCATTAGAATAGGAATATCAAATTGAATAATGTTGTATCCGATCAGTTCTGAATCTTCAAAAATCTTCTTTAGCTTTTTAGCGTCATCAGAGAATAATGGTGCGTTTTTCACCATCTTATCGGTAATACCGTGAGTGTCCAACGCAGCCTGGGAAATGGGCATTTCGGGATTGTAGAGCTTAGATTTGCTGAGCAATACTTTTCCATCCTCATCGAAGCAATGGATAGCAAGCTGAACAATCCGGTCTTTTGCTTTGTCTGCACCAGTTGTTTCAATATCGAAAATTACTTTTTTCATTGTTTGTGTTCTTGACGGTACATGTAAATTATTTCACCCGAAGTAACATCTTTACAATCTGTTTTCTCAGGATAATATTTCATTACCAAATTAGCCCATCCGTTTTTACATTCTATAATGTCTTGCATTGGTAAACTTCTCCACCAATGTTGAGCATATGCACCATGCGTGTCAAATTCTTCATCTGGTTTTGAAGGATGATACCAGTTATCATGATGATTTCTGTTTTTCCAACCTTCTTTTTGCAAAGCTTCTACGATGTAGGGAAGGCGACTACCTGCCGCTCTCATTTCGTCAAACATGTCTGTGTTCATTCTGCTACAATTTTTTGTTCGTTACAATGTTTACAAGTAAACAATCTAACAGTGTTAAACCAATCGTGTTTTAATTCTGGCGCACCCCAAGCGTGATAACCGAAGAAACAAAATATCTTTCTCATTATTTGCGCTTGTATATTGTTTCGAAATACTGATCTAGTGAAAGATGGTTATATTGGGTAAAATGTTCAATCACACCTTCAGTATTCACCCACCCACTTCTACCAACCGTACCCCATATTCCAGGTGTAGCCGATGGATTATATTTACCTTGAATAAAAACAAGCAATGCTTTTAAATCATTTTGTGCTGCTTTATGCCCATCTTGATAAGAAGCTAGTGCTATAGCTTTTTGTTTTTGGGTGGTTGCTTCCTTTTTACCCCATGCGTACATAACAGAATCAATTACAAGTTTGCTATTTACATGTTGATCGTATAGGAACGCATCCTTTTTATTTTCGTGTTTTGAGTTTTCCATTTAATGTTTTTTAATCTTGAACATGTACAAAATATCTTGTCTAGGACCAGGTACTATTTTTACTCCACCATAACGTGTAGGTATTAACATTCCAGGGTCAAGTAATGTTTGATACATGCTAAAAGCCGTAAAACAAGTCGATGCGTAACCTCTTTTTATTTTCCCATTGAAATCTCGGTAGATAACGATTCTTGGCAAATTTATATCTTTAGGCATCATCTTTTGAACTGTTGAACGTTTATAAATCCATTTTTGTAATGTTCACGAGGTCTGTCCCACTGCTGTGTATCCATATGCCAGGCTATCTCAAGAAGTGTTTGCTCCCATCCCTTAAACCAGTGCATGTTTTCGTGACCATAACGCTCAATATACAGGTCATTAGCCGTGTATTGATAGATGTAAGGCACTTGTTCATCTGAATCAATTACCACGTTTAATGGGTTTCCAACAGTATAATCTTTGTACTCACCGTCACGGAAAGTTTTAAGCCATTCACGGAGTAGATAATCGTAGACGCTGTGCTGTTTAATGTAACCAAAACGTTTAACTGCGTCTTTGAACAAGAACGCATCATTGGTCCACTTCAGGTCTATCTCTCTTACTTCTTTCTTTTTGTGATTGAAATAAATATCATCCAGCGCACCTTTGAGAGGAAGAAAGTCAACGTTATCGAAACCTGATATTTCAAGATCAGCGTAGATTTGTTGTTGGAATATTACTTCACATCCTTTATTAGGTTTAAAGAATCCCTTAACCAATTTATCAGTGTACAGAATTTCACAAAGCTTCTTTGCCAGGTCCACGTCAGTTTGGGTCACAGCTTGTTTACCTTCGATCTTCTTCAGAAACTCAAAGTAATCACTACCGTTCTTTATAACTTCGTTATAAGCACGAATAGGCTGAGTAGCGAAGTAGTCATTATCCTTTGCAATACTCTTAATAAGGTCCTCATGATCGAGTTTAAGCTCTTTCATAGGAATTTGCTTGCCCGGATTAAGCTCATTCATCTTAGCAGCGTTAGCATTAAGCTCCTTAACCCGGTTATACACCCCGCCAACTACTTTTCTTACGTTCTCAGACGGAAGTGGAATATCGGCGATTATAAAACGTTTTTCAAAATGCTTTGGAGTAAACACCAGACAGTCAAGTAGTGAACCAAATCCTGCAGCTACACCAGCAGAGGGGCGGGGACGTGATTTTAATATCCATGTCTCTTGCCACTTCTTCGGTGACATATCTTCCCAATCCTTGATCGCAGTTTGGGAGATCGCAAATTTCTTGTTGTAGTCGGTGACCACTTGTTTATTTTTGTTCATGAATTATAATTTTTGGAAACGAGTTCCGGGTATTAAATATTTACCTGGAAAGAATCTACCAGTTTCATTTGTAACTAACACTACTGTATGCACCCAGTATTCAACATTTCCTTCTTCTGTTGCTTTTACAACATGTTGAACAGGTGTATTTGTTACAAAAAGCGGTGTAACATCTTTGAAACCGCAATCCAATATATCCAGGTATTTGAATTTTTTATTCAAAGGTAATTGAAATTGTTGTCCATCCGCTCCATACATTACATTGCGATCTGGTTTATGGTCATCCGTTATTATCGTACCAAAATCTTTAAAAAACGATGTCATGTTTTTTAATTTGAGCCATGTACTCAGGTCAATTCCAGTATATTCATTGCCAAACCCGAATGAAGCAAAAGCCTCAAACTCACCGGGTCTTAGCATCTTCTTTCTTGCAGGATAAATTTCACGTAGATCAGGATGAAGTTCTTTTACAATTTCCAGTTCTTGTTCATTCACCATTCCGTAATACTGATTAGTTTCAAGCCAGAAACTATCAAATTCTGGTTCATTGCTGTAAGGGTCAATTCCTACAGCATATGTACTACTACCATCGGGGTGAATAAATCTTATACCTTCAAGTTTTGTTTCACCCGCTTCATATCCAAAACCTTTGTATTTATTTATAGGCATTTTACCTACTTCGTCTAGGTAGTACGTTGATTTTGGATTAATAATTTCAGTTATGAAATCATTTTGATCTGGAAACTTTTGTTTAATTTCTTCAGGTGTCATGTTTTGAATTGAAGTGTGTTGTTCAGGATGACGAGCATTGTACATAGCTACTAACTGTTCCTGGCTTAAATCAGCCTGGCCTATTTCGTCTGGAATGTAAGGACGAAATGTAAGTGGTTTTCCAGTAATAGCGTCATTGTTAGAAATGTCTTTATACCACTCATCGTGTAACAAACGATAGACATGTGCGTTGGGTTGGATGTTTGGATTGAGTCTTTTAAGTTCTTCCCAATTACCACCTATGAAATCGTTTATGAATACACCAATCGCACCAGATCGTGAAACACCAGCAGTGCAGTGAATAATTACTGCTTCTTTGTCCTTATTAGCTTTGATGAAAGCATAAAGCTCTGCAGCCTGTTCTTGTGTCATCGCTTTGACTACTTCTTTACGATTTTCACCAATAATGTCAACTTCTGTATCTTGTTCCAGATCACCGAATATCATGCTGATTATATTCTTTTTGTTACTGGAAAAATAAGACGATTGTTTATCGTCATGGTTGTTTATAGATATAAAGAATATCTTATCCTGCTGCTCCACGTTATCATTGGTTATACCTTTACGTGTCAAATATTCGTTGAATAGCGCACGTCCTAAGACTATTATTTTCATAATTTTACAATGTTTTTAAAGTAATCTTTTCCGAGATGAATCCATATCTCCCTATCATGATTTAAGATCAATGCCTGACCTACACGACAAGGATTATAAGAAAGACTGAAATGTTTTATTTCACCTGTTGATTTATTGTAAGGAACAGTATGTACAACAGGATAGAGCTTGGCCAGTTCCTCAATATGATAAGGTATATGGAAGTCCAGGGATGGTTTTGGGTCTTGTTTTATACCCAACAACTTTTTTAAAAAACTAAGCATCTAAATATTGTTTTAAAGTTTTTGGTATGAAATCGAATTTCCAATCACCCTTCTTCTTACCCTTAGCGATAAGCTTCTTAGTCACTACTTTATATTGGAAATATGGCACGGCGGCTAAAGGTATAAAAGTTTTTTTGAATAACGCAATAGGTTCTATTAAATTAACAAATATTTTTTCCTTATCCCATAAAAACTTCTGATTGAGAACGAATAATCTTTCCATGTTATTCTGATCGAAGGTCGGTTTCACTTCTATAACAACTCCTGGCGTATTCTTGTAGAACAGCATTCCGGGAACAAATAAACATTCAGGTTCTAAAGAGGACACAAATAACAGATGCCCTTTAGCACTGAAATTAACAATGAAATCAGGCGTGTATTCAGATCGGCGAAGGAGCGTTTGTGTTTTATTTTCACGCTTGATCTTGGTTTTTAATTGCGTCAGCTTAATATAATCACGCTTCAAACCCGAAGTCATAGGAAAAGGCATTTCTGTTTTGGACCAGCGTATAACCAATCCTGCATCTTGCAACTCCTGCAGCCACATGGCGACAAACACTTCTTCATCGGAGTCGAATTTAACTCCTTTGTATACCAGCGTTGTTTTATTCTTTATTATTTGCCCCATAGTAATGCTGTTTCTAATTTTTTAGCCCTGTTTGTTATTAATTCATCTTGATACGCATTGGAATAAACAACTCCACCGCATGATAAATGATGAATAGTAGGCGTGTTTATCTTGGCTAGTTCTTCAGGTGTGTAGACATGAGGTGGGCGGTTAGCAATTTCTTCCAACTCAGCAAGACATTTTTCAAGGTCCTGTTCACTCTGGTCCAGCAATTTTAACGTATCCCATCCACCAGTATCAGCCATTCCACCTGTATACCATGACCACCCACGTTTCTGACCCGGTTCTTGTCCGGGGTGGTGTTGAGCTATCTTTTTGACGAGTTCTATTATTTTTTTAGCGTTATTCATGATTTTGCATTTGTAAAATTGAAATAATACCTTTTTCGTGTGCTTTTATAAATTCAAGACATGTTTCTTTTTGAAGTTTACTAGACGCTTCCATATATCTTTTAGCCATATTCTGTCTTGATTCAAGAACATGTATAAGTTGCTGAATTGTACTGTGAATTGGACAAGAGGCAATAACGTACATGTTTTTTTCAATTTTTGCTATATCAATGGCTTCTCCCATATGTTTTTTATTTGTGTCCAGTTAATTGAACGGTTGTTTAAAAAATTACTTATCTCGTTAATGCGAGAGAAAATGTTTTGATGATTCCAGGGACGCTTTTCTTTTAACGCTACCATCGGATGTTCAAGTTTGAAAATGTCGTTAGCTTCAGGATTGATATACTGAGCGAACTTGTGAGCGTGTTGACCAATTAGAACATAAATGATACCACTATTATGTGTACCCATGAACTTGAACAAATGTTTCATAAACGGATGCCATAATTTCAAATGCGCTCCGGGTTTGCCCGGTATAGATGTAATATCGCAGTTTAGTAGTAATACTCCCTGATCTGCCCATCTCCACAAATCCGGTTCACGATGCAGATATAAACCATCTGATACATCTTGCTCCACTGCGTCGAAGATACAATCCAAACATTTTGGCCAGTCAACCATGAAATCAGTGGTCTTTGAACTGAATGCTAATCCATCATTCTCTTTCCCATAAGGATTCGTTGTAAGAAACACAGTAATCATATCACCATATGGGCAAGAACGAAATGCTTTGAAGATGTCGTCAGCGACAGGATACATCTTTTCCAAACTCTTGTTTTGTTTAACAAGCTCAGCACGGATGCTTTTCCATTCGTCAGATTGAAGAAACGGTTTAAGTATTCTGGCCCAATCATAGCCCATTATTTCTGCGTAATCAGCCATTAATCAACTTTTTGAATTTCTTCTTGAACCTGGGCGATAGTTTTCTGTATTCTCATAAACACTTCCTTGTCTTCAGGTTTCAATGACTTTTGCATTTCTGCAATAATTTTATTATTCTCGTATCGCTCTTTTTCCAGTGATTCGTGATATACCAATGCTTGAATAAAGATATTATTGAGAGCCGGGTAATTATCGTGTATTTTTGTTGTTGGATTTTCCACTGCTTCGTTTACCTTGTCATATATGTAGCGAAGCATGTTTGTATAAGCAGGATGGGTTTGATCTGCTAAATACTCGTAATAGTCAACAATGCGCTGTTTTTCATATTTCTTAGCGTAGAAGTACCAGATGAATAATGCTTCTTTGCTGAGGAATACACGGAATTTTTCACTTTCTTCTTTCTCAATATCGGTTGCAGAAATAGGAGCTTTATAAGGTACACTATTTTTATTTAGGTAATTGGCTACACCAGCGTCGATGGCATCCAATGCGTTATTGGCGGTGGCATATGGGCGATCACCGTCCTGGAAGTTAATGAAACATTCGTGTTTACCTTGCTTGTTGAAAACAACTTCAACTCTGTTTGCTTTGCAGAATTCGTATATAGTCATTGTGTAAGTTTGTGGTAAAGATAAAGATATTTTTGAATTTTTCAAATTATTTCATGAATTCTGAAAATCGGTATCACTAAAATACAAAGAAGCTTTTTTCTCACCGATTGCGTATGATATAGCTTTTTTAAGTGCTTCCATTTTTGAATTATGATCGGCAACGGTATAACGAATTTGTTTAACCAGGAAATATTCATACATCACTTGTATGGTTGAGGTTTTGTTATATCCTTTACCAGCCTTGCCACCAGATTGAATCGGTAGCTTAATGGTGTATTCTTTACCTCTGTGATCTTGTAACTTTAGCGGAAGTTTACCAATGAATCTCATATAACCCCCTGTTTTTTTAAAAGTTTTTCAACTGCTTTCAATCCTTTGGCCTTTGCCAGATCAGAAAAGTCTTTGATGCCTTCCTTGATTCTCATTTCAACCGGAACGTAGATTGGAATATAATTTTTTTTGCGCATTCCTACCATTCCTCTCATCCCAGGATAATCATTATCCCATCCGCAGAATTGGTTTGTATAATTGAACTTCATTATCCGGTCAGCTTGTGGGCTTATAGCATGAACTGATTCGTTTTGTGAAGCAATTGTATCCAAGAACTTTTGTATAATCAATCGGTCCTTTTGCGCTTTGGCCACAAACACATTTTCTGTCTTAAACTTTAATTGGTCCAGACCGAACGGAACATCATTAGGAATGTTGGATACCCATTTTAAATCTTCAGCACCGGGTGAATAAACCTTCACCTTTAATTCATCGCCAATACGCACGCACAGGGCGTAACGCAAATTGTTATCTCTATTAGGTATAAACTTCTCAGCAATGTAGAGCTTTTTAATAGGATAGATGTCATTGGCCTTTAACTCGGCCACTGTAATACCATATTCTTTCCAGAAGGCGAAGTTTTCCGAATTCCATTTATCAGCATGGAAATGGATGGCTGTTTCCATTTTCATCTTCTTTTCGAAGTCGGCCATGTCAACCATGATTTTCTTCGCTGCAGCGGATTGCTGGTTAGTTAGTAGACCGAAATCAGTGGCAATTCTCTTAATCGCTTCACTGAAAGATAATCTATATAATCGCTGGACGAACGCAAAGGCATCAAATTTCTCGCCATTTCGTCCCAGGTCGTTATATATCAGCTTTCCGCTCTTTGAAACGTAGAAGCCAGCAGAAGGGTTAGAATCCTTTCGAAACTTGCAGGGATAAATATCTCCTATCTTAAAAGGCCCATGATAATACCCGAAGATCATACTGTCACTTATTTTAGACAGTATGAAATCCTTATTTAGTTTGTGTGTAGCTTTAACTTGTTTAAAATCGAACATACAGGTATTTTAATACAAAACCCCCACCACAGGTGGCGAGGGTTATAGATAGAAAGAAAGAAAGATTACCAGTTGAAATCATCACCGCCTTCTTCTTCAACAGGCTCGGTTTTTTTAGCATTCTTTGCAGGTGCTTTACCATTGCTTTTTTCAGGAGCAGAGGTTTTCTTAGCACTTTTTGCAGGAAGCGTATCTTTTTCATCATCATCTCCACCAAAATCGTCATCATCGGTGCTGTTCAACAATCCACCTTTCTTACCTGACGCTTCAGTTGTGCGGGTTGATAGCTTAACGAATTGCTTCCATTCTTCAGAACCTTGTTCAAATGCTCCCAGGTCAACTTGTTCTTCGATAACGAAATCAGTAAGAGGAATACGACCGTAGGTCACTTTACCATTGATCTCACCACCGACAACAATTGTCTTAGCACCAGCTTTCTTGCTCACCAATGCTTTTTTGAAATACTCAGCAACAGATTCTACTGATTTAAAATCAGCATCCAACTCTGTGCCAAGCCATGCTTCGTGCAAATACTGCAAGCGAGAAAGTGGATTAAATTTAGATTTTGGGTCTTTAGTCTTCAATGTGAACTTTTCAGTGATTGAAAGACCATCCTGGGTACTAAACGTAACCGCCATGTAGGGGATACCTGAATCAAATTCACCAGATTCAACTTCGGAAACTCTTGTGCGGTAATATCCGGGTTTCAGATAACTACCTGCTTTGGCGGCTTCCACGCCTTTAAAATTAAAACTCATAGACTTTGTTTGTTTTTATTAATTAATAAAGATTTTATGAAGATTGTTTGTAATATTCAACCATACGTTTTGCTACAGTTAGCAGATCATTTGGTATTTTTTGATCGGCAAACATCCCTTTAGGCGTTTTTACCGTTGAATTAGCACGGCGTGTCCAGAAGAAATGATTTACTTCGCCATCTTCTTCAGCTTCTTTATCACAAAGAAGTACGGTAGTGAATAAACCTTCGTAAGTAACTTTCTCTTTCACGAATTTACCCATTGTCTTAGCCTGGATGACAGTATCACCGGATACGTTATCACCAGCTTCGATATGCTGAAGAACGAAGATCACGAGGTCTTTGCGCAATCCTTTAAGGAATTCAACAAGCTCAACCATGTTTACAGCGATGTCGTTGAATTTATCAAATGATTTTTCGCTAATGCGATTGATAAACGTGAACAACGAAAGATATTGATTGTCATCAAGAACGATGATCTTTATCTCAGGACGGTTATCGCTTATGTGTTGAAGAACTTTAGCGATAGAACTTGTTTTCTTTGAAGAAAATACGTTACCAGTGTTTTTTTCAATGTTGAATTTCTTGTAATTCAATTCAGCACCGGGGAAAGGCAGGTCCTTACCAACCGGGTTAACAATAAATGTGTTTTTTGGTGGAAGGGTTTCTGCAGCAGTTGTTTTACCGCTACCTGATTCTCCCAATATTAATGCGACTTTAGCCATGTTGTTTTATTGAATGCAAATGTAATGGAAATATTTTAATGTTTCCTAATTTTAATTGTTAGAGTTTTGTTAACTCCTTTATAAACCTTTCGGGTAAATAGATATTTGGAATATCCAATGCTTCTTCAAATAAAGGTGCAATATCTTTTGGTTCATAACCAGCAAGTCCACAACCGATCTCGGTTACCAAAAAATCAAGCATATCATTATCTATCGCAAATCTTATAAATTCATAAACGAATGGTTTTATTTCAGCAATACTCATGGTTTTTATCGACGCATTCTTTGTCGGTATTCCATAAGTTCTACCTTGAAGCCCTACACCTTTTCCCCACTTAGCTCCCCATTTCAATGCTTGCTTGGCTGCTCCACGTCCATGTTTTCCTGAAAGATTCGACCCGAAAACAAATACCTCATCGTGAGATACTGTTGTAATATTACTAGGCGATGTTCTCATTTTTAAATTTTATTAAATTCATCTTCGTGCAACGCAATATAAACACCATCTTCGCACACTAAGAAATAATCAAAAACCTCGAATACTTCTTTATCCTTTTTTTCTAACTCTATTTTGTATTCGTTTATGAATTGCTTTAATATAGGGTCACCATCCTGGGCAGTCTTTAATTCAGATATAATATTATCGTTTACCTCAGCTTGAAGTATAACCAGTACCTTACCTTTTTTCTTACGTCCCATATTAAAACAGTAATCGTATTTTAGGATTATCTAATCTTGATTCGAAATCATAAAGATCATCGGCATTTTCACTATGAATATACCTATTTGTTCTACGATCAAAACGCATTGCGAATTCTTGTGGAATACCGACCAGTTTTTGCTTTTTAATCTTCTGAGATGTAAACAGAACTTCTTCATCCTTCTTATCAGAAGCGTATAAAGGACGCTGTATTGACAAGATATTATCCGTACCATCAGCCCATGTACCACCACCTTTAATGTTGTACATAGTTGGTTTAGGGTATAAACCGTTTTCCTGAATCCTGGGTGTTAGCTGGTGCATAACCAAATGTAACGATACATTATACTGACGTGTGAAATCAGTGGCCAACGTTGTTACATAAGCTGCGTATTTATCGTCAGCGTTTAAGTATTTTGATGGTCTTGCTACTTTAATAATAGGGTCAACCACACAAACTTTAACGCCTTTTTCTTCAATCAATGGGATAAATGATTTCAAGACTTTCACCAAACTGTTGCGAGGTGGGCGAATGTAATTGAAGAAGAAGAAATCTTTTATCTTCTCATACGTCTCCATATACATTTTATGACCTATGAAGTGTGGACTATCTTTATCTGTTGATCGTCCTGCAGCAGTGTGAATAATGTCATCGAAAAACTCCTTTGCAGGATAATCTTCAGGAGCATAGAAAGCGAACTTCCACTCGTCACCGATATGTCTTTGCTCCAATGCCTTTACAAGGGAAAGATAACGTATGAACTGAGATTTACCTTCATTGGAATATCCGGTCCATATATTAAATTCCCCCATGCGCCAGGTCCAGGCATTATCTAATCCGGGTATGAATGTAGATGTACCTTTTTCCTTGCCATGCTCAAGATCGAACTGCATGTCTTCGATACAGTCATCCATTGTAAGAATTTCTGTACCTTCATCACGAAGTACTTCTACCTGTTCCTCATAAGAGAGTTTTTCTTCTTGCATTATAAGAGATCAAAAGGGTTTTTATCAAAATAATCTTCAATGCCGTTTTTCAATCTGTTCTGCAGAATGAAAATTATATCTTCGATATGCTTCTGTTGTCCTTCAGGATAATTGTTATCAAAAGCATAATCCAGTTTGAACTTTAAGATTTGTTCGGCGGTAAGTAACTTTAAACCATTGACAAACTCCCAAGCAACTTGGAAATTTTCATCGGTAGGTGTCATTACATCAACCTGAATCCCTTCTATTGAATAGGATTGACGAATAGTTCCAGAGACTACTCTGGATTGACTAATGTGTTCAATCGAATCTTTCATTCCATCAATTTTGATAAATCCGCATCCATCTGGAAGGAAAATATCAATATCTTTTGGTTCACGTCTTGTTTTAATGAACCGAAGTTGCATAGCCAGGCTTCCGCTTAACATTGCGTCAGGGTTAGCTATCAAAATCTTTTTGGCAATTTGTTGTAATTTTTCCATTAGAAAAGTAACTTTATAGTATAAAATAATTGTAACATGTGCAATACTTGATCGAAACCTACTACTACAAAACCATTGTGATAATCATTTTTAGCAAAAAATGGTTTTGATATTCGACTTGTTATATAATCAGTTATAAAATGTAAAACAAATGTAATCCCTGCGAATATTAAACATTTCCATCCAAGACTCATAGTTGCTAATAACCATATTAGTGAATAAACACCAACGTGATAAAACAAAAACTTGTTGGATGAACTTTTATTGATAGCTTGTTCATGAGTTTGTAATCCAAAATCAGCAAGGAAATGAATTAAAATCATAAAGATAAAAAACTTATCGCTCATCAAAATAGTTCTTTAGTATTAATAACTGTTGGTTTCTTTTTCAGTTCTTTGTTTTGTTTATCAGCCACCTTCTCTTTGCGATCACGGAAGTTGTCGTTGAACTTCGCATCGTTATCACGCCATGTAACAAGACGACCAGCGATGTTGAATGTTCCTTTCTTATTCTTTATAATCTCCCAACGCATTTTCTTTCCACCATCAGACACCTCGGACCAGTATTTAAAGAAAGCTTTACACATTTCAGAACCATGACCTTTTTCCTTGCCAACTTCTATTACACGTTTTTTAAATGCTTCAATGCGATCAACCAATTTCGTGCTTTCGTTAACTACTTCATTTACTATTTCTTCCGGTTTGATGTGGGCAGATGCTTCGGCGAATGCCTGTTTTACAATTCCTTCAGAATCAGTCAGGTTATCAACCTGACCGCAGATTTTAGCATAAAGATATAATATGTTTTCGAAATCAACAAATCTGTTTGAGTTAATATCGAATTTTTTACAACTCAATTCACACATCATTTTCAACACACCACCAGTGAGGGTAACAGATTCCTGGACCAAGATCACTTTAGCACTCATCCATATCCCGTTTATTTCTTTGGAAAAACCAAGCCAGGATTCGTTTCCGGCTTCGGATACCAAAGTATAACCGTAGCCTTTCATTAATTTTATTGCAGCTTCTTTTGTCATCTTAATTATATTTTGGATTTCCTTGTTTGATGAAGGTAACAGGTGGTACACCTCTTAAACTTCTTTCCAAGTTTGTATATTCTATCACTGCGTCTAGGCATTCGGCTGCAGGTTTATGTAATTCTTTTTCAAGTTCTTTCATCCTATTGAATTTTTTCAAGTCTTCTTCATTCTTGATATAGTCAACATAATCCTCACCGTTGCTTATAAAGTCACTCATAATTAATGTATTTTAATAATGAAATTTTGCAAAGTTTGTTTACGCTTTGCAAGTTCTTCGATACGGCTGTCTATTTCGGCGATAGCGTGTTTAACATTACCCAGGTCGGATAAGTTTTCAGCCAACTTGTAACCATCGGTACACGACATTGAAATAATTGGATATGTTTTCGAGATATGAGAAAGAATATCCCGTATCTGACGATCATGCTTGGGCCATTCCCATTCTAGTTCCTTAGCGATTTCCGCTTTGGTTACAAAACCTTTTGTTGCCAGGAATGCGTGTACAACTTTGCAACGCAATTCAAACATTGCTGTTTTTGGTTTCTTGTGCATGATTTAATTTTTAAATTCGTCATAAGTAGCTTCTCCGTTTTTAACAGTTACTACTACTTTAACACCGCTTCCTCTTATACCTTCTTCTACGGTTAATTCATAATATTTTGCATTATAAGAAAGTTGTATAATGCTACCGCCTAATACACCGTTGTATAAACCATCAGGTAGTACAGCAGGTTGTGGTATTTTTTCTGTGATTTTTAAAATTTTCATATTTTATATTTTTAACAGGTTCTTTCTGGTGATTTTCCTACAACTTTAAACCAATCATCGGACACATGTCGCCAAATATAATCAAAACCGCCTTTACAACCTACAACCTGATCGTTAAACTTATGTTTATTTCGGCAACTTTTAACATAATTGAACTTTTCAAGTTCTCCTTGTGCCAAATTTGTTTCATCTTCCCATACTAAAACCGGAATAAGTTTTGCAATTATGCGAACATATAACGGTGGTTTTGATTCTTTTGATAACAGGTCATCAACTGTAAATAATGGTTGCATGATTATATTTTAAGATCAATGAATTCAATTTCACCGAGGTTGCTGGTACATTTACGTACCCATTCACCTACTATACTTTCCTTATAGAACACTTTACCGTGCTTATCAACTTTGCGAATCCAGGGTATCATGAAAATTATCTTCGCTATTTCAGATTGTGGGAGACGTTTCATACGGCCACCACGCTGCTCGAATTCCGTAGTACTACCATCCACTGCTTCAAAAATTGCGGTATTAGCATTTTTAAGATTTATACCTCTTTTGATTTTGCTTACTACAGCTATGGCCGAGATCAGCATTTTCTGGAATAGAGAAAGAATATTATCCTCCTCGTTCTTTCCGTGATAACTGTATTTACATACACGATCAGCTTGGTCCGTGCGTTGACAGAAGATCACCAGACGAGTTTTCTTATCTTTCTCCCACAACCAGCGCATAAGCTTCCGGCAGTGTTTGTAAGAACTATTCAGATTAAAAAGGAACTCACGTCTCTTACCAGTAAAATACCTCGCCGCATCTTCATTATCTTCATTTAATTTAATACCAATCAACCTGGTCAAACGGTCGTATTCACCAGATTCTTCTTCGGTCATCGGATAATTGTAAGCGTAGTAATGAGTCTTATTAATGATACCACGATTCTCAGCTTCAACTGTATCAAGCTTGAACGAGATCGGAACAATTTCCTTTAACAATTTACGCTTTGCTGGTGAGAGTGTACCAGTCACCAGTATCTTAAAACGAAACTTGTTCTTGAAAAACACGTTTGAATAAACCGGGGTCATTGCAAAGTCAGCCTCATCCGCTAACAGCAAATCATACTTCTCACCTGTCCATTTACAAGCTGTTTGATAACACTCAAGACGTGTCATCCTTTTTATCCTCGCACTCCCCCATTTTTCAATTTGTTCCGGGAAGCCTTCCTCATTAGAATCACGCAAACGCTTATTATCGCAAACATAAAGAATACTTTTTATTTTATACTTATCAATTATTTCTTCAGCCAGATCAATCATCACCTTGCCCTTACCAAAACCCACAGATGCGATCAATGCACAATTGTATTCAGCCGCTCTTGCTGAAGTCATCGCTTCGTCTTGCGCTATCTCCCTTGCTATTTGTGCGTTGTTCATTACTTCTTTATTGGTCCTACTAAAACTGCAAGTTTACTATATCGGAGTCCGACAGATTCATTTTTCAAAAGTGTTTTCCAGTTCTTTATCACAGTTATGTTAGTCACCTTTGAACAATGTGGAAATTGTGACCATGTAAGATCAACTTCGACACCGTTTATAATATTCCAAAAATGTCGTACTGGTTTCTTTGAACCTTTAACAATGACATCCCCACGAACAATATCACCTTTAAACCAATCCTGAACAACCAACGCTGTAACTAAACATTGTCCGAAAGCAGGAATACTACCGTCATAATTTCTATAATATGAAGTTTCAGCAGACCATGCTTTTTCAAGTTTTTGGCGAAGATATGTTATTGTTTTCATGTTGGAAATTCAAGTTTCATGTTTTGCATGTTCGGGTCGATCTGTTTGATTATATCACGAATTCGTTCCAGGTAGAAACGATAATCAACCCTGTACGCTTCAAAATCTTTTTCCTCATACTGATTAAAGTAAGTCATGTTCCAGCCTTTTTGAATTTCAGTTGGTTTCTGACCGTATTTTTTAGCACCTTGTTTATACTTCTTCTTCAAGCTACAATTGCTGTGAGAGACATAATACCGAACAACTTGTTGATGTAGAGTATCTGTAACTAGCTGACCATCTTTGATGGTGTATTGTTGCAGGTTGAAATCACGCTTCACTTTCACACCAAGACAAAAGTCATAAATGTCTTTGCATTCTTTCACATATTTTTCAATAGGAACGTTGTTGATAAAGTATTGTTCCAACGCTTTTGGAACGACGAGGGCTGAGGGGTTTCTGTGATAATCAAGCTCCTTATCTTCCGGGTTCATTGAATATGCGAAAGCCGCACCTTTACGTTTTACTTTACCTTTCTCGTTAACCGCAATATAGTTGTTAACGTCTTTGATGACCATCTTGGTATAAAACTGTTCTTCCAATTCCAGCTTCGTTAGTTTCATCCACTCATCCATTGCCTCTTTCACTTTCAACTTGTGCTTCGGATGGTAACCTACTGACACACCATCGGTGTTCAATTGGTAGAATTTACAATCCGGTACACGCTTTTTAATGTATTCGGCAAGCATGAGAATAAGCAACTGACCATTTATCGTGATACTAAACGTGTATTTAGGGTCATGGAAATAGTTGTTCGGTTCTTTACTCAACCCGTATGCTGCATTAAGAATGACCTTAAAGATGTAGTTGATCGGACTTTCCTTTGGAATCTCAGTACGTTTAATGTACAATTCTTCATACACGTCACAGAAATCTTCTGACAGGTGTTCAGGGAACAAACGATTTTGAATACCCAGGTTGGGATAATATGATTTCACATCAATGTCATGGATGTACCATTCAGGGTTAGAAGTGTACACACCTGGATTAACGCAACCGTGAATACCGCCAAGACCTACTACTACTTCAGGGATGTTGTGATAACGGAATGTTTTATTAACTTCCGTAAGGTCCATATTGTTCTGAGTGAAGTTGTACGGATTAAAGGTTAACTTCTTGTAGAACTCATGCGCTCCCTTGAGAATCGGGTCTTCAAACTTTATGTACTTAAAAAGGATTTGCTTTGTAAAGATTGTTTGACGATAAGTTCTACGTTCTTTTAGATCACGATAAGGAATACCCATTTTCTCGCTAAGGAATTGACCAAATATCTCACGAGCTAACCGAGGCTCGGATGCGTTCATCAAATCCAGTCCGTATTCATGACTCAGCTTTAAACGCAGATCGGTCTCAAACATTACACGTTTGAAAAATTCGTATGTAGCATCGGTATCGTTCAGGTTATAACGCTTGATCGTACCGAACATTGTTTGAGTAATGTGCGTATCGTGCGATATAGGCATTGATTGAATGTTTGGAAATCTCATTGTGAATTCCAACCACTTCAGCGATACACGCTTGTTCTTACTGTCGTAGTGACGCTGCTTCATCAGGTCAAGCTGAGGTATGGTCATTTTCCATGCAGGGAGAAGGTTGTTCCATTTTTCCTCATCGGGCATGTTTATGATTTCCTGGGACAGTTCGTAAATCTTGGCTGCAATAATTTTAGGATTAAGATTCTTGAACATCTTACGATTTATAATAAGATATTCAATTATCTGTCCGTCAAATCCAATATTGTTATAACCTACCATCCAGTAGCCTTCACGTTTGAACTTACGTAACCACCCGATAATTAAATCGAAGTCGTTACGCTTTTCATGAACGACAAAGAACTTCTCTTTACCGCTTGCGAAATCTTTGAACGCAATGGTAAAGCAGTTGCTTAACGTTTCTATGTCATATATAACGTATTTTTCCTTCATTATTCTTTAGGTTCAATGTACCAACCAGTGTCAGCCCGGTTGAATTTATATTTATCACTTCTTATCATTTTCCACATAACTTTTTCTTCATCTAATTCGTATGCTTCACACACTGAATCGAAATCACGATCATGAAGTTTATGTCCATCTGAGATGGCGATAAGACTATCAACTACGTCTTTAGACTTATCAATACGATTATCGTAAAACATTAAACTCATAGTTTTATTTTTAGTGAAAATGACCACATGGACCTTTTATTTGAATAACTTTTCTCTCAAGAGGTATTGGTTCTAATTTGCCCTTCTCTCTATTGTACCTAGAGTTAAACCATTTATCTGTTTGTACTGGTATCATTTCTTTTTCATCAGTATAAAAATCAGGTACACTCCAAATACATTTTTGAATTTCTGTTTCATCAAACTTCATCCCTCTTGTAACCCAAGTAGCATCAGGTGATATTTCTCCTATTATTTTCATAATTCCGCCTGTATTATGAAGAATACAAGCTTTTCCATCTAATTTTGCATATATTTTAGTTCCATTTACTCCTACAACATCTGCAAATATAGAATTATCATTTACATCACAGACCTTATCACCTACCTGTATATCTCTACTACAAAGAAAAAGTTTAACAACCCTGTATCCCTCTCTTTGGTAAGCTATCTCATTGGTGGATTTTGGCATTTTATCAATACTAACGGGGGAAAATATACCTTCTTTCCAAATAAGTTGATTACTCCCCCTCTTTATATCTCCTTCCACAGGTAGATATTCAGAAAAATATATTTTGTTACTCATTATTATTTTATTAAAGGAAATTTTGACATTGGTAAACCAAGTATATTTTCCAGGATATTTATCTGCGCTCCAATTGAACATTGTATCAATGCGAGTGGAGCATTTGCAAACACTGTAGCCGTTGGATAATACATACGCTCATCTTTTTTCAACTCATCAAGCTTTTCCTTAGCCTTAATTACTAAAGATAAAGCATCATTGAGATTTTCTTTCATTATCCAGTTCTCGTGCTTCATTTGTTTTTGAATTTACGCATTAAGAAATTCTCAAGTTGGAAAAAGACCATCGTCCATTGCTCCGCATCAAGTTCCGTTGTGGATAAAGGCCCTTCGAACAATTCTTCGAACAATTCTTCCTTCACCAGATCGTGCAAGTCTTCTTTAGTCCACCCGGTTGAGTTGGACCATTCACCCAACGTTACGTAATAACGGTTCTGGTTATCACGGGTTGATTTTTCATTCATGCTCATTACGGCAACAAGGTATACACCATCGGGCATAGAACCTATAATATTCTTCGATTCACGATTGAAGAACTTCAATTTTCCTTTTTCAATTTTAGCTCCGTGATATTGAATCATTATTCAGGTATTTCTATATAACCGATTTGATTAAACACATCGTCGATGATATTCCATAGAACCTTTTGGTCAAACTGATAACGATGGAAATCATTATCAGGTTTCTTATCTTTTGGACAAAGGACAATAACTTCAATACTTTCATCAACGCTGGTCTTCTGCATTAATGTCGCTGTCAATCCTTCACCCCTGGACTCATGAAATTTACCAGCAGGAAATTCATATTCGCTACCAGCGCACATTTGAAATGTTTGAGGATTGGTGAGAGTAAAATAAAAAGGTGATGCTAACACCAATCCTGTATCTTCACTCTCTCTTGGAACGGTTTTATACATTTGCCAATCACCGTTGTCAGCAATAACCAAACCTTCAAATTGGGTATGGATTAGTTTACCACACAATATTTTGCTTTTAAGACCGAATTTATGATTGTGGATTCCAGTATAAACCTTTTGTGTTTCTAGTCTTTCTCTCGGCCACACATGAAGTCGTAAATTTGTTTCCGGTATATCAACTTGTATGAAACCGTTTCCGTGAACACGAACTTCGACACCATAAGAATATAGCTTGTTAAATGTTATTATTTTCATTTTCCAGATAATTTTTCAACGATGTATTTTGCGAATTCATCTTGCAGGAACGCAGCCTTCTCAGGTTGCAGGTTCAATGTACCAGTGAGATGTCCCCATCCACGAATAATAAGGATAACATTACCGTCAACATTGATAGTTTGTTGCTCCCGGTCGTAGGTAACTTCGCCTTCAATAGCACCTTTTTTTTCACCGTTGATAAGCGCAACAATATCGAGTTTGTTCTCATCAGAGATCAATCTCATTTTAGGGTATTCATCTCTGAACATTTCAAACATGAAATCAAAAGCCATGTTATTTTCAGCAGTAAATACTTTTGTTTGACCTACTCCCCAAAGTTTCAAGGGTAATTCATATGCTTCTTGCCAGTTCATACTCTGTTTTTTGTTGGTGTTCTTATACCGATAAGATCAATCTTCTCAGGTACAAAAAGGTTTTTATCAGTCAGTTTCTTCTTGCATCCTTTGACGCAATCTTGTTTCGTTGTTTTCAATTCGTTGTCCCAAGCATAATGCTTTTGTTCGGTTAAGCATGTCGGGCATTTATAATTGGTAAGTTGACACTTTGACATAAATATAAAGAAGACCAGCGTTTTAGTTGTTTACGAATGTTTACCTGCTGGTCTTCACCCAGGTTTACACTCATTCCGATACTTATTATGGCTACATTGTTATCGCCGATCTCTCGGAACTTGAGACCACCTACTGTGTATCGTTTCAAGCAGGATTTTAAAAAGTTAAACAAAGCCGATAATACCGCTCGGCAAACACGGGTTGCTGCTATCTTAATCCCATATTTTCGATTCTGTCATCACGAACTTGTGCAGATCAGTGTGCTGGTTCATGTGATGAAGTGGGTGAGCTTCTTTCAACGCAACGGTACAGTGGTTGTAAAGCTGCCACATTGTTCCATCTGCTTTGTAATCGTAAGTAGGATTAGTAAGCTCACGCTTTACGATGCTAAGCTGAGTAGCATTAAGAATGTCTTTTTCAATGAACATGCGACCGAGCATTTCAGCAACCTTGCGAGGGTTAACGTTAATGTTCTTCAGCGTTTCTTTGTCACTCATAAGTTCTTTGAAATGTGATTCAGCATCCCCAACGTAACGCTTTACGGCTTCAGCATATTCATCAAGTACAGTCCCCGTATGCTTACGTTTGAACGTACCAATATCTCCACGCATCATACCGTTTGTGCAGATGAAAACGTTTCCACCAATCGCCCATTTAAGCGACAGGGCCTTGTTTAAACTGTTCTGCCAGGCAAGTTCCATGCCCATCTCATCGTCACCAAATCCTTTGATCTTGTAGAAACCCATCCCGATCAGTCCGTCTTTATTCGCCATGTATCTTTCTGAATGCAATTCCATTCCCGCTTTATCAAGCTGTTCGAGAGTGAAATTTATTACATCCTTATGCGACACGGGGGAGTAAGACTTCGTAGCACGGGGAGTTTTAGCCGTGAGAAGCAGAGCTTTTGCGCTTTCGGAACTTCTTTTTACTAAAAGGTCTTCCGACATCATAATTGACATAAAATATAATTTTTGTTTTGAAAATACAAATGTAGGAGAAGTTTTGAATTTCCAAAACTTTTTTGTGGGAAATATTTTGCGTTTTAACAATTTATTTTAACGGATTCATAATTAAACCTTCAGAAAGGTAAGAACCGTCTTGGATTAACCTGAAT